TCGATCGTATCGCCATCAACAACATTTATCACTTTCGCAGTAAAATTATAAACAGATTCAATTTCCACGCTCATCAATTTTCTCCTTATTCGCAGCACCTTTCTTCGCCATTTTCTTAGCTCGACGCTCAAGGCGCTTAATAACTTCGTCGCTATCCAACCAAATATCGCGATTGTTGAGTATATCGTTAATTTCTTTCTCTGTCAAGAAATCTTTGTAGATGCTCTTCAACATTTTCTCGCTCCACTTTCTCTCGAAAACGATATTGTCATACATCTCTCCACCCTTGCCCATGCTCATTCCACTATAGTTGTGGAACATAAAGCAAGAATGTTCGCTGATTTGATAAGAATCGGCAGCAAGAAACACCATAGTTGCGGCGCTCATGCAATTCCCTTCTACACTAGCAACAACAGTCGCAGGCGTCTCGGTCATAACGCGCATGAATTGAATTGCAGTCGAGGCATCGCCGCCTGAACTATTGATGTGAATCATCACAATATCATTTTCACTTGCATTTCGAATGGCATGAAACCACTTAGTATAGTTTTCTGGCGATTTGATTTCGCCGCTCAGGTAAAATGTATGCTGACGATTCAGTGGGATATTGATGAAAAAATTTTCAGATGTCTGAATTTCAATAATCTCATTTTCTGTCATAATTCATCCTATTCTGTCTCTATTATGGCAGGGGACCAAGGACTCGAACCTCGTCAAACGATTTTGGAGATCGCTATGCTGCCATTACATCAGTCCCCCTTGAATTTTTGGAGCGGATAGCGGGAATCGAACCCGCGTCATTAGCGTGGAAGGCTAAGGTTCTACCATTGAACTACATCCGCATATTATAACAAATTTTGGCGGAGGCGGTGAGATTCGAACTCACGAGAGGCTTTCGCCTCTGACGGGGTTCAAGCCCGTTGCCTTAAACCACTCGGCCACACCTCCTGGTAATCAGTGGTGGGTTATTCTGTTACGAGGAAACCCACCGAAACCCTAGGCGGTTATTTAGGCCGCCAATGCGTAAACTCCATCGTTTGCGTTTACTTTGGTTTAGTTTTAACGACTTTTCTGTCGAGCTGCCCAAGCTTCATACTCGATGCGACGTCGAACCCTTTGCAGCCCCTTCAAAAGAACACTACCTAAGCATTTATTCTTTTGGTGGAGCTGGGCGGAGTCGAACCGCCGTCCATCGCACTTTCTTCAGCCGAGTTTACAGCCATTTCACATATTTAGCAAACCAAATTACCGAACATCATCGAAATCATATTCGCCGAATTGAATCCGCGAAGAAGCGGAACTCGAATCACTTCACCTCTCTCGAAACTCTCGGTAGCTAGAATGCGTCCGATTTTCTTATCGTACTGATCTTTCTTGCTGCAAATAGCAGTCGAAAGCTCAATGAAAGAATTCTTTTTCTGACGACGATATACTACAGTGATGCCGCCGCTGCCGTAGATATCACGCACATGCTTGATTCTCAGTCCCTTTTCCTTAAAAAATTCGTCTGCTTTAGCGAGCCGCGCTTCGAAGTTATCAAGACCTGCGTTTTTCTTCATCTTTCACCTCACTAGTTTCTTCAGCTTCACTTTCAGGGTTCTCGGCTTTGTTTTTATTGCCGAAAATCCTTTCATATCCAACAGCATACGCTTCATTGCTATAACGGCTCTTTATCAAATCGCCAGTGATATCATTTTTCGCTGTCATACACTCCTCGTCAAATTGGCGGAGAGCCTGGGAATCGAACCCAGCGACCCATTTTCATGGATCACGGATTAGCAATCCGCTGCATTACCGCCCTGCCCGCTCTCCTTCAAATTTTACATTGTAAAATGGTGCCCTGGGAGGGACTCGAACCCCCACGCTTTTCAGCAGCGGCTTCTAAGGCCGCAATGTCTACCATTCCATCACCAGGGCATGCTGGCGGCTCCAAGGGGTAACGATCCCCTTCTTCATGCGTGACAGGCATGCGTGCGTCCATGAACACTTTGGAGCCTCATTGTCTTTGTATTATATATCACTTCGAGCAAGATGTCAACCGATTTTTTGGTGCATCCTCACGGTATCGAGCCGCGGACCCTCTCCTTGTAAGGGAGATGCTCTACCACTGAGCTAAGGATGCAATTTGGTGGAGCTAGTCGGATTCGAACCGACGACTACGCCGTGCAAGAGCGCAATGTTCCCAGTTACACCATAGCCCCATTTTTACCACTTGCCTAGCGGGCAAGTTGAATTGTTGAATTTCACTTTCATTGTCATGAAACAACCGCATTGTTTACAAGTGCCCGCAGCCCTATCGAGATGAGACTTCTCCAGATATTCGCATTCGCGACAAATTGATAGACGTCGCTCTTGCTTGTCTGCGTCCGCCATGCTCAAGTTACCCGTCACGGCATCTTTTGCGGCATCTAGTAGGGTATATCCCATTTCTCTCCTCTCAGAAAATGGACGTTCTTATTCCACCATGTCAAGCAATTTATCCATGATGTTAGATTTGACATTATCGGAATTTCCGTAATACGAATCCCAGAACTGATGTGAAGGATCTCGTTTGCCTGAACCGTGTGTGAACATCTCGGTGACCGCATTCAGAGCGCCCCATGCAGTGCCATACGTCATTTCAGAGCCAGTGCCATTCCTATACAGATTCATCAAATCGTTGACTCGTTTGACTGCACCCCAACCCTGCTCGTCAGGAGCCAATTTAGGATTGAAGAACTCGTCTTGGTACAACTCGCGAACCTTCTTGTCTGTCATTTCGACGTTAGACAGCTTGCGAAGATTTTCCATGAATTTATTCCAGGACGCATCGATTAGACCGAGATCGATCTTAACTGAGGCTGGATCCCAAGTCTTCTTATGAGTTTTGCGAACCATGTTCTTTGAACCTTCGGCCATTGCGATGGTAAGAGTATTGTTGCAAACCACTCGAGTTGAAACAAATTTAGCAGTCGTTGCGAGAGTCCCATCTACCGCAGTAGTTAGCAGAAGATGACCCTTGACATTGTCTCCTGTCACTACATTTTCGGACTTACCAGTTTCAGCCAAAGCCCAAAAACGAGTTCCACCGAAAAGAGATCCCGCAGTCGAGAGTTTCATCCCATGAAGCGAAACCAAATCACGGAAGAACTCAAGAACTTCTCCAGGCTGAACAATTTTGAAATCGCTTCCAACGATGGAAAGCGGAGCCTTGGTATCAGAACGAATCAGAGCTTTCTTATTCGGGAAAACATCGGAAACAATTTTCCCGTCTTTGAAAGACTGGAACAGGACTGACGATTCGTGAACTTCCCAATCCAAACCAGCCTGCACCTTCCACGTTTCAATCGAAGCATTTTCATCTAGTTGTTGTCCTAGACCGTGCCAGATAGCATCGCGCGAGCCAGTAAAGGCCATCTCAGCTTTGCCATCTGCGCGAATAGTAATTTCATGTGCCATGATAATCTCCGTTGCTGTTGTGTTCAAAAATTATACCAGGAAAAATTCTTCATGTCAACCAATAACCCTACATCGAGAAGGGGTTCACTCGTCATCTTCATCGCTTTCATCGTTGGGGTTGTTTCCAGTATAGACCACAACGTCACCGAAGATGTGTGTTGCTCCATTTTCAGCATCAAAATTGAAAGTCACGTCGAAATCTTCATGAAATTCAACAATAACGCCCAAATTTGAGATGGAATCAGAGCTCTTGCTGCAGTATTTTGCAACGACGCTGAGTGACACAATGCCAATCAATCCCGAGTCAACAGGCAATTCTTTGCCTGCGTTGCACTGATACGACCCGTCGCCGTAGACGGTGGAATGTGCCCAAAATTTATCATCGCCGACAGATGCTTCGCACGATTCTTCAAAGTACCCGCTGCTCTCGATGAAATCGATCCACTTGTCGTGGTCTGAGATCACGTAGCAGGGGTCACCCACATAGTACTTGCCAGCAGGGAGCGTGAACTTCTTCATGATAATCTCCAATCAGGTTAGACATGGGCAAATTATAGAACCGAACTTGCCGCATGTCAACCTTCTTTGGAGAAAATTTCACCACGAGATGATAATGACGAGGCCGTCACCGCCGCGGCCGCCTGTAGCTGTCGCGGCACCTGTAAACCCACCACCTCCGCCGCCGCCGCCTGAGCCCGTGCCGCCATTGCCGCCATTGCCGCCAGATGCTGTAGAAGCTCCTGACGAACCAAGCCCTCCGCTCCCTCCGCCTGTTCCTCCCCACCCATAAAGCAAACCATCTAAGAAGGTGACGCCGTTTGATCCATTTCCGCCAGGAGAGTTATTTGCGGCGCCGCCAACTCCACCTGGATTGCCAACAAAAAACGTCGGTTGCGAAAGGGGAGTGATTGCGCCACCTGCGCTTCCTGCAGTTGAAGCAGCAGGAAGACCACCACCGCCTGTTCCGCCAGTAACAACTAGACCTGTTGTGGGGTATGAGAGAGAAGTTCCAGCGCCTGTAGAACCTCCAGCAGTTCCAGCTTGGCCAGCGAAGAAAGCATAAACACCCATTCCAGCTATAGGACAACTAGCTATTGTAGCAGCAGACGCAGCTGATCCTGCTGCACCAGCTGTTGAGCCCGAGCCTGCGCCGCCTACGCCTCCGCCGTTAGCATATAAAACATAATTTTGTGCGTTAGAAGTGTGTGGCTGAGTTGAAACATATGACGGCGACCCTGCCGCGCCAAGACCACCCTGACCAACGCTCACGAATAAAGTGTCAGGCAAGAAACATGCAGGGATCATCAATGTGGATTGACCACCAGACCCACCGCCGCCACCACCTGCTGCGGTTGAAGCGGCTCCAACCACACCAGCGCCGCCGCCACCGCCGCCGCCAATGCAAATTATGTAACACATCGACACCCCGCGACGCTTTTGCCATGTGGTCCATGCAGGTGAACTAGCGCCAGCGCCTCTGAAAATCTGAACATCGGCGGCTTGCTGTTCAGCTAAGTGCAACACGTCCAACATTAGTACTTACCTCCAATAGCAGAAACCGACCAACCAGCAGCAACAGCTGTCCCGAGACCAACCAAGATAGAATATGATGGTGGTAGAGCAAAGTTCATTGGATAGTCAATCTCAATAGTAGCTGCACTCGAAGATGCTGTGGTTGCTGGCAGAGAAAGTTCACCATATAGCCAGTTATTAGCAGTTGACCCGTTTATGGAATCAACTGTACCAACGGGTGCTGTCTGAACGAATGAATTCGTAGTTGATGTGAAGTATGATATTTGACCACCAGAAACGCTTCCCACAAAAATCATATAACTCACTGCACCCGTTACAGCTGTCCAGTTCCAAGTTATAGACCCTGTAGGACCAGTAACCGAAACTGCTGAAGATTCTGAGGACGGAGCAGTCATCGCGCCATACTGATCTACTGCAACAATCTTGGCATAGTAAGAACCAGATTGTAGAGTGCCGCCTGACGTAGATGCGGATCCAGTAGGAGCAGAAGAAACTGCAGATATAGCTGCAGCAAAACGACTTAGTCCGTTATTTAAGAAGATTCTGCACACCGTAGCAACGTTGGTTCCTAACGCTTTGAAGCGCAAGCGCTGAATATATCCGCCATTCATAGCATCAGCAGAAAAAACTACAGCATTGTTAACGTTCTGACCATTGTAATCGTTAGCAGCAGCAGTTAGGACCACGCCGCCTTGAATGTCGCCAGCGCGAGAAAAGATCGGTGAAATGTTGCCAGACATATGTTTTACTCCTTAAGGCATAAGCATGTTGATTTGTGCAGCGTGAAAGAGCCCTAGATTTTTATGAGCTGTTTTATTTGACAGCATTACGAAAAGATTCTCCAAATATGATGGAAGTACAGAATACGCGCTATTAAACGGAGCATCAGTCACATATATGCCGCCGCAGTACTTAGCCATCATTTGTATTTTCTCAGCATCAAAAGGAACATTTAAGATGGAAGCATATCTCTGAGAGTAATCGAAATCAGAATGCCCGTCATAAAAGTCACCTTTCAAGTAGTCTTCAGTCGGCCAAATTTTGTTATCTTCATATATCAAGTAATCATCGCACGATTCATTTATAAACACATCCGCTGGCAAATCTGCTCCAGGGTTACCGAATACTGGATATAGACCAAGATTGTGCGCATATTCTTTTATACTCTTATAGTATGTTAGCATACTAGAGCTATTACTAGTTGACATCTCGTCGAGAAAAATGCCGTACTGACCATTAACAGAGCTGAATGAGTAAAGATTTAGATAAGTGTTAATGTCATTTTGAATGTCTGTAATAGGTCGTGACCCATAACTCGTGTAGACATACGCTAGGACAGTTATACCAGCACCCAACAAACGCTTTATCAAGGCTGTATAATTTCCATCAGTTTCAGTACCTGGGCCACTCGATGGGTTTAATACAACTGTAACGACAACGTCTTGATACTTTCTCTTCAAGTCAAGAATTAGATTGGCGCTTGCGTTTGTATATACATTTGAAGGATATTGGTAGAATGGAATAATAATTCCGCAATTTACTGTAGTTTTGCTGTAAACTGTTCTACCTTGAATCTTTTTGCCAGAAATAGCATTAACGCTTAAGCTGTAGTTTCCGCCAGAACCGCCATCAGTTACAGTGAATTCTGTTGACGGAGTCAGAACTCTTTCGTTGGTTAGCGTTGCATTAGTAGTTAGAGTCAAGTATGTTGCGTCGGGCGGAGCTCCGCCGCCCAGCGTAATGATATTCCCATTAGCGTCTTTGGTATAAATCACCTTGTCGGCCACATTTACCGCCAATTCGCCCATAACAAGATCAGACGATGAAGGCGCCTTACCTGGAACTGATGACTTCTTTGTTACTAAACGTGCCATCTTATACTCCTATAGAGGAAAAATAAAAGGGGACTATAGAGCCCCCTTGAGTGAAGAACTCAATAATATTTATCAGTAAGTTCCGCCGTCGATGACATTCGTCCAGTATGGGTTGCCAGTCGAGTCTTCAGCCAAGAAGCTACCATCAGCTGCGCTCGCAGCAGTAGCGCCGACCGCACCTGTTCCATTGCCGAAAAGAATGCCGCGAGCAGCCAAGCTAGTGACTCCTGTACCGCCTTGTGCAACACCAACAGTCGTAAATCCTGAGCCAAGTGCTCCAGAAGTCAGTGTGCCAACTGTAGTGATTGATGCTTGACCTGCGTAGTTAGCATCAATGTCAACATTATCTGCGCCAACACTAATGCGGCCAGGAGTTCCGCCAACATTGAGAACACCGTTAGCATAGGCCAGACCATCGCCAGAAACAGTGCTCTTGAGCTGTAGAGCATTAGCGGAAATTTCAATTCCGCCATTCGCTGCAACATTAACACTGAACTGATTTCCAGTTAGGCTCAGACCTGCGCCTGCAGTATATGAACCAGAACCAGAGAATTGGACCCAAGTCTGGTCACCGAAACCAGTTGGTTTTGGATTGCTCTGAACCCATCCAGTATTATCGTAAGTATTACCATCAATGACAAACACGCAAGCGCCAGCCAGATCACTGACTGAATTCAAATCAGACGAGCGAGCAAGATTATATGAGGTTCCGTCATCATTATAGACGTAGATACCATTTTCAGACGCAGTAGTCTGATTTATCAAAAGGATTCGAGAACCATTGTACGTTGAGGACAAATTTTTCCCGTCGATTGTCAATGTTCCAGAAGACCCAGTTAGAGCGACATTAACATTGGAAAGAAGGCGAACAGCATCTTTCCATGTCAATCCAGTAGCAACGCTATCAACATACGCTTTAGTTGTGGCATCTTGCGGATCAACTGGATCAGCCAATCCTTTCAGCAAGAACCCGTTAGCTGAAATATGACCAGTTCCAGACGGTTTGAGTGAAATTATACCGTTGCTGTCTGTGCTTGAAATTTCATTGCCGTCAATCTTGATGTTGTCAACAACGAGGCTTGTTAACCCCGCGATGTCTGTTTGCGTCGACCCCAAAGAAACATCAGTTGAACCGATGGTGACTTTGCTGTTGGCGAGTTGCGAATTGCTAACCCCACCAGCTTTGATGTCAACAGCGCCGCTGCTTACGCTGAATGTACTACTACTGAAACTTGCGACACCCTTGCTGGTATTAGTTGCATCAACACCTGAAACGACTACAGCTGCGCCTTCACCAGAACCAGTAACAGAAACGCCAGTTCCTGCTGAAGCAGTTACACTAGCGACGTAATTGCCAGTCGTGTCAGTTCCAAGAGCAATAGAATCAGGGGCAATTGTTGCAGCTAAGGTTACGTCGGCGCTACCATCGAAACTAACACTACCAGACAAATCGCCTGAAAGAGAAATTGTTCTAGGTGTAGCAAGTTTAGTAGCGGTGTCTGCATTGGATGCGGCAGTCGCAGTATCTGCATTGCCTTGAAGATTTCCAATGAAAGTGGTTGCTGTAATAGATGTCAGACCAGACAGAGATGTTGCTGTTCCACCCAAGGCAACAGAAGTTGTTCCGAGCGTAACAGAGGAATTCGCAAGCTGCGAATTCGAAATTCCTGCGGGTTTTATTGAGACTGATCCGCTAGTTACTGCAAACGAGCTGCTCGAAAAACTGGCAACACCTTTTGCAGTATTAGTTGCATCCGAGACTGAGATGCTGATGCTATTATCTGTGACTGACGTCGAAATAGCATCGGTGCCTACTACATTTAGATTCTCGCCAGTATTGAATACATCGCTACCAGAATTGCCTGTAATATTGAATGATGACGACGGCGCCGACTGGAAAGTAACTGACCCTGCGCCGTCTGTAACGAGAATCTGGCCAGCAGTTCCATCAGCATTAGGCAGAGAGTAATTACCGTTAATAGAAACCCGCCCTGAACCATTTGACTTCAGAACGAGATTGCCGTTTGTATCGGTTGCTGAGATAGTATTTCCGTTAATGTCAATATTATCGACGATCAAATGGTCTATCTTACTATTGCCATCAACAACAATGGCGCTATTAGCAGTCAAGACGCCTTTGACATGATTGAGCATGTCAGTGAAATACTTTCCGCCGATGACTACATGATTGGCGGCATTTCCGTTTGTCTCGGTGCCTATACCAATGTAAAGCCTATCACCGCCATTTGATCCATTATCAGGTAATCCCGAATATGCAAGCTCGCCGGCGGCTAGTACTGACGGATTGCCGCTTACTTCACTTCTTTTGATTTTGATTGTTGATGACATATCTTCGACCTCTCTTAAAATTCGCCCGCGTCAACGGACTGTTGATTAAGTAATTTTGTTGCCACAAATTTACTAGCAGAATCTCTATAAACAAGCACAGACCCATCGCTAACATTGCTTAAGTCCGCATTAGAAATACTTGGCGGCACATACAAAAAATATTCCAAATCATTCCAATGAGTAACACCATCGCCTAATTTTATTTTTCGAGTGTCAAATTCTACTCCGATTTCTCCTAGCATCAGAATCGGATTAGTATTTGACCACTCATATGACTGGTGAACAGTTAGCAATGCAGCGCCAGGATCGCCTCTATCCCCCTTCTCGCCTTGCGGCCCTTGGGGTCCAATAGGGCCAATAGGCCCTTGTGGTCCAATAGGTCCAACAGGCCCCTGAGGTCCTGGCATCCCTTGCGGCCCCTGAGGACCTTCAGTAATCCTATCAATTACTACAGGTTCGTTACTCGTTTGAACTAAGTTAGCAACATCTTGTGTTATAACTACAGTAGAGTCTTGGCCCTGTATTACTTGAACTGAATCGGTCATCTTGTAACCTCTGGCGACAAAATAACATCTCCGCCGAATAATCTCGTCACGATTCCGCCAGGAGAAACAAATTCAATATCATAAACCGCATGCTTAAAATCCATCGCTGCAGTAACTGCGTCTGACATTTCAATTGAAAATATGCCATTAATCGCGTCTCGAAATACAATCCCGCCATTCTCGGTAGTTAAATTAATGATGTAAGTAGGCGAGCTAATTTTCTCACGAATTTGCATTCTCGCTTTATACCCAGTGAGATTGACAGGTGCAGACGGATCCCCGCTTTTCCATTGAAACGGTTGAGAGAATGTGCTTCCCTGATAGATTGTGATGTCAAGCGCTGCGGGTTTCATGCTTACTCCTTAAGCATACAGCTTGACTAAACGCACCCAATCATCGCCAGGACCTAGAGCTGCGCGCATATTCAGGCCACGTACCAATTTACGAATGCTAATGTCGCCCTTCCGTGTGCTCTTGCGCATCTGGTCAACGACTTCTTTTCTCGCATCTTCATCGAGCTCCAACCCATCCTCGAGTGGGATTTGATTGACGATTTTTTCCATAAAGTTCAGGACTTCTTCATCAGTCGGGTCGATAGAAATCATAAGAGCGCGTGTTCTCAATGCGCCATCAGGGTCTAGTTTGTCGATGCTGAGGTTTGAAATGAAAATGATTCTTCCAGTGAACTCGAAGTACTTAGGAATCTTGGTGTCGTCCTCGTCATCCATTTCGTCAGGATCGACCAGATTCTTGCTATCCTTATTCCAAACGAGTTTGCGAACTTTCTTGGTATCAGTAGCAGCTTTGAAAATGTTTCGGCTGTCTTGATCGGCGAGAGCACCATCGCTGTCATCGAAGAGGATGATTTCGTCACGATGCTTATACAGCAACTTGTAAATACCAATAGCCGATGCGCTACCTGTATTCTTGAAGTAGCCTTCGCCGTCCTTCAGGCCAAGATCGCCAAGAACAGTTTCGACGGTATGTGTCTTACCTACGCCTCCGCGGCCAGCGATGAATAGAGCATTCGAAGCGCCTTTGACAACTAGCTTAATAAGACCCGCGAGGTCTTTCAGTTGATCTTCATAGGCGACTTTTTCAACGCCCTCTTTATCAATTTCCTCTAGATCTTTCAGTTTAGGGTCAATTGCAATTGTTTCGTCCGAGCCACCTTTCGTGACTCGCATTTTAACACCACCAATTTTGCCAAGAATCTTGTCTTTAGATGCAGCAATTTCATGAACATCACCAGTAAAGATGACATTGCGTCCTTGAACCTCAAAATAATTCGGGAACTCTGCTCGAATGGCATTGATGATTTTATAGCCGCGACTGCCTAGAGTGCTTTCAATTGCGCTCACTCGAACAGGCTGCCCAGCTTTGATATACGTCATAACCTCGTCCCAAATATCATGCAAAACTGATTCAGCAATATATGGGACGTTAATCTCTTCATTCAAATCATCAACAGGGATGGCTTCAAATGTGCCGACTGAAGGATTTTGGAGAACATCAACAACGCTAGGTAAAACTTTTACGATGCTAACATCTCCAGGAAACTCAATATGAAAATCGGGGTCAGGCCCTGTTCCAAACCAAATGTCAACCGAGTGAAGGTTCATGACCCCAATCGCTGAAGTCCAGTTGAAACGAACACTCTTAATCTTGTCATAGAAATAACGAATTCCGAATCCTTTTTCAATGCTGTTGCTGAATTCTTCAACCCCAGGCATCTTAACTACTTTTCCGCCTAGTTTCTTTTCAAGGTATTTTCTAATGAGTTCATTAACTCGCTCAGCATTAGCATTAGAAAAAGCTTCTGTTAACCATTTTTTGAAAGAAAACATCTATTCGCCTCTCGAAAACAAATTTAGAATACTATTCATATTTATATGGCAGTCAAAATGAAACCTTGCTTCGGCAAGGTTTCATAGTCGTTACTTACTTTGTGTTTCTCATTTTTCACCGACTATGGATTCGTATAGAGCTTCAAAATCGAGCATCTCCTGCTTTTCTTTCTGAAAAGTCTGCGAATGATATGCGCGAGCCATTTTTCGAAGAAATCGAGCAGGCAATTTGTATTTTTCAGAAAGAGCTTTAATCTCATCTGTGATGAACTGACGCTTTGCTTCAATCATAGTCATAACGTCGCTTATCTCTTTCATGCTAGATTTGATAGCTTCGCGCTCAGTGGGATTGGAAGGAATCACGATGTTTGTAAATTGGCTCATATAAATCACCTTTCAAATGAAATTGCGAATAACATCCTTCAGCTCAGGAGCAAAAACACTTCGCTTAGTCTGCGGAACATCTGTAAATTTGAGACCGAATCGAGTCACGTCATAAATTCCTCCGTTATCATAGATACGAATAGAATTCGACCCGATTCGAAAACTATTATCATCAATTTTCTTTGCATTGCGATTTTCTTTGCACACGGAATCAATAACCTTGGTCACAAACATGAAAGCCTCCATTCACAAATTGCTTTTGAAAATTTCTTTCATTCGCATAATGTCCAATGCAGTGTCATAAAGAGCATGATGAGGAACATAATCCTTAGGGATACCATCTCGAAGCTCATACCTGCCTCTATCATCTCCTGTCAAAACGTCAATCATCGTTCTGATATCACGAATTTTCCATGTATTAAATGGCAATTTAGCGCCAAACTGATCATGGATATCTTCTATCATGGGAAAATCGAAATAATTCCCTCTGCTCCAACAGTACCCTGTTTTCCATTCATAATCAGTTCCGTTGATATAATCTCGCAATAGCGCAAGCCCCTCCGAGACACTAACATCATTGTCGCTAGGTTGCGTCACCTTACGAGCTTCTTCATTTTGCTGCTTCCACCATTCAACAGTTTCACGATCGACAGTTCTTCCCATCTTTATTTGTTCGAGAGGATTAAATTTGACATAGAATCCATCTAGAACGTATTGGGAATAAGGTGTGTCATCTTCAAATTTGAAAGCGATGCACGCCATGCTAAGAATGACGCTATTTGATTTTTTACCTAGAGTCTCGAGGTCAAAATTAAGATGTGTGATCATAGCGACTCCAAACGTTCACGTATTTTGTACATAGAAGAGGTGTCCGCGGCGTCTCTCTCAAATTTTTTGCTCGATCGCTGTTCAACGTCATGGAAGAAAAGATATACGGTTTCTTCTGTTTGTTCTCTTATTCGCTTCTCGATAGCAGCGTGAGCAGAATCATAATTGTCAAATTCCTCTTCCCAGTTCCCATGAATCAAACTTTTATTGACAGCAAACCATCTTTCTCTATACTCTCCGAAATCTAACAATTTAGTGATTCTGAAATGCTCCTTAGTTAAGTCTTCATTCGGGTAATAGATTTTGTGAGCATCATGCCATAGATTAAGCAGCATTGCCATCTTCAGTCTCATGTGATTTCCTCGGTTAGCGGTTTAACTTGTTCCCAAATATCACGGATTCTAGTCAATTCATCTTCGACGATTTTAGCGTCACATTTCACTTGTTCAACTAGATCATCATACTTGATTCGTTGCCGACCGTCAGGCATCTTGAATGACGAGTAGTACTTAATCAGCCCAACATTTCGCTCAATTCGACGCACACGATCAATCAAAGAAGTACCAACAGAAGTTCCAGAAGAATTTTCAGACATGGTAATGACCTCAAAATACGCAAAAATGGCGTGGGGATCATCTCCTCCACGCCACATATTATACCAGACGTCTACAAAAATGTCAAGCGCTATTTTTGCGTAGAAGGTTCAAGAACTTCTGAAGCTCTTCATCATCGGTCATGAACTGGAAGGTGTAGCGGACACAGTAAGCTTGGCTCTCGTCGCCTTCGTGGTCGATGATAACCATCGGGCCATTTTGAGAAGGTTCGAGACGAACGTGAGGTCCAAATTGCTCAGGCTTGAATTCTTCGAAGTCAACGGCATCTATTTCCGAAATAGGGATCGTTCCATCGACAAAAGTATATGTTGTTGTTTGCAACCCAGGGGTCATAGCTTCACGCAAAAATTCCTTAAATGACAAAATTCTAACCGCGGTATTTTCATTTATCTTGTATTTCTCTTTCAATTTATCCATTTCTTCTTTGCTTATGATTTCGGCTTCGAATGCTTTATAGATCCTCAGCTGCTCATTCGGTCTGAATACACACCATTCAGGCGATATTATATTGTCGCCGCCAACACCAGCGACACTGTAATCTTTCATTTTTCTTCCCAACAAAGCATGCATCTGGAAAATATAGCCTTTTGTTCCAATGCCTCTAGTATACCCAGCGTCCGAAACATATTGGCTAACCTTATCGAGAACAGTTGAGAAATAGATTCCATTCCCTAACATTCGACCGACAACTGACGAATCGCCGCTACTTATGACGGAAAATCCGTATCTGAGAATCATGGAAGCGGCAACTGACCCAGTGCCGTGGAATGCTGGGTCAATCACTTCTGTTTTAGGTTGTTCTTCCAAGAATTTCTCTTGACCTCTTCTTTGCACTGGCAAATCAACAGAGAATTCTCTCAAGAATTTTACCGCAATGTTACCGTGTCGGTATTTGTTAAAAACATCATATTCAACACTCTTTCGCTCCATAGCAGTCAGTGAAGCCTTCGTCTCTTCAACTCTCAAATCTTGAATAACTGCATTGGCCATATTAGTTCTGCTGATAAGAGACTTGAATGTTGGCGCATCATTAACAGATGTTTTAGGTATTTCGACGTTATTATAACGAAGAATTTCAGCTACTCTCTTGCTATCCAACTCCATATATGGTTTAATTGGATTCTTATCGTCGAACATTACTTTCGAAGCATCTTTCAGGAAAACATGATTGCTGAAATACTTGATCAAATCTTTCTTGTAATTTCTGTCGCGTATCAATGCAGCATAAATGGTTTCTACGTCAGATTCACGCCCAACTCCATTCATTTCGAGAAGATAATTACATAAACTTTCATTCATACTATCTCGAATTGCTTTACTGTATTTATTCTTATTCTTAGAAAACTCTTGTCCTATAGCTTGAAAAAAGTTCGAAATAGAACTTGTAGAAAGTTTCTTAGCAAAATCTTTATTATTAGAAATCATTTCTAAAAATTTAGCAACATCTCTCTCTTTTGTTCTACTGTCATCCAAAATTTCTTGTATTTTTTGCACATCCATCTTTCCGAAATACTCATTGAATTTTTCAGGCGAGCTAGTGGAAAGAGCTTTGAATAAGAAAGCTACGTGATTAGGGTCTTCTAATCCTTTTGCAATAGTCTCATTATACGCGTCTGTTAGCTTCTTGCTAAATTCATAACGCTTTATAGTTTCAAGGGATCCTATTTCAAGCCACAATCTCTTGAAATTTCTAATTATTCCGTCTGTAATATACTCATCAGACAAAAATTTCACAGGATATGTTATCTTGAACCCGTCAATAAGTGTTCCATTATAATATGACAAGTCAAGAGTCTTCTCATTAAATTCGATTATCTTATTTCTAAGGATTTCGTTTTTTGACACTATCCAGCGAAGATATTCTTGCATATAAAAATAAGACTTTTTCTCATTAAACAGTTCTTCTATTGAAGCTTGGTCAGACGGAAGAACGTAATCAATATCCTTGTATTTTGAATAGAAAAAATAAGCAAGACTTTTGCTTAACTTAACTTTGCCTCTTTTCACTAAACTAACGTACCATTTACTCAATTCTTTTAACAGTTCAAGGCTAGGGTAACACCTTGGTGTACTGTCAAGGAATTCGGTGAAAGATTTCTGAACAGTGGATAGAATACTACTATTTTCCAAAAGCTTTGTAAATGCATCAAATTCAGATTTTCTCTTAGACGCGTATATGATGAGAATCAAAGAATCAGCAATCTTGTCGTTCTTAACTAATTTTTCAATAACTTTCATTGCATTGCTGTAATATGCATTCCCAGTAGTATTCAATTTACTAGTGTCAGTTAACTCGAATACTTTTGCGATGGAATCAACATTACTGTTAACAGCAAGTTCGTTATAAGCATAATCAATATCTTTTTCTGTTAACTTTGTCACATCAATTTCTTTGAAATTGTTTATCGAGCGAACAATATTAGATGCTGGCGTTGCTACCAACTTAATAGACCAATGATTGAGCCAAATTTTACCAATCTCATTCTGAGTGTCAACAACCCCAGCGCCATTAATCTTTTTGCGAACAAGAAGTTGAAACGCTTTCTGCATTTCAGAAGATGCTTTGTCATAATTGGGTTTCTTAATTAGAAAAAGCGACGATTTGCTATCAATTAAACAATCGCTGCCAAATGCTTTCTCAAACCATTTGGATAGTTTGCCTGAAAATGCGATATTAATAGCGCTGTCTGGCAACGCATCGAGAGCAAGTAAAATTGCACTGGTGCCATTAAACTCTTTGTACAAATTAACATTTTGAATTACGGTAGCTTGAAAAGCTCCGACAGTTTCAGCAAATTTCTTTATTGAATCATAAATGCTCTCAATTTTATTAAACGTTGAATCTGAAAAATCGGTCACTCGAGAAATAACATTCTTCACGAATAGTTCCATTAATTTTGAAACTATATCATCATAATCTCTTGATAAAGATGAATCAAAAAACTTCTTAATCTTAGAAAAATCAATCTTTTCTATATCTTTGATAAATTCGTTGATTTCGCCTAATTCTGCAAAACTGCGGAAATAATTAAGAGTTACAAGATTGATAGATTTTCTAGCCTCTATATTTTTAGTAGCTAAGCTGCTATCAAGCCAATTGAAGAGAGGCCAGCTCATGATACTGACATTAGGCCGCTTGGATTTCTTCGAAGAAATTAACCAATTTTTGAATTTCGAGAAATCAAAATTCTTTTCGTCAACCCCATAAGTCTCAAAGGCATCATCAAATTGTTTTTGATTAGTTGCATTGAAAATGGCTTCCATGAACTCATTAGTCTGCCCCAATTTGACAACAGCTTTCTTGGCAGCAACATCATCCAACGCCTTGCTCTTTGGAGTTGTTTTAACCGAATTGGCGGCAGTTTTCTGAGGCAAAGCATTGTCCGCTGGAATTTTATCAACGCTAGAATTTGACGTGTTGTTGCTCGGCGGCAATGTAATAGGGATACCAGTCGTTTGAGCTGGCGGCTTCAATTTCGAGAAGAAATCATTGTATTGACCCTTCATCACCAACTCTCGAAACTCGCCAGTAATCCCTTTATATTCACGCAACTTAGCTAGTTTATATAGCTCTTTCGCCAAATTAGGCAAATCAAGAACACCGTTATGAAAGGCTTGAACTGCCAGAAAAACCCTTACACTCGGTTTATGCGAAGCATAATGAATTTCATCTAATAGAGCGCGAATTTGATTTTCATCCAAGTCCTTGCCTCTAAGACGCTTTTGTTTTATTAAAGCAAGCAAACGAGTCATTTTATTAACGACCGCAGTGTTAATAAGCCCAGCATCATGCGCCATTTTAACTGAAAGGCTAACATCGTGATTTTTGTCGCCAATTTCGTTGACCATCAACTTGCCTTCAGTTGAATCATATGTTTTCAAAAAACTCCTCGAATCGCTAAGTCTATACAGTCCCAGGAATCCAAAAAAGTTAAACATAAGACTGTCCATTAGACGCTCTTTATCAGATGAAAGAGCGCTCTTACTATTAGCGTCGGTGTAGAGACTATTTTCTTGTAAATGCTTAATAAAGTCTTCAAATCTCATGAATACGCCCCATTAGTTTGAACTGACGCACAATCACGTGCATCTTCCGAACTCATCGACCCAGCTAACGCCAGCGCCTCCTTCGGTTTTTGTTTAACGTCCGACTTGGTTCCCAAACCAGACATTACATATTTATATACCAAAAAAAGGGGTCATGAGACCCCTTCATTGAGGATTATTCTCCTTCTAGCAATTTCGCATACATCGCCAAATCATCGTCATCGGATGCACTTAGTGTAGGTTTACTCGGAAGCTTCGGCGGATCAGCGTCGAATGGGGGATCCTCATCAACATCATCGCTGACTGCGCGCGATTGAGACGAATTATTTAATTGACCAGACGTCGATGCGCCAATAACAGATTCGAATTTCTTCTTGAGCTCTTCATAAGGCTTGAATTGCGATTCAGCAATAAGCGATTTCAGAGACTTTTCAGTCTTCCATAGCGCTTCGAGCGCAGCATCATCACCATCAAAAAGAACCGACTGTGCTTCGAATTCGCTCTTATCGTAATTCCTATAGCCTTCAGAATTCCGAATCTTCAATTTGAAGTTCGCGCCTTCCCAGAAGTCAAACGGGTTAAATGTCGGCTCATCTTCAAATTCAGGTTGAATGGCTCCCATGATTTTTGAGAAAATCTTTTGCCCATAACGGAACAAAAATACCTTTCCTTCGTTCTCGGGATGCTTAGGATCAGAAATCACTAGGATGTTTGAAATGTAACCTAGTAGGCGTTTGCGTTTTCGAACAATATCTTGATTTGACTGGATTCCAGTTTCCCACAGCTCAGTATTAGCCTCACATACTGGACATTTACCGCCTATTGTTGTTGGGCAGTTTTCAATATACCAACGAGTTCCTACTTTGAAGCCATGATTGTATAGCTTAACGTAAGGCATATCTTCACCGTCAGGCGCTGGAAGAAAACGAATAATGGCATATCCGTTTCCAGCTTTGTCGACTTCTGGTTGCCAAAAGCCCTCATTGGAATTGCTCCCGCCGCTCTTTTCGTTTTTCATTTTTTCAGCGAGAGCAGCAAAGCTGTTTTTGCTAGATTTTTTCAAAGATGCAAAGCTCATATAGTTCCTTTCTAAATTTAATGCCCGTGCGCACTTACGCTAGGTTAGGCTACGAGATTTTTGAGAATCGGCTTTACTTGATCTATTCTTTCGATTTCGAGCAAGTGATTGTATTTATGGAGACGCAATCGCTCCTCTTCCCATAACGGGTCAGGTGTCACTTGTTTCGTGAAACCGAAAAATTTATCGAATAAAGCAAGAGTCTCATCGCTTACGCCACCATTCATTTGATGACGAACTTTCATTATAAGAGGTTTCTGATCGTCTGTCAACAAAATTTTCTTGAAAGAAATTTTGTTATCCGTCATGAAGTCTAAAATGTTTTCAGCATCATTTCGAAATGTATAGATCAGCGCACCTCTTTTCATCATTCTACTTCTATGATCGTCCATCAAACTCTCATCGAACATATCTCCGATCCATATTCGCTTGTTTCTCAGGAAACAGCTAATGAAGAACTCTATTCTTTCTTTCCTCTTCGGAAGTATCTTATACAACCTCTCGAAATGATACTTGTCGTTGCGTTTTAAGAATGCCGATTCACTCAATTTGTAATCATAATTTGAATTCCAATAGAAACGCCAATTATTGAAATGAACTTTCAACCCCACGTATTCTTTGAATACCTTGAAGCCATTACCAACCATATAATTTCAAATAGGCAATTTATTAACTCTTTTCGCTGTTAATTGTCTCACTTTTCGGTTCTCAATCGCAACACATTTTAGTTGTTCCAACAAATTTTTGTCAACCATTTTAACGAAATCTAGAGCATCCATATCCTGCTCTTCGCAAAATACTGAAGTAGCTTCAACTATATCAATATCTTGTTCGCGAGATATTTCTCTGATTCGCAAAAACACTTTCTCACTATAACTCATTAAGCCTCCTTCAAGGTATAGAATCTATGACCACCTATTTTTGTAACGAATTTGAGATTCTTGTTGTTAAACCCATATGCGCTAAAGTAAAGAGCATTCTTGAGTTTCTTCAAATTTCTAGGAACAATTCGTCCAATATAGTACGAATTATACATATTTTCAGCTATGCCGCGAATTTCATAGTATGAAGAAAAATCTTTGATTCTCGGGGCTTTGCCTCGTGTCCATGAATACTGTCCTTTCTCATAGACAACTCTGCAAATTGAGTCGGGGAATTTCGAGCTGTTCGCTCTGTTTATAGTGACCATAGCAACAGCCTTCTTGCCTATTTCTGATTCGCCACGAGCTTCATAGTAGATAGCTCTAGCCAAACAATCGATTTCTTTTTCCTTATCGTTTACTTTAGCTGGAAATGCAGGAATTGCAGGAATTGCTGTAAATATCATAATAACGCTTAACAACACTAATAGCTTCTTCAACATAATTTCGAGTCTCCCTTTTGAATACTTGAGGAAACCCTTCATCGGAGCCAATCAACACGACAATTTGTTTGCATTCAATGTCAAGCAATTCATATAACATTAACGCGTAAAGAGTGCATTGCAGAAAATAATCATTGATATTCTCTGCTCGTTTTTCTCGACGACTTGATTTGAAGTCGATCACGCTCACCCTTCCTTCATAGATGCCAATACAATCCGCTCGCCCTGCTATTCGCAAACGATCGGACCATAGAGGTAGCTCCAATGAGAGGGGTGTAACCTTTTTTAGATAGATCAGTAGTGACCTATACAGATTCCAACCACTCGTACCGCGATCTTCTTCCCTTAGTTTGCCTAGGAAATGACGCTCAATTATATCGTGCATGCTAGTTCCTCTAGCAGCAGCATCACGAGTGATCTTATCGGCTACGGCTGCGCCTACTGCTTTTCTCCATTCTTCTAACCAAGACTTATCAGAAACAGCAGACAATACGGTAGTAACTGAAACATACTCTTTGCCGCTAGGAGTTGTGTATATACGGCCAACTCCAGTTTCAATTCTGTCACTAACCATTTTTGCTCGAGTCTCGAATTCTTTTAACCGAGACTCGTACATAGATATATTTATCACATTAGTAAGTATTGAAATCTGACCCTGGATTCGATTTCTTCAATTTCTGCAAGAAATTTCTCCAATCTGATGGCGGTTTAATACGGCCAAGCTGATCAGGAGCCATGAACTCGATATGAGGCGCAATAAGCATTTTCACCGCTCCGATTTTACCACATGACGGGCATGGCTCTTCTTCTGGAACTCGTCTATCATCAATTTTTCTCATAGACGTGAATTGATAGTTGCATGAACTGCACCCATATTCATAAATTGGCATATGTATATCCTATCAGAATCCCCCGCGTTCAAGAATCTTTTTCATTTTGTTCTTGACTAGGTAATTGAATGTGTTATCTCCGTTTGTTTTCGCTGAATGATATGCAGAAGAAATAGAATCAACCACTTCTTTAGGTATCATCCTCAAGTCAATGAGAATTCTATTTCGCCTAAATTTCTCGAGCTCTTCTAAACTAGTACAAAACCCTTCAGGGTTATCAAGCCCGTATTTGCTCCATTCTTCAATGCTTTTCGAACGAATGGGCTTGCTTCTTTTTTCCTCGCATAGAAAAACGTCATCATCGCTGAAAATATTCGGTATGCCATCACCAGGGTCGCCTTTCACAACATGCTCAAAAAGACTGTATGAGATGTGTTTCGCATCCAGGAATTTTCTATGGTACGGAGAATATTGCTTAACCCGAGATGCAATGTTAATCGGGATCTGCAAAAAATCCTTATCAGAGCTCACAATAACAACATCTCGTTGATTTCCGAAGATTGTGCACAGAACCGTTATGACATCGTCGGCTTCTGCGCCCTCAACCTCTACAACTTTATAAGGCAAGTTCTCGGAAAATTCCTTTTTGATCTCGTTGAATGAAATATGAAATGTATCCCAATCAAATTTGCTCTTAGATTGTTCTTTCTTCCGATTTTGTTTGTATAACGGGAATACACTCTTTCTCCAATACTTTCGACCGTCAAGACAAAGGACAACTTCATCTGAATAGCTTGCCAATTTGTCTTTGAGATTGAGTATATTATTGAGGGCTATATGGCGCAGCAAAGGAGTATCAATAGTATCTTTAGTTTGAGAATGGTACTCGATCGCCGCACCAATTACAATTTGTGAAAAATCGAATAAAATCATTTACTTTTTACCATGAAAACGTTCAAATCCAGCATACATATCGTCGTCATCATAGAATTCATCTTCTAACAATTGGCGAGGATCTATGTTTTTGAATTTGTATTCATTTCGATTTCGTTTTTCACGATTTCTGATATAACGAGTGTCGACTTGATCCTCATCATACTCATCGTGACGCTTTGACATTACTGCGTTCTCCTTATTAAGTTGACGTTTTAAGTTAATTGCACCTGTAGCAGGCGCCGTTGAAGCATACAATATTGGCATGGCAAGCATGGCCAGTAACGTAGTAGCCATCGGGCATTACTGGCTGCTCAACATATACCGTTGACGGCTGAATTTGCACACTCTCAACGTAAACGGGCTGGGGTTGAACGTAAACAGGTTGTGCTGTTACAACAGGAGTAACAACATTGACAGACACAGGATATGAGCTCGAAAAACTGATCGCTCCGTGTCGACCCCACACGCCGACACTAAGCTGCTGCGCGTTCGCTTGGCTCAGCGGATAAGAGGCGAGTAATAGCGCGATGGTCAACCCCGATGCTTTTAGCGTCTTTTGGAACAAATTTTTCATCTTTCATCCTTTCAACTGCAATGATGTAATCTCTGACTAGGTCAGACCGCACGATGTCTTCAACTTCCATACTAACCATTGTAAAGTACTTCGGCAATTTTGTCAAGACTTTTTTCATGGTGCCGAACCCGCTCTCCTGCCACCCAAGGTCGCACTGGCGGATGTCGCCGCAGAACATAACACGCGTGTTCTCCCCCACGCGGGTTATGATGGTGTTCAGTTCCTCGAAGCTCATGTTCTGGAACTCGTCGACGAGCAAAAATGTGTCATCGTAAGTCATGCCTCGATGGAAACTCGAGCTTTCAAAAACAATTGTATGCCTTTTCTTCATTATATCATATGCGTCACCTCTACCTACAATCGAATTGAAAATCGCCTCATAAGGCTTTTCATATACAGCCATCTTTTCGGCTTCAGTGCCAGGAAGAAATCCGATGTCTCGACTAGAAACTGAACTTCTTATGATTCGAATTTGTTTTATTTCTTTTGATTCAAGAGATTCTAATGCAAAAGAGCAAGCAATATAAGTCTTTCCAGTTCCTGGGTATCCGTATAATACTAGATTCTTGCCATTTCTAAATTCATCGTATGCTATTCTTTGATTTTCTGTTAGAGGTTTGAAATGCCTAATTTTTGAGATATTATCATTCGATTGATTGGGGTTTTGGGGTCTTGTCTTATTTTGTTTTCTTGTCATTGAATAGCTTCCGTTTGAATGAGAAACAATCCCTTCTAATCGTCATTATTTTCTAACAATCTCATAATTAATCCAGCCTTGCTTGCAAGAAATATCATCTCGACCAGCTTTATCGCCTTTTATGATAATATTAGTATCACCAGCTTTAACGCAGCTAAATTTTAGCTCGCCTTTCATGAAGGATTTTTTGTCTAAGTTAAATTGGTAATAGCTCTTTGCGCTAACTATATTAATAATATCATCTTTGCTATCCTCCGTCAATGCTTCTGATAGTTTCTTGTTGAAGAAACTGCTTAAACTATACGGCATCTTGTCAAGACGAGGGTCACTCTCTTTTTTCATAATATCCATGACTTTTCCACACACCGCCAATTGATCAGGTGATGTTTTTCCCGACTTTATTACGTCAATGATCTTTTCAGGGTCTTTTATTTTCATCCCTAACAGATAGTTAACACCCCACTCGTAAACAATTTTCTTAGCATTTTTTTCTGGATTTATAGACCCCTTCTTGCAAATCGTTGCAAGCTCTTTCAGTGTATTGTCTTTAAGAGAATTTATTCGTTTGACTGCGCCTGGAACGACGTTAGCAAATAGACTGGCTGCAGCGCCTTTATCAAATTTACTCGATATTGCATACGTATTTCCGTCTGACATATCAACAATTGAATCGACGCCACTGAAACTAGGATCATCAGGCAGATAAAAGTACTTAGCCTTTCCTGTGCTGAAAGGAACGCTGCCAGATATATGCTGCTTCTGAGCGCCTTTCAAAAGAACCCAACCACTTAGCAATTCGCCGACATATACACCTAACTTATTCAGCAATGTCGGAGGCTCTATAGCTCCCCATGTGAAAGTACCGTTTTCAAAGAAATCTGAAAATGTCTCAGCTATACTATCGCCTAATAGACTGTCTTTCTTGCAACCTTCAATAATACTCTTTTCAATATCTGACGCATTGCTGAATACATAGCATTCGACCATTTCGCCATGATAATCAATTTTCGTTTTCTTTGCGCCAACTATGAAAGTTCGCGCATCCATCTGGCTTACTGTCTTGCCATTAATAACTTCTTTCGCAATAATTGTGATGTCGCCAACAACAACACCACCCTTACTGGATTTCGCAGTGCTCTTTAGACGATTGGCTTGCACATATTCACCGCCAACCAAAGGAGCGATTATTTCACGAAGAATTTCTTTACGATCTTCGCCTTTTGATGTTTCAACGATAATTACTTTATTGCTCTTTTTGCTGACTGAGCTTTCGTAATTCGCAAGCTTCTTTATTTTATCTTGTATGTCTTTTACAGTATCCGACACATCATCCTCTGCGCAATCTGCTTAGTTCTAGTTTGGCTGCTAGACCATTGAATGTTCTTTCTCGAACATATGTATTTATGTCTTGTATGCCCCAGCCTCCTTTGATTGCGTCATTGATATCCTTGAATTTGAATTTTTTGTCATAAAGAACGACGCTAAACCCTTCATCAATTCTTCTTGTCAATTGATTCATCACATCTGGGTTGCTTAGGTAATCATTGTCATAACACAAGCATATATCGCGCAAAAACAAAGAACCTCTAGCCTCAATTTGCTGTTCCTTGATATAAGTTAGAGTGCCACTATGCGCTGCCCCTGCAATTGCAACACCATTAATGATGAACATGGCATCAATCGGACCCTCCAGAACATAGATGGGTCGAGACCAGTTGACGCGAAACTCACCCCACAATTTAGGCGCGCTTTTATCAATCTCAAAAGTCACAAATCTCAATCTATTAGGAATATCAGATTCGATGCTTCTGCATTGAATGAAGCCACAGTTGCCATCTCGCTTGAAAAATGGTATAACGAGAGTAGCGGAATCAGGGAATTTCTTATCTTTGTAACGTTCAATATGTCTAGAAATGTCATTCAAACTTCTAGCAGCGTACAAATAATCGAACAGAATAGGCGGAATTTGTCGACTTTTAGCATATTCTAAAACAGGCAAAAGATCATCAGGAACATTGCTCAATTTATAACATTCTTTCAAAAGATCTTTTGTTTTCGCGGCAAATTCTTTATGCCGCTGCGTCGATAATTCGCAAGAAATTTCCCTTTTCTTCGAAGGCTTACCGAATTTCTCTAATTTGTATTGTGTGAATAGCCCTTGATCAATTTCTTGCAAGAATCCAGACAACCCGACGCTCTTGCCACAATTATGACATTTGAAAACAACTGTATTTTCTAGAGGAAAGAAATATCCTCTAGCCTTATTCTTATTCTTCTTGCTATCACCGCAGAATGGACATCTGAAGTTATAAATACCATTACCAACATCCTTGAACAATTCAAGACGAGGACTGGCCAGCATCATATACTTGTAATCTACATGATCCATGATTGGTTATAAGTAGTTCGTTCATCAAACTAATTATAGAGGAAAGCGGAAATTATGTCAAGCAGACACCACAGAAAACCAACCCCCGACGCAATCGCAACAATATACGGATGGGCTAACCCCAAAACAGGCGAATTGTTGGTATCAAAAAGAGGCTTGCCAAATCCAGTCGAAGGCTATATTCCGAACAGGCCATACAAACCTGCATTAGAAGTTAAGCGAGATGAAGTAACTCCGACTCCTGCTGAACCAACTCCACCTATTGCAGAAAATAAAGAAGAAGAGGCGCCTCAAGATAATGAGCTGCCAACCCCTAACACACCCGAAGACCTCGACAAGTTGCTAGGAGCTGATGCAGAACAGAAAGGTCCAGGACGTCCAACAGGTGTCAAAGACTCTGTAAAGAGAGCGAGCAGAAAATCAAAATCGGCCAATGACCTTGAAGAATAATAGATGTCAGAAAAATATGATATCAGAGAAAGAATCGTTGAAATAGCAAAAGAAGGCTATGAAAAAAACGGATTCTTAAATGAATTAGAATTCAAGAAGGATATCTATAATCTTTTCACAATCAGAAAAATGATATCAAGATTCTTAAAGTCTGGTATAATAAATGAAAAGTTGGTTTTGAATAACATAGTAATTTCGGTAAATACATTTGGCGTTGAAAAGGTGAATCACATGCTAAGAATAATGCTTACAGACGAAGAATTTTCAGTAGCAAAAAGCATGTTAATTTTTATAGGATGTTATTGTCTTTGGGATGAAGAAATTGAATCAAATCGAATCATCGATGACATTCTAAATGACACCGCCATTAGATTCAATCTGGAGCACAAAAATGTTTGACTTAAAAACAAGCATCATAGCAATTATATGCGCCGCTACACTAAGTAGCTTAGCTTCTATGCACTATACTGCCAAGTACAAAGACGGCATATATGAGAGAAAAATTCAAGAGATTGAAAAAGTTGCAAATGAAGCTATTCAAAAAGAAAAAGATCGCTCGTTAGAAACTGAACACGAGTTGATTGCAACAAGAGATAAATTGGAGGTAAAAAATGCTGAAGACGAGAAAAAAGTTAAAGATTTGCTTGCTAAGTACAATTCTGCTATCGACTCTGGCATCAGGCTGCGCGACCCAGGCGCCCGTCCAAGCTGTCAAAACACCTTGTCCGCAAATCCCGCCTCTGCCGCCGACTCTTCAAACGGATCAGGAGCCGAACTTTCAGAAGAAGCTAGCAGATTTCTTTTCTCTGAAGCTGCCAGAGCAGACTCAGTAGTAAACGAACTAAACCTATGCAAAGCATGGGTAAACGAAGTCAAAGAAACACTAGACAAATTCAATCAAAATCAAGTTAAACCGTAACTCATCATTCCGTCTGTTATTCGACGAATGCTGCTATCTTGATTTCTAGTAACCATCGGAGCAGATGCGGTATTGGTAGTTCCGCTTTGAGCAGCAGAGCATGAAGCTGGTGGCTGCGCAGCAGTCCCAACAACAATAGGCTGAGCAGCTTGTTTCTCAGCCTTTTCAGTTTCCATAGTTTGAGCTGCAACAACATCGCCTACGCTTGCTTGTGCAGCAGATGACAATTTATCCGAACTCGATGGCGCTCCTGCCGAAGCAATTTGAGTAGATGAAACATTTGCGAGGTCGGGGTCATTAGCTAACTTCAAAAGAGCTTGTTTTTCTTGATTTTCCCTTTTAAGAGTGCCAACCCGAATGTTAGGCGCTGAAGATCTGAAAAGGCTTTCATTGTTCTTAATTTTATAATCTTGGATTGCGCTCACAATATCAGCATCAGACATTTTACTAGCATCTTTGCCAGCAAGAGCATTCTTAATTAGATCTGTATTTCCGCCGAATTGCACAGAAGTTGACCAGATAGCATCTTGTACTGCAGCGCCTCGGTTTCTTAAATCAATTCCAGATTTAAGAAGTTTTTGTTGCTGAGGATCAAAATGTGTCTGCTTAATAAAATCATGCTGCGCTTGGCCAAAATTAGGGTCTTTTTCCGCCAATTCTTTCCATTTAGCGTCAAATTCATTGCTTTTAAGAGCCAATCCTTTGAACTGATCTGCATAAGGGCCACTAGTAACAAATTGTTTCAGAGCATCGCCAGTCATTTGGTAAGAGCCGTAAGACTTACCCCCTCGATCGCCTTCCCCTGAAGAAATAGTGCCAGCTCCTTTCCCGCTGGTCTCAAATTGCTTGGATGTAGATCCGAGAACCCATCCTTTAACGCTTTCATACGCGTTTGAAACAGCTTGACCAACGCTGCTATTCTTAACGGCATTATATGCATTCGAAGCAAATTGACCAGCTTTGCTATTACTAACAGCTTCTATAGCATCTGTAGTTCTATTCTTAACGGCATTATATGCATTCGAAGAAAATTGACCAGCTTTGCTATTTTTAATCCAGTCAAACGCTCCGCTAATCCAATCACCTAATTTATGTAACCAATCAGGACTGCTTATAGTTTCAAGCGGCTTAATTGTTTTATTTGTCGCTTCAGTATTATCGTCAATAGATTTTTTTAGATCCTGATTTGTTTTTTCTATTTGTCTATTTTTCTGCTGATCTTCTAAACGCTTAGACCCGTCAGTTCCAGTTTCGAGTTGTGCAACTTGTTTATTTTCAACACCAGAGCTATCTTTTAGATTCTGATTATTTTCATAGAGAATTTCTGATCTTCTAAATTTCTGTTGAGCGTCTGGGATCTGATTATCACTATTACTTTTGGCTTCTTTTTTAACTCTAACAAATTTCTTGCTGTTCTCTTTTTCAAGTTTGTCATTTAAGTCATTCAGACCAGATGTGCCAGTAATCGCGCCGCCAGTTATCTTATCAATTCCAGAAAATATAGTATCAAAAAAGCTGTCTCTAACATTACCTATTTTGGTTCCGTCAAGTTTCTTATTAATAAATGATCCAATATCATATGCTGTCGAACCTGTTTTATAAAGAGCAAGAGCACTTAAAATAAAAGGAAGCGTTTCACCCGCCGCTGCTGCACCTGCTTCACCCGCCACTGCTGTACCTGCGCGACCAAGCATTTTGTTGCCCACGCGACCAAGCATTTTGTTGCCCACGCGACTAAACAAGCCGCGCCCTGGCTTCGATCCACTATTTTGCGTTGCAGAATTAGCTATGTCATCAGCTCCAGATTTTAGCCCCTCTTCTGAAGACTTTACAGAATTGGCTGCATTCTTAGCAATCGCCTCGTGATGCTCTTTACCTGCTGCTTTAAGGGCAGCATCTTTGAAATTTTTAATCAACCCATATGTCTTTTTAGCAATTTTTACTGACTCTGCAATTTCATGATTAATTAAACCAAAATGCCCCAATTTTTCAACAATTTCTGAGGCAAACGAAAACCCTGCTCCGAGCTTGCCGTGAAGCTTACCACGCTTCCCACCTTCCTTTTCATCTAGCTCAGGATGATGCTCGCCTTGTTTCTTCAGATGTTCATTACGTGACTCAGAAGTCTCATTTTTAGTCTTATTAGTTTCATCTTGAATCTTCACGATCTCGATATGAGGCTTAGATTGATCGTCTTGAACCTTTACAATCTCATAACGAGGCTTATCTTGAGACTCATCTTTGCCTTTTTCTTCAGAAGAATTATCGCAGCAGAAAGATCCTCGCTTGAAGAAATAATTCTTCAGTTGAGAAATATCTTCACTTATTCGACTGAGAAAACTAACTTCAGCGTCGGACTGGCCTAAAGCTAACGAAGGAGATTGAGCTAAGCCCGACGCGCCTGAATTGCCAGAAACAGCATCAGATTGTGTCTGTGCCGAAGACCCAGAATCAGACCCAGAATTTTTAGAAGGGTTGACAGATTTATTGACTTGATTGCTTTTCTGTTTCTCAAATTTCTGTTTGTCGCTTTCAGCTCTCTGCGCGCGAATTTCCAAATAGCGATCTATTCGTGAAACTCGTTTACTATCCCATTTGGAGAACATATTATCCAGAATGGGAATATTACCGCCACCCGCAGCTTTCCATAACGCCCCAGGAGCATTTCTTCTCATTTGTAAAGAAAGCTCTTTCAGCTTATTAGATTTGGAAATTTTGTTTCCAAAAGTTTTAGCTCCTCCGTATAAACGAGGAGCCTTGCTTTCTAATGCTGCAGCGCCTTTCGAAATTGGCATTTTCGCCAAATCTTTGGCGGCGCCAATAGCAGGCGAATCGTTCAAGCGTCTCCCGACAGCTTTTGCAGCTCTTAGAAATAGCGGTTGCATTTATTGACCTTGCTGTAAATTCTTCTTCTTGCGTTCGAGATGATCTAGAAGCAACATAATGTAAATTTCTCGTTCATAAGGAACCATATCCTCAATCTCTGACAAGCTGAAGTGATGCTCATTCATCAAAAGAAAATTGCTTTTCATGAGATCCAACAGCTCGCCATTACCAACCATTACGCGAAAAAATCTTCCAACCCCTTCAATTCTATTCTATCTTCTGAACCACATTTAGGACAGCGAATATTCAAATCGAGTGACACATAAGGCAATCTCTCAAAGAAATCATTAATTTGCTCGATAGCTGCGCCTGGAACACCTTCAATGAATTCCGACAAATCTTGTTGAGTAAAATCCTTGCCAGGAACAAAAATTTTATCTTTTTCGAAAACGCATTCAGTGCAACTATATATGAGAACTTCAGTGACATTAAAAAGTCCATCAACATTTTCGATTTCACTCAGCTCTCTGAACTTCGAAAACGTAGGCGATCTCAATTTAATACCGATATCAGAGTCAATCATAACAACTCGTTTTTCATCATAACCATCTGGAATATTAACTTTGACTTTATTCAAATCCAAATTGAGGCGAATCTTCGTCCCACATGGCTCCATAAATGAAGCATTTCCATCCTCTGATACTTTCCTGACCTCATTCATACACTTGTACTCAACAGGAACCATTTCTCCAATGCTTCTAGCACGAAGCATTAAAAAGATGTAGTCAACATCATACATTGCCAAATTTTCTACATCCAATTTCCCGAAGGTGCAAGCGTCAATAATCTGGTAGATAGTATTGATAAAATTTGCAGTATCTTTTAGCTCAAGTGCTTGTAGAAGGAGCTTATGCTCCTTCACCAGAAAAGGTCGGTATTTAATAACCTTTTTCGTACTAGGAACAGTCAATTCAAATGTTGGATATTTAACCGCAGGAAGAGCCATAAAATCTAATCCTCAATCAATTTACAATAAGAAAACCAAGCCAATCAATCATCGTTTATGCGCTTTCTCTTGTCTTTTTTCTCATCATCTTCTTCGTCGTCATCCTCATCATCATCATCATCATCATCATCATCATCATCATCATCTTCTTCTTCTAGTTCTTTGTCATCATCTTCTTCGTCATCGTCCTCATCATCTTTGTCTTTTTCTTTGTCTTCATCTTCTTTCAGCTCATCATCATCATCATCATCATCATCTTCTTCGTCGTCATCCTCATCATCTTTACGTCTTGCGACTTTACCGTTACCGATCGGCGAATCTTTTTTCGCAACTTGGTCGCTCTTATTCACATTTTCTTCATCATCTTTTTCGGCTTCTTCTTCTTCAGCGAGCCATTCTTCAAATGACTTGATTCCGATATTGATTTTTTCTCCGATTAGCTTTTTCATGGTGTCAAATTCTCCCCATAGTTCCTTAGGCATGTTTCTCTTAAACTCGTCAATGTTATTCGAACGAATAGCATTGCGAACGGTGGTTGCGCTTGTTACACGCTCAGTTTCTTTGAACTCCACATGATATTTATATTCATTCGGCAATTTGGAGTTCGCATCATCAATCTGCTTCTTATATCCAGAAATTCGGTCAGCTCCAGCATAAACCGCATCTGGCTCCTCGCCCTTCTCTCTGAGTTGGTTTATGATAGAAGGAAGATAACCAGTTGAAGCAACCATGATTTCTGCATGAGGTTCAATCTTTTTAATAAGTTTAATTTGATAATCAACACTAAATGGATTTTTCGTCTTATCCTCACTTGACTTGGCGCCTTTGACCAAGACAATGACAGGATTTCTCATACTATCAATAATTTTCTTATGGCCCAAATGAATGGGTTGCATCCGTCCCATGAAGATTTGAACTTTCTTTTTTCCAGGCTTAGGATATTCCGTTTTCTCGTCTGTCATGATTTCCTCTTACTAGCTTTGAATTCGTCGGTCGTTATTTTGAACGGCTTATCATTTACGTGTATAACAATGCCTTCAATATTTTGACCTAACTTGAATTTATCTTCAATGCCTGGATGTGCAAGCAAATAAGAAGCTAAATCATTTTTTGCTTTTTGAATGATATCTAAAATATTTTGCTTTGCATCTCTATCAATAGCTTTTCTACTTTTTAGTATTTCAAGAGCGCCATCTTCAATAGTAGCAACGGTGTTTATTATACCAGAAATATCAATTGACCCCATCTTCAGATTAGGATCAATGATTTTAATTTTCTCGTTGCTTTTCTTGTATAAATCATCGAGAATTTTTTTCTTATCAGGGTGTTCTAAACCAGTACTAGCCTGAAGAACAGTATAGGGCATGATACTCATTAAACTACCCAATTTAGTCTTGTCATACTTGACGGTGACGAAGGTAATGCCATCCTCTTCTTCTTTTGCCATTGGATTGTAAAAGATTTCGCAAACAACCTTCGTATCATTAGGCACCGCTTTCATGAAATCAGCAGTTTTGAAAAGTTCGAGCATATCGTCATAATGCTTAGCCCTAAGCACAATTTCATCCGAGGCACCTTTAGCTATGGCATGTGCGCTAAAAGCTCCGCTGTCAAAAATTGGACCAGTTCTGCTACCCTCAAAGAATATCTTTCCGCTTGAATCACGCCCAAAGCGAGCTCCTAGGCCATCTATCTTCATAACCGTTTTATAGTTAGATAGAACTCCGCCTGCAGCTTTTACACTTTTGATCCACGAAACAAATTCTTCAGGCTTCATGTCCTGAAGATGAGTGATACCTTGACGAGTAGTGGTAGCAACACTCTCTGCAATGAATTCTTTGAAACTAATTATCATTCGTATGTTTTGTAGTAAGTTTCAATCATTTTGAGGTAAGTATCGATAGACCCACCAAGAGAATTCAAAAGATAATTTGCCATGGCCATTTTCTCATTATAGTCTCGCTCTTTATCTCCTCTATACAATCCTTGAGCGCCTGGACCCCACAATTTATGCATGAACCCATCGACGACCATTTTTTGTTCTTCTTTGCTGAAATATTTCTCAATCAATCCAATAAGACCAATGAAACTGCTCATTTTTTCAATGTCTTTTTCATTAGGGTCTTCGCCGAAATAAGTCTTGAAAATATAATTCAAGTCCGTGTTGCCTTGACTTTCAGATGTGCTAAGCTCACGATAAGCAGGCAACCCATTAACTGTCACATGATTGCCTTTAGAATCGAGAACTGGCTCGAGACGCTGACGAAGCCCATTCGTAACCGAAAACGTCATCTGAGAGCTCTTCGTAATCTTATCTTTGCTTCTCTGTGTCCTGGCTTTTATAACCAAATCATGTAAACTGCGAGCATTTATTGCTTGCATAAGATACTTGTGAGCCACACCCTTCAAACCTTGTTTAAGGTCTTTCCAAGAGCTCGAATGACTGAATTGTGACCAAGGAGTCGGCTTACCATCAGCGCTATATTCAACTAACTCCAAGTCAATCTGAACATTCATATCAAATTTATCCAAACGCCATAATGTTATACGCTGACCATGACTAGTTTTGAACCCAATAAGAGTTAATGGCCCAAATCTCTTACCTTTGCTTGAATTCAAGAAATTGACAATAAGAGTGTCGAGCGTTCCATCAACTTGAGTGTCAATATCCCCGACAGAAGGCTTAACTTTTACAAATTCATCGTCTTTAATATTCTTCAGATCAAAGAAATGAAACGCACTGCCACTCAGAAATTGATTTGATTTGAAAATTTCGTCGCTCCAAAGAGGCAACCCATTCTGCTTTTCAAATGCGCGATTTATCGCTTTCAGACCATCAGTCAAAGTTTTGACAATTTCTGTTCTGTTTATTTTGCTTAAATCAATTCTATCCGCTCCTTGGTCGTCAATAACTACATTACCGCCCTCAAAAAGCAGAAACTGCTTAAATTTCAGCATATCTTTTCTTTTTTGTTATGAATATGATTATTTATGAGCTTCATCCGTTCAATCTCTTGAACTTGTCTTTAAGACTGCCTACATTAGCAACAGAAACTTGTTGGCTCACAACAATATCATCTTGCTCACTCTGATTCACGTCATATAGCGTTTGTTTATCTAAATCAATGCCAACAACGAATCTCAATTTGTTCGTCTTATTCCCGTAACGATTCTTAAGTTGCTTGAAAAGAACCTGTCCTAATCCGTCGAGTTCTTCTGTTCTAGTTACCGACAGCATGAAATCAGCGGTCGCAGGAATGCCCATAGATTCCGAGACATCTGTAATTTCAACATCGGTATTTGTTATACCCGTTCTAGTTAGCTGCATAGCAGTCCAAAGAACCGTATCGGTTTCAACAGCCAATGCTCTAAGTTCTTCCGCAACTGCCTTCAAATAGAAATAACTATTCTGCTGCCCCATCTTCATTCGAGAGCTAGCGGCAATCCCAATATAATCAACCATTATCACATCAGGGACGAACCTCTGCTTCATCTTCAACTCACCGATGATATGTTTGAAGTGTCCAGCATGTGCTGCCCCAGGCGGATACTCCTTAACCTTAATCTTCCCGTAAGACTTAGCCCTAAGCTTCTCCACCTTATCGATGAACGAATCTCGTCCGATTTCTTCGATTTTATTGATAGGTGTTTTCAGCATATTTGCGTCAATTCGACGCAGAATTTCTTCTTCACGCATTTCCATGGTGAAATATAGAACATTCAGACCAGCTCGAGCATACGCGCATGCTAGATGTACCAAGGACAAGGTTTTGCCGACATTTACGCCTGCAACAATGACATTCAGCGTTTTTCTACCAGCGCCGCCGTTTGTAATCTCATTAAGAATTTCAATGTCGAATGGAATTTTGCTGCTAGGAAGAGTATAGTAATCGTGGCGAGCACCAGCGTCATCATACATATCCATGCCAATATGACTGTCAAAGCTAATGCTTATCGCGTCTTTGATCATGTCGGGGATTGCATGAGGAGTAACAGTTTTTTCTGACCCGTCATATATAGCAATCGCCTTCATTATAGCATTGTAAACAGCCTTCTCTTGGCAAAACTCCTCCGTCTTCTTAATAAGCCATTTCGGGTCAGACGGGCGATCAATGTCAAACAGTTCTCTTATTAGAGTTTCAGCTTCAGAGATTTCTTTTTCGTTCAGCTTCTCATGGCCTCGAATATCGACTAGGAGAGTTGTCTTATTAGGCAGAACATTGTACTCATTGATGTAAGATCTGATTGATTCAAAAACGGATCGCTCTATCCTGTCATGAAAATACTCGCTTTGCAAAAAAGGCAAAACCTGACGAACATAATCATCATCAGCCACTAAAGAACTAAGAATCAATTTTTCATCAGTAACATCCATCAGCTACCCACCACATTGCCATATACATAAGTGTGATTGCGAGTTGCAATATTGAACCCTCGACGCATCGCCTCATTTGCAATCTCGGCAACGGAAGGCGACTCTTGCTGTTCTTTCGTTGCGCCAACAGGCATCGCCCACAAACTCCAATTCGGATACTGAGCTAGAAGATCGACAAGATCTTCTACATACCCACTAAGCTCATCCCAGCACTCTTCAGATCCATTCACCACGAATTTCAGAATACCAGAATCTGAATTGTGCATGTAATCTTCAATGACGTTAAAATTAACAACGTCTTTTTCCCCGCTAACAGTGAACAGCTTAGGCGAGCAAGCAAAATTGACTTTGAAATCCCTGCACTCTAAACGCTCTCTCAATTCATCTGTAAGATAGCGCGTCGCATTTGTTTCAAAAGTCACCAAATCAGGGCCAAAATCGCCATATCGTTTCTGTATTTCATCAAGAATTGCCACGACTGCTTTTTGATTCAACATGGGCTCACCGCCCGTGAAACAAAGCTGAATCGGTTGTTTTGTTCTTTGATTGAACCAACCATCAACCATCCCAAATCTCTCCGAGCCTAGCCTATGCAACTCGTCCACTAATTCTGTTTCATTCCAATCCTTAGCCAAATGCTTGTACTTAGCGCTCCAGCTGTAACTAGAGTCACAGCCGCACTGGAAAACAGGCAAGTCTTCCATTCGCTTTATGTCGCTGATATCAATAGTTTTGTATGGGAGAACATATGTTTCTGGATTGCACGGGTCTTTTTGGCCGAATCCGTTGCATTCTAGATTGCATCCGAAGAAACGAATCCAAAGACTAGGAACACCAGCATATAGTCCTTCGCCTTGGAAACTAGCAAAAACCTCACTTGTTCTGATTTTCATGGAGATTATTCCTATAGATGAAACAAAATTCTAGCATCAAACGAAGAAATTGTCAAGACAAGCGCAGCTTTCGCGTCTGATTCTCTTACTAGGAACAAAATGACCGAACTCTCTTTGCCAATGCAAATAATCTTCGAAATCTTTCACATATTTGAGCATCCCAAGAGGCGAATTGTCATGCTTTGCAATTTCAATTATTTTCTTGACTTGCTCAATAAATCCAAGAATTTGCCAGCAATCAGTGAGCGTAATATTTGCTCTCACAAGAGCTTGAATATCGGGACGAGCATTATTTAGAGTGTCGGCGACACTCCTAATTTCCTTTGAAACATGATCGATGAAATGATCTTCATCTAGGTCAGGGACATATTTTCGATAGATGTCGCCGAAATATTGATATATCATATGAAACATGCGACGAATTTCTTGAGGGTCTCCTTGAATTTTATTCCCTTGACTGTCAATAAAACGACCCATGAAATAGCTCATACTAAATGTAGTGCTGTCAAAACTAATTGTCAATTTTTTAGGCAAGAATTCGCTTTTCATCAAATAGATAGCAGGCAATAGTCGTTTGACACTCCCCAATCCGAGCAAATGAATGTGATTCTTGACTTTTTCATGTCCAAATTCTTTATGGAGTCTATGATATGCAACAAGCATCTCAATAGACTCCAAAGGACCGTTACCCATGCACGTATCTGCCAAAGCAAGACCGCCAACCCTTTCGAAATGCGAATCAGTTAAAACTTTCGTGCCATCATCAAACCACTCATACATATCTTGGTGAGTATTGCCTTGAATAATGTAATGAACCTTTGTTTCAGTTCCTATTTTTTCAAGAATTTCAATCTGCTCACGAATATTATTAGCGGTTTTAGTTGCAGTTTCTTTTTTGCGGGTAGGGTGATACAACTTATTCCCTGTTTGAGACCGATTACTCTTAGAATCAGCAACACCTACGGTGCTAGCAGGAATTTCGTCAAAACACATCGCAAAATCAGCTTGACTCTGAATCGAATAGATTTCAGATTTCAGAGCATCGTCAACTTTTCTGCCAGCAGTGACAATTTGCAATCCGCCAGAATCAGCATACAGATTCTCGAACCCGAAAGTATCATTTTTTCTGAGCCATTTGCCAAATTCTTTTTCAGTATAAGCATTGAAAAGAAGATCGATTCCAAATTTCATCCCAGGAATTTTAGATTCAGCATCTTTTCTAAGACGAAAAATTCCATCCTTAACCATGCAAACATACTTAGCATATTCATCAGGATTCTCTTCTCCCCATGTACTAGGCATCAAACGAAGCATCGCTGGCGCACTAAAAACATACCTAAATTCCATAGAATCCTCACTGGCCTTGTGTTTTATCAGTCAAGCAATCTACGCTATAGAGCTCATGAGGAATCAAATCAAATCTAGTCGCGCGAATAGGATTGATATCCAAACTGCCTCGACGAGAATATAGCAGCGCCGCCATAACATCATCATTTTCGTGAGATTTTTTCATGATTTCGACAAAGATTTTCTCAGCGCAAAATTCATGGAATTCATTCACTTCTCGCAAACTCACAATCTGACGAAGCAAACTAGAAGGCTCAATAGACGTTAGATCGCTTCTACGAAAGATGAAAGCCGTTCCAGTATCTTTTTGCTTCGTATGGCGGCAGCGCGATCGCAAAACGTTAGTGAATACTTTGAGCGTTTGCTCGCCATCAACTACACTAATATGATTTTCTTTCGCATAGTAATCATCGAAAACCATTTTTTCGATGTTTTCAACGCCAATCAATTTGAACAAATCATCATAGTATATGTCAAAAGGAGCAGCAATTTCGCTATTGCAATAATCAATGCTATTAAAAAATTTCGCTTTAACTTGACCACCAACTGTCTTGGAAAGATCACTTGAAACCTGGGACTCATAATTAGCAATTGCTTCTGCCATAGTAGCGCCCATTTTGCACATATCAAATGAATTCAAATAGAGTTTAGCACTCTTACTTTCAACCATGAACTCAGTATCAGCATCATATACGAATTTGAGTGTCCCCGCAACAGGACACCCATTATTCAAAAGAAATGTCGCTTCGTGGCAGTGCCACACATCTACACCAACAAATTCTTTCCCCGAAATCCCCCAGCCTTGACGAGCCAAAACTCTTGGCATAGGATTCAAAAGACTGGAATCAAATTTATCGGTGTAGATGGCATAAGAGTTGCTGCTACCCAAAGAACGAGCAGCAATTTCGTTCATATCTTTATGTTCCATCATTCATCTCCGAAATAGTAAGGATTTTCTTTCGTTTTGAAGCTACACCCGATGTCTTCAATTTTTCGTCTTTCCAAATCAAGGACGAACATTCGATTGGGTGGAAGCGGTCGTGAATCCTCAAAAATAACGCTGCTTATATTCAAATCATCGTCATAAAACAGAGGAGAAATTTCATTCCTAAAAGCATAGACTATATCATTCTCTTGAAGAATACAAGCGAAACTGCCGTTTATTTCACTCAAATTCTCTTCCCAATTTGCAGACGAAAGTTCGAGAAGAATGAGCATAGTATCCCAAGGAGTGTTAACACCATGCTTCTGTTGAAGACGCTTGACATCGAAATCTTTCACAATACCATTATGCCAAAGTCTCATACCATTGAACTCTGCAGGGTGAATTGTGTCATATCCTCTTGCTTCGGTCGTTGGCGCTTGGACATGGCAAATTTTGTAGCCTTCTTTGTCTAGCAACGATGCTTCAAATTCACCCAATCCTCGAATCGGGTCACTACCGACAAGAGTGAAGCTATAGCTATGAGAGCCTCTATAACTATTTAGCGCAAGAAGCTCTCTCGCTTTCCTGCTATCAAAGCTGCAAAAAATACCACACATATCACATTACCACTTAATGTCAATTGCGTACTTGATTGGATCAACCAATCCCGCTTTCTTGAAGTTTGCGATTCGCTCGGCGCAGCTCGGGCATTTCCCGCAGCTAACGTCTTCTGTAGGATTATAGCATGTAATCGTTGTTTTCAGCAACTCAATATTGCCATCCATTCCAAGAAGCGCAGCGATTTCTTGAGATTTGTTCTTCCCCATGAACGGCGCATGAACCCGAATCTTATTCTGGCGGTTCAGAGACAAAACATCATTGACAGCCTTCACAAAAGACGGAGTAGTATCCCAATAAGAATACTCATCTTGCGCTTGTAGTCCTGTAACAACAAGATCAATGCCATTAGCTTCAGCATAACTCGATGCAATCATCAGCAAAATTGCATTTCGATTCGGGACGTAGGTAACAGGCTGAGGATCGCCTAGGATATCGCGGATCGTAGGCATTTCTTTGCCGCCCGAAATATTAGCGCTAACACCTCGAACCATATCGCCAAGAAATGTGATGTCAACTAAAGTATGCTTGGCGAGTTTCAATTTCTCTGCATTGATCTTCGCCATGTCCAGCTCAATGCTCTGTTTCTGACCGTAGTAGAAACTCAGAGCATGAACATTTTCGGATCCTAGTTTCTCAACAGAAAGTCGAGCTGCAATGGCGCTATCCATACCGCCACTCATCACCACAACCGCTTTTTTCGCGAGCGGAAACTCATTCAGAAACACATCTTTCATAATCACCTCAAGAGCGAATGATACTCATGAATTCTGCACGGACAGAAGGATCTTTCTTGAATTCGCCGCCTAGTTTACTCGTGACAGTATTGCTATTCTGGTCTTCAACGCCTCGCTGCTTAACACAGAAATGCTCAGCATCAATAACTACCGCAACATCTTCAGTGCCGAGAATATAAACGAGAGCGTGATAGATTTGCTCTGCGAGACGCTCCTGGATTTGAGGACGGCGAGCGAAATACTCAACAATTCGATTCATCTTCGATAAACCGAGAACCTTGCCTTTAGGAATGTAAGCAACATGGGCGACACCAACAATCGGGCGAAGATGATGTTCGCAATCTGACATAACAGTAATGTTTTTCTCAACCACCATTTCATCATATCCCATTCGATTTTCAACGGTGGTGCACTTAGGGAACTTATCAGGATCAAGACCCCAATAGAGCTCATTGACAAACATTTTTGCAACTCGCTTAGGCGTTTCTGCGAGACTGTCGTCTTTCAAATCAAGCCCCAACACTTCCAACACTTCAATCATCTTTTTCTCAATGATGTCGATCTTTTGTTGGTTAGTCAATTCATTTTCTCGCATAGGGGTTTGAACGCCCATGCTAGTAAGATAATCATTGACACGCTTTCCGAGTTTCTCGTCAATTTTTGTTTTCTGAAAACTCATTTCTTCTCCTTTCCTTACTCAGGATTAAACGCTACAACACCTATTTAATGAATTATCTTGTGCCGATAAACGATTCAGCTTTCTCAACAGATTTTTCAAACTCTCGCATGCACATACTTGTTGCCTGATCGAGAATTTTTGCGCTAACATCTCGCAGAATGTCATGCCTAGAATCATCTTCTTTAATCGGAACTAACTCCCCATTAATCTGTTCAGCAAAATGGACAGGACTCTGGGCTATCAAATCGCCATTTTCTTGATAAAGAGTGTAATCATCAAAGAAGAAAATTATATTCGAAAGATCATCGTCATCGCTCACAGAAGCAGCAAAACGAAACTTCTCCACACCCTCTTCTTCATAGGTTTCAGCTTTAAGAATAATGAATTTTTTCTGCGTCATTCAATCACCTCATATGAAATAACTTTTGTCGAATGAAAGCTTCGCCATCCCACGCCTTCCTCATAAACAGTGACCAATGTCGGGTTGATTTTTCGTTCCTGATTTGAATCCTTTGCTTTCTCGTCTTGAGGAACATCATCATATGGAACACAAACCATAGTTCGCTCGGACCCATCTGATTTGTTAAATGTTACTCGTATCTTTTTCTCCTTCAAAAGATTCATCAACAAATGCTTGGTCGGATCCATTTCCGTAACAGAATTTTCGCTTGACATATTCATTAATCCTTTCAAGAACGTCAGTGGTAAAATATTTCTCAGGGCTCTCCATAATATTCTTGCCAAACAATTTAGTGCCGTCTTCTAACTCATATCGCGTGCTCACCTTTTTGAATACTCCGGCTTCTTCAGCCAATTCCAGCATACCGAAATAGCGGTCTAGCCCACCGTCGAAACGAATCAAACACTTGACCTTGCTATTTTCTTTCGTGAAACGACTCTTAGTAGCTGTCGCTGTAATAATCACTCCCGTAACTTCATTCGTGGACGCATCCCTTTCTTTAGCTTTAGACAACGTTAGAATAGTGCTAGACGCATATACAGCTCCGCTCCCGCCAGCCTGCTTCTTGGACGCATAAGGACCACCGCCTACATCTTCGTAAACATGATTTGTCACGAGCATCGGAATTCCTGCGCGTCCCAACTTCAAAGTAAGAACGCGAAATGCAGCCTTAATCATCTGAGCTCGCGTCATATCTCTAGTATCTTTTCCTTCTACGCTATCAACCATTTCCTTATCGGTTGATAGCATTCCGAGAGAATCAAGAATGAAAAGAAGCGGTTGACGCTCATTTTTAGGTTGTTTCTCATAATTATCAACAACTCGAAGCGCTTGCGTTTTGAACTGTTGAACTGTTGCTATCGGAACAACGCCGAATCGCTTAACATCAATTCCGCGCTCAATCAACATATCTTTCGTCAGAGCGCTCTCTGTTTCAAACATGATGACAATGCCATCTTTATTCTGTTCCAAAAAGTTCTTTGCTGCTGCAAGAGCAAAATACGATTTTCCTACGCTCGGCTCGCCACTGAGAATCACAATCTTATTGCCTGGAAATCCTTTGTAGATGTCTCCACTGAGCAAAGCATTAAATGCGTAACTGCCGCTATCAACCCATCCTGATACGTCTCCAGCAGTTACTCCATCTTCAGCAACACTCGCAAATTCGTTTCCAGTCAGTTTCAAAAATTCATTGATTGATGACATCCTCAATCCTTTCTTCAGAAAAACCCATCAAGCGTAGCCGCTGAGCGTCGCGATCTCGATTTTGCCTTTATTTTAAGGCATTCTTGGTCGGCTGTCAACCTATTTTTTGAGGGTTGCTTGAATGATTCGCTCATCGTCACAGCGCTGACTCGCACCTTGCTTGGCGCCGCATCGTCTCCGAAAAACCCAGTTATTGTATTGATCTTCTCGGTATGCCACCCCATGATTTCAGTGAAACTTCTGAGCGGCTCTAGAAAAGTCTTTTCGAATTGAAGTTCACGATCAACATAACTATCAAGCTGAAACTCAGGAGGCAAAAAATCAGTAAAAGCAATGGCATTGTTTCTGACAGGATTCGGCGTCTTGAGATAAACAAATTTTATCTTATCCCCATTTTTGATGAGCGGATATCTCTTATGCAGACCAGATGTGCGAAGCTTGTCATTATAAACAATCGATGCTTTCACATGAATAGGAGCGCCTGTTTTCCACTTTTCACGCCCACTAAGATCAACCCACTTGTCAATATCACTAACGCCTCGAGGGAAAGCGATCTCCTCGATAGACGAATTCATGAAAACCTCTTTGAACTCTTTCACAAATTTCTGAATCTCTTCTTCAGTTCCATTCAAAAGAATTGTTAGAGATTTTTCCAAAGCATTACGAACTATTTCAGGTGTACTAGACCTCGCTGTTTCAATTCCAACTGTCTTTAATTTAGGCTCATTGTATCTAATACCTTCATTGTCATAAACCTGTAGAATATAGTTCTTTTTTGCACGCCAGATTCCGCGATCCGCAATTGCTTCTCGCTTCATGTGCATCTTATTTTCTAGAGCATTGACGTAGTCTGCCAACTCAGAAAATTTCTTCGAAAGCATTGGCTCAAGAGCAACTGATGCAAACTTGTCAATAAAATCAACCACTTTCTGTGTCGGCGTATCTTTAGGAACGATTCTTTCAACCAGCTCGTCGAGGCGAATGTATGCCGAGTCGGTGTCATTCGCGATCACATAATCAACTCCAACAGTTCCTAGCTTAGAGTTCATAAACTCATTGATAGCATTTGAAATATATTGGATCGTCAATTGACCCGTTAATGTAATACCTTCAGCAATATCAGTTGAGTAATATCGAAAATGCTGATTCGCTTGCGCGCCATACAGAGAGTTCAGTGCAATTTTCAATGCCAATTGCATTGCTTCATACGATGCTTCTTTATTTTTCTTTTCTTTATACAAAGAAAGCAGCTCGTCGTCAGTCATTTTACTAATTTCAATCATACTTAATACCTCTCTTGCTCAACTCAGCTTTAATGCTCTCGAGATCTTTTCTTGTCTCGAGCATCATATTCTTATATTTTTTCCGTCCGCTAAACATCTTTTCAACCAATCGAGGCATAACGCCTTTGAAATCTCGCGTGAAAGTCGCTCCATTAGCAGTCATTGTAAGATTTTCATCCTTCAAACGGGATGTTTCATAAGACATATCAACCATTTTGCTAACCAAGTTTCCCACCGCAGGCTCAACTGCAGTTTCAGCGGATAGATTGTACTGCATGATAATTGAAGGATACAGAGACGTCAAATCAAACGAAACAACCCATTTATAAAGACCAGGGATCGGGTCTTTAACAAATGCGCCTTCGATTCCATCAACATTGCCTCGGCGAACTTGAGGCGGGATTTGAACACCTTCAGCTCTCAGCTCATTATAGAGCATTGTATCCCATAGACGAACTTGTGAAAAAATCTCATGCAAACGAACATGGCCCATATAAGCCATTGTTAAAGCAGAGAACATGAAATTCAATTTCTTGTCAATATTCTCCACGAGACGAACGTCATGGATGTTATAATCCATAAACAAATCATAATTCGTTTCATAAAGATCCATCAGATTGCCGTACTCGGAGTAATTGATTTTGCGTTCACCTAGCTCGACATGGGCGACAAAATCAAGAGAATATCGCTCAAGTTTTCTCGGGCTGAATTTCTTGTATAGCTCCAAATAATCGTAAACTGTTATGCCAAGAATGCGATAGCTCTTTTGCTCACCTTGAATTTCAATTTCATTGAAGACGCGAGACGTATAAGGATGAAAAGGAGATAGTTTAGCAGCAACATTTTCCCCTAGAACATTAGTAATTCGATTCACAAGATAAGGAACGTCAAACCCCTGAACGTTCCAGCCAGTAATGATGTCTGGCTTTAGACGATTCCAGTAATTGATAAATTTGACCAATAGATCGCTCTCATTTTCACACAACACGTACTCGTCGCTATCATTTTTAACCTTATACGGCTTGATCCCCCAGCTCACAAACTTGTCTTCTCCGAAACGCTTCAATGTGATGGCAGTGATTTCCTGGTCAGCGCGATCAGGCGACGGGAATCCATTATCAAACTTGGTTTCGATGTCAATGTTAGCAATGACGAACTTGCTAATATCAAATTCGATTTCACTAGGGTATCGATGTGCGATAAATTGGTGAGGGAGACTTGTTTGACCGTGAATGGGAGAAATGTCTTTATATTCACGAATGAATTCCATAGCATCATCAATACTATTAAACTCAATTCTGCTTAAACTTTCACCGTGCAATCCTTTAGAATCTCTGCGTTTACCTTCAATAAATAGCTCGATAGGAAACCCCTCAATAACTTCAATCTTTCTTTCATCGCTGCCCCAGTACCGATGAAACATTCTTGAACCTTGTTGATCAACAAATGTATAAAACTCTTTCATTAAACCTCCATGAAATCAAATTTAAGCCAATTTCTGGCTAACACGTTCAACATCATAAGCTCAGTATTCCTGACTATATTCTTACTAATCCTCTTTTTCATACTAATAAAAGCAGGAAGAAAGATGGATATGACTGAGCTTTACAAAAATGAAGTGAACAACAGACTAAGCCACACTAAATTTTGGAGCAATGTGGCATATTTCGCAGCAACGGTTGCATTTCTGAGTCTCAACTTATTCAACAGCGGGTCCACATCAGGTGTACTAGAAGCTGTTTGGGTAATTTATCTAGGTGTGGTTGCAAGCAATGCGGTTGCCAGCAAGTGGATTAGCCATAGGTATAGAGGTTATCAGGAAAGATATTACCGAGATGAAGAAGAATCAGTTTCTATAGAAAGAGAGCGTTCGCTCAAAATTGATAACCCTGATAAATAAATTTCTTCGCCGAGTAACATCGACCAATTGAAAAATCAACCCTCAAATCGCAAGCGCCTCAACTTTTTGTGATAGAATTGTTTACAATTCGAGGGGCTAGTCTAATTAAAATTCTGAAGATTGTCAACTGAGTTGAATAGCACTTGCAGGCGCCTCAACAATTCCTGAGCCGAACATTTGATTGTAATGATTTCTAAGCTCGACAACAGGCGTGAAAAGTTGCCCGAAGAAGCATTCACTTGGCTTGATTGTTAAACTTTGTTCTTCCATCATCCCTAGAAAAGGAACGAAAGAAGCATTGTCTCGCTGCGTTACTACGAGAACGGGCTTACTGACTTTGTAATTCCCGTCCATACCTTCCTCGAAGTCGCCTACAATGAGACCCATTTGCATAAAAACTGCTTTGATTGCCATACTTACACCTCATTTACCAGTTGAGCCAAACCCGCCAGCACGATTTGTTTTAATCGAAGGCGCAGAAGAAAGAAGATTGAAAGAAGCTTGAACTACAGGGACTATTTCTGCTTGTGCAATACGATCGCCTTGCTTAATAACAAGACGATGTTTGCTTTGATTGAAAATAATAACATATGAAGGCTCAACGTAATCGCTGTCAACCACGCCGACCCCATTTGCCAAAACAGCAGCTTGTTTCAATGCAGATCCGCTCCTAGCATAGATAAGCATTTTCCAGCCTTCAGGAATGTCGAAAATGATGTTTGTTGGGATGAGAGCTCGCTCACCAGAATCAATGACGACACCTTTGCTGTTCCCGCTTTCAATGAAGCTCTGGACAAATCTCGAAGTTTCTGTGTTATGCGGCGAATAAACCTTAATTGATTCAATTCCAGTGAAATCGGCATACAAATCAAAACAGGCGCTACCAGGAGTCGCATACTTAGGAGTTTTGACTGTGTCATGCAATTTGTAGATTCCGATAGGAACAACTTTCTTAGCGGAAACAGAATCATTCGTCTCATCAAAGTTGATTGATGCACCTTCATCACAATTTTCTGGAAGAACTGCATTCAATTCAATCATCCCTAGGTCAATATCTTTTGGAGATTGCTTGTTATTTCGATTCTTCTGATTGCTCATATCAATTCACCTTCTTTCCAATATTGTACTTGGACTTCAGTTCCCACTTATCTTTTTCTTTGAATGGGATCACTGTCACTTTCGTTTTAGGGTCATATTCAGGGACCTTTTTCACAGGCTTGATAAGACCCCACTGATTGAGCATACTCGCAACCAATGCAGTTCTGCCGCGATCTTCTTCGCTAATTTCAGTTTTATTAAATCGCCCATCAAGCAAAAACAATTGTTTGAAATGAACAATATAGTATCTGCCCTTTTTATGAAAAATATGGCAGCTTTGCCAAAGAATTGGTCGCTCATTGCCTTTCTTTCGACTCGCCAGCCCAATTCGAGTCAACGTTTCCTTGATTTTCAGAAACTCATCGCTATTAACAGATTCAATTTCAATGAAATTTTCAAGAATATCATTTCTTTCTGACATTTTTACACCTTTCCGCCTTTTTCAAGTTTTTTCTTGATTTCAGCCATTTTGTTGATCAATAGAGGTAGAACCTCCTTAGCTCGTTGATATGAGTATCCATAATATTCCTGAATGATTCTGATACTCTCTTTATCATCTTCATTCTTAGCCCATTTCCCATATCTACGCTTCTTAGGAACTCCATAGTACAAGAACGCATAGTGCATGTCCTTGTCAACATTATTTAAGGCATTCATTTCGTTCGCGAGATAAATGAGATCTCTTTGCTGACTCAATGCACGATTTATGATGTATGGCTGATAATCTTTCAATTCGGGCGATTGTAGAACTCCGCCTTTTTTCTCATTTATATTGTTAAGATAGTCAATCAAGGTAAATTTTTCGCTCATTTGAACTCCACTTGCGCCATAATTTCTGTGAGCATAGCTACCAGATTGATTTCTTTGTCCATAACGAAACTATTCTTATAATCATACTGAGCGAGCGTAAGAACTAGTTGAGGTATGCTCCCAGGTTTAACAAAATCTTCGGCCCTCTCATAAATTGCGCGAGATATCAAATTGAAATCATTATCAAGGTTATCTGCAACCCACTTTCTCATTTCAAGCCACTTCGATGTGTCACGAAGATAACCATACAATTTCTTGATGCTGTCGTCACTCAAACTAGTTAGCACCGCGCTTTCAATAACTCCGCCAGAAGAATGACGCTGCAACTCGTTGAGGATTTTTCGAAAATCGGGGAAGTACTTAACCAAAACCTGGGCTAGCACTTTCTTGTCGTATGTCACGCCTTCTTTTTCGAGAATTTCTTTCACGCGGCGGTCGAATGAAACCACCATCTGTTGCTTTTCTTCTTTTGAAAAATTGAACTCAATGACCGCGCAACGACTTTTTAGCGGATCGATGATTCTATTAGCATAATTCGCCGTCATAATAAAGCGGCAATTTTTGCTGAACTCCTCGATGAAATTGCGAAGAGCAGGTTGAGTTGAATTTGCATTCAGATAGTCTGCTTCGTCAAGAATGACGACTTTGTAGCTGCTGGTAAATGACATTGTCGACGCAAAGCCGCGAATCGTCGTGCGCAGAACATCGATATTGCCATTCTCGGACGCATTAATCATCAAGTAATCGAGACTCAGCTCATTGCAGAGAGCTCGAGCAACAGTCGTCTTGCCTGTCCCTGGTCCTCCCACCAGGAGCATGTTCTGAAGCTCGCCCTTTTTGACCATTTCAGTAAAATATTCTTTCATGCGTTCAGGAAGAACGCAGTCTGAAATAACTTTAGGACGATACTTCTCAACCCACAGAAATTCTTCACGATCTGACATCATATTCCCCATTTCAAAAATCAGTCAGTTTCAAGTGCAATGAAGTATTCAAGCTCAGGTGTATCTTTGGTTGCGCTAGCTTTGAACTGCGCAATACCCTTCTTAGTGATAGCAACTTGATAATCAGCTGGAATCATTTTCAGATTCTCAACTTTCAAAATATACTCGAATTCATCCTCAGACGATTCAACGCTTGTTTCAACAGTATACTGATTGCCAACGCTATTGCGATTGAACACTTTCAGACCTTTTTCATTGACCGCAAAATCTTTGAGGCGCATGACTGCAGCAGCTTTCAAAAGCTGCTCAAATTGTGTTTTTGTGATCGCGAATGTAGCGTCGGGTTCTGGCATAGCTATGCTTTTATTAGGCGGACTCACAACAACACTAGGATTGCTGTAAAAGTACTTGACCTTTGTATTGCCTTCAGAGATTACAAAGTGCTCGTCTTTGAACTGTAGCTCAGGGTCGCTGAACAAACTGACAGTCGAAAGAAATTCCCCTAAATCATAAACCGCGAACTCACGAGGGAATTCATCTGCAACAATAGCAGTGGCAAAAATGTTCTTCATGACACTCATAGTCCTGATAACATTCCCCTCGCGAAATAGAATTCCTTGGTTAATGCCATTGAAATTCTTGAGGACTTCGACGGTTTGTTTCGAAAGTTTCATAGTTCAATCTCCACTAGAAAAGATAACGAAGAGGCTACATTATAGCATGGAACGGCCAGGATGTCAAGCAGTCACGATCCTGCTGAACCCGTTCTCTTTCTCGAAGCTGATGCTGCTTCGGAACTTGTCTGCCAGCTTGTCTGGCGTGTGGCTGATAACAAACACATTGGTGTTCTTCATTCTGCCGAGCAGCTCAACGAACGCGTCGACTCCCGCCTGATCCATCGAGCTGTCAAAGATCTCGTCAAAAATCAGAAGGTTAGTGCTCATCTTATTCTGCATTTTAGCAATTTCTCGCCATGTCATCAGTATGGCAAGATCAATTCGCAGCTTTTCTCCTTCACTGAAATTGAAATAACTCAGTTCATCAATCCCACGAGCTAGAATCTTTTCATTGAAGTCTTCATCCAAAGTAAATTTGACGAAGAAACCTAAATTCTTGAGATGGTCGTTTGTTATTCTGTTAATTAAAGGAATGTACTTGCGAATAACCATACGCTTAATACCAGTGTCTTTCAGCATACTAGAAATCAGATCAAAGTACTCAAATTTCTCCAGAAGTTCTGATTTCTTGTCAACTAGCTTATCATAAGTGTCGCAAAGAGCATTGAGAGTTTTCTTCTCGACGTCAATTTTTTCCTTGTCATCATCATTTTCTCTATTTTTCTCCGAATTGAGCAAAGAAATTTGTCTGCTCTTCTCTTCTTTACTGGCAATCAGAGCTGACAATTGCTTTCCTATTTGATGGTTTATTTCAACCGCGCTGTTGATTTCTCTCAGAGCAGACATCGCCTCACCGCTCTTTGCTCTCAAATCATCAATAATATCTGAAATCTCTTTCATTTTCCTATCGAGCTCAGATATTTTTGTCTGTTTTATATCATTCTCAATTGGCTGACTACAAGTAGGGCATATATCATTATCAACAAAAAATCTCAAATCTTTCATCATCTGATTGTATCGAACTTCACTCTTCGCAATGAAACTGCTCAGTTGGTTAATGCGAGATTCTAAGCTTTCGATCTCTCTTTCGTCGACCGATATCCTGGAAGATTCTAACTCATTTATTTTTTCGTCGATGCTATTGATTTCATTCTTAATCATTTCAATATTAGCATCGATCTTGGCAATCAAATCTGTTCTTTTTGCGATAGCATCAGCTTCAAGTTTACGTATATAATTTTCTCGAACCTCTATCTTTTCTTTAGCAACAGATATCGCGCCTTTGATTTCATTTATCTTTTCTTTGAGCTCTGCAATTTTAACACGATGAATCTCAACCATCGCGCTAAAAATATTCAAACCCAGAATGCTCTCTATGAACTTCCTACGCTGTTCAGACGTCAAGCGCATAAAGCTAACGTACGTTGCTTTTCCTAGAATAACAATTTGTGTAAACGCAGAATAATCAAAATTGAGAATGTTAGTCTCTAGATATTCTTGGTAGTCTCGCGTCGCTGCATTTTGATTTATTAGCTCACCATCACGGTAAATCTCAAACACTTGCGGGTTCATGCCGCGACGAACCATGTAACGAGAGTCCTTGATTGAGAACTCAATCTCCGTTAGCAACTCTCTCTTGTTTTTGTGATTCATCAACTGAGGGCGATTGATTCTACGAAACGGTTTACCGAAAAGAGCGTAACAGATAGCATCTAGTAAGGTGCTCTTTCCTCCGCCATTCTTCCCTTGTATCAGAGTTGTAGGGCTTCTATCTAGCTGAATCTCGGTCATCATATTGCCGAAACTCAATATATTCTTGTATCGAATAGTATGAAAAACAATCATGCAGCCACCGTTTTCTCAATAGCCTCATTGTAAATATCACTGAAATAGGAACGAAGCTTTTTCTTATCGATCCCGTCTGAACTGATAGATTCTATATATTGATCCACTAAACTCATAGTATCAGTATATTGCACTTCAATTTCACCATCAAGGCCAATTTGATTGAAAGCGGGATCAATTTCTTGCACGTCGACGCTGAAAGAAACTTGAGAAATCTTATCAATGAACAAATCAAATTTTCGTCGATTGGAAATGTCAAAAGAATTCACATATATGCGAACAATCTTATCTTTGAACTTATCGTAATCAAAAGTCAACAAATCAATCGATTCATCATAATGATATTTCTCATACACATTGAAAGGATTTTCAATGAACTCAATAGAGCGGTCCGCGGTATCAAAAACATGAAATCCTTTTTTCAGACCGTAATCGCTCCAATTTGTCTGGCTAGGATTGCCTATGTAGAAAATGCGGCCATCGTTGCTTATTATATGAAAATGGCCGCTGAAAACATACTCGAAGCGTTCAAAAATACTAGGATCAAATCCATTCTCACAATAATGCCCTTTCATCACCTCGAAATTCCTAATTTCGAAATGACCGCATAGAACATCACATACGACAGTTGAAATCCACATGAGACTCTCTTCCAAATTTTCATTATGAATCCAACTTATCATGCCAACTTTAAGACCATCAAAGTCAAAGACTTTATGATCGCTAACAATCTCAATATTCTGATATGAATCAAACAATAAATCAATGCTATTGACATCATTAGTGTTTTTGAAATAAACATCATGGTTGCCATAGATGATTTTAACAGCAACCCCCATTTGATTCAATTTATCAAGAAAACGCTCGCGAACATCATTGAGAGTATAGAAATTCACGTACTTTCTACGATCCCAAGTGTCGCCCAAAATCAGAAGTGTTTTTATTCCATTTTCTTCAATATACGGCAAAAAAACGCCTTCAATAAACTTGAAAAGATTTTCGTGAAAAAATTGAGAATCATTTCTGACACCGAAATGAATATCGGAAATCATTGCAATCTTCATCTATTTTTCACCGCTGATTGTACCAAAGAAAGATGTCATCTCGGTTGATAGAATATGTATCACCGTCTCGGACGTCAAATGTGCTCACATCTCCATCAAACATCATCTTAATTCGAGAAGCATGCTCCTTCTTTTCACTTTCAATACGCCTAACAAAAGCCCAAAAAATAACTTGAGTGAAGTATGCGAAAGGCTTACTGCCCTTTTCTGGGTCAAATCCGTTTATAGCTTCAACCGCATTGAGAATGCCGTCGCCAATCATCTCATCCTTAAAAGTGTATCCGTTGAAGTTATAACGCTGACTTAATTTTGTGGCAATCTGTATGAATATCTTGCCAATTTCATTCGGAATTTCAGGCGGAGGAAGACCTTCTTCCTTTCTCTTATTCCTGTCTTTTATGTACTCTTTTAAGAGTTCAAGAAATTTGGCGTTATCTACATAGTGATTTGTCATAAACCGCGCTTTCTTCAATGAATTGTTTTTGAACCTGGAGCAACCCACACTCCTGAAACACTCGCATCGTGAGATTCACTCGAATGAAAATAATCTTCCATCGCTTTATCTAGATTTTCGTTATATCGCTCAGAGATCTTGCGAAACCCCTCTTCATATTTCTCAGCAATATCAGGCGACGGAAGAGAGAAACTAATAATTTGATTGATATTGAAATTCACTAAAGCAAACGGACTCATTACAGAAAAAGGGGCTAAGTAAGGAACTAAACTCATCCCAACAATATCCTCATCAGAATCAAAAATAACATCCAATGAAACAGGAAAAGAAATCTGCGCCACGTACTGATTCATAGCTACTATCTTTCCTAAGATAGTAACGCCATTCGACAAACTAATAATTCTGAGAGGTTTATCCGAGATCTCTTTTTCTAACGACGTATTCGAATTGTTCTGACTCATAAATTTTAAGCCTCTCGACTAGATGTTCGAGCGATACATTTTTTCTGCCATTATAAGACAGATCGTCGCCGATGTCAACCAGCTTAGCTGATTCCTTTCCGCTACTTCTGCGAAGGGCTCTTCCTATCGATTGCAAGTTACGTATGCGAGCCTTGAAAGGGTGAGCAAATATAACGGTGTGCAAATTCTTCATATTGACGCCAGTACTAAATGTCCCGTAACTGGCAAAAATGATAATGTTATCTTTATTTTCCACAAGTTGTCTTATTCGCTCTCTTTCTTCAACCTTGATATTTCCATGGACGAAGTAGACTTCTTTACCAAATTCAGAAGATTTATCAAGAGCATATTTGTATAGTCTTTCTCCATGACCGCCAACAAAATTAAACAGAACCAGTGTATTCTTTGGTTGAGAGAAAGCAGTTGCTATGATAAATTTGTTTCGTTTCTCATTATTCACTAGCCAATCTATCTCATCTTGATATTTCTTGCAATTCTTTGAAACAAATTTACAATCGTCGTTGCTATATTGAAGCATTATAACATCTATTTTCAAACCCGACAATACACCATCATCCATTAACTTCTTCGTTGTTGTGGTTTTGATGATGGGCCCGAACATCCCTCTCAAACTCACGTCATGCGTTTTACTTCCATCGAGAGTTCCCGTAAAACCATATCTGAATGGAGCATGTGAGAGTTTTCCTACAATCTTAGTGATGCTGCCGCTATCTGCTTGATGAGCTTCATCGCATATGAACCCGCCAAATCTAGAAAACCACTCTGGCGGTAGTTTGTATATGCTCTGCCATGTTGAAACAACAACCCTCTTGCTCGTAATCTTTTCCTTCCCACTATATATCTTGCCAATCATCGTTTCAACGTCAAAATCATCATTCACATAACTTGCAAAGTCACTAACCATCTGCTCAACCAGTGATGTCGTCGGAACACAAATCAGAATCGATTCTTCAGTATATCTGAGAAGAAAACGAACGATGAGATATATGATATGACTTTTACCAGACCCTGTAGGTGACAAGACAAGAGCTTTATTCAGCTTGACACAAGTCTTAACAGCATCAATCTGATACTGATACTCGTCTCTAGGCGGCATCTTTGTGATCGAAGGCAAGTCATGAAGAAATTCTTCAATATCTTCCTTGAAACTTATCGGCTTCAATCTCTCCTTATCAACAATTTCAAGCGAGTAATCATATTTTTCGCAAAACTTAGCCAAATCTACAATAAGTCCTGAAGGAAGCAGTCCTGTTGAAATATTGAACAAACGAATCTTGCCATCCCATTTGCCCGATTTATAGAGAGGCATGTACTTGTAATCTTTCACATAGAAGCTAAAATGATCGAGCAATTCATACTGTATACTTCTTTCAGCTTCAATTTTTATATAAAGCTCGTCGTGCTTTCTAACTCTTATGTCAGCCATCATGTGATGCCATTTTTGAATTTCATGAACTCAATGGCGTTGCGAATATTGAAGCTACGCTGATTAATCGATTTGATGAATTCTTCGATCATATCAACTTTTATCTGTTGGATGCTCCGCTTGCCTTCTAGTTTCATTAAATCGTCATCTGCTTTTAAATATACATCTAGATCCTGCTTAAGAACTTTGTGATATAAAGGCTTCTGCTCATAAACTGAATCATCAGCTTTTCCTAGATAGTATTCAGTCTTTTCTTTTACGAGGCGATTCCATTCTTGTTCAATCCCTTTCAGGATTTTCAACTCATCAATAAAAATCCCGTACCATTTACTATGAAGATAAGGGATTCTAATACTCTCGGCATCTAAAGCAGATTGATCAATAACACTGTCTTTTTCAATCAAATCACGAATTTCTTCAATTTTCATATCTACGTTTTATGTCAAAGTACTGATAACGAAATGTTGCCGTTGTTGACAGAGGATCCGTGTCTGTGACCGCCGACTCCAAATTGATATCGGCGAGAGAAGTAGGAAAACAATTATAAAATACAACCGTCAAATTCGCCAACTTATTATTGTTCAGAATGTGCAGCGTGATGTCTTTGAATTGCTTTTTCAGATCATCATAAGAACGAATTTCTAGCATCCAATTATATAGAAACAAGTAATTCTCAAAATCTTCAGAAAGAATATAGGTGAATGTTAGAGGATCATAATCAATTCTATTGCTCGTCATAACTCCTGCGTAATTCATATATGGGGTTTCTACACCACCCATATTAACTGAGGGGAGATTGACGCTTTGGACAAAATAGTTAAACTGAGGCGCGCCAGAAATTTCAGCTCTGAAATTTGTATTTGTCGCTATATTGTAATTCATAGCGCCCATCAATTACTCCTCAGGCTCAGAGAAAAGTTCAGCTTCAGCTTCACGACGTCTCGTCAATCCAGGATACACTCTGCCGCCAGCTCGATTCCATCTTATAAATTGATCGGCTGCACCTTCCATATCGCCAGAATTTATAAGCTTTAAGAGCGTGCTTTCCTTAAAATTTCCAACACCGACGTTATAAACAAAGCTAGCAAGAGCATCGACTTGATTTTGATTCAGAGTCACATCAGGACTAATAAATTCAGAAGCTTCGCGAAAATGCTCATTAATATCATTGCGTAGCCACTCATCAGCTTCCTCTTGAGTACACGTCATATTAGGCTGAACGGGGTCACCGTCAATTCGTGTAGTGCCGTACCCAATCGTCCAAACCCCTGCAACATCTCTATATGATTTCGGACTGAAACTCTCAAATCCTTTAACGAGATCTATCCCTCTTTCTGAAACTTCCATATCACACCTCTTTCAAATTTATTTATGCTCAATAAAAACCCCAGGGCAAAGCCTGGGGTTGAAGCAATCATCTGATTGCTATGGTTTAGTGCAAGTTCAACACCTTGACCTTACGATAGTAAACGTTGCTACCTGCGCTGAGAGAAGTGAACGGGTTAGCAATCATACCGTAACGAGTCTTGAACCCGATAGCTGGCTGGAAGGCATCAACGTTGGTAGCGCGAACCATTTGCAGCGGAACATACGGGCAATAGAACATGCCCGCGTCATAGGCATTAGCGCCTTTGAAACCAACAACGTATGCATTGGTTCCGAGATATGGGTCGATAAACACTTTGAAGCGACCCAATTGACCAGCATAGGTCGTTCCAGTAGCATCAACCTCGAGATTGGAATTGGCCTGAAGAACAGGGTTATAATCAAGAACGCCAGCCATGACGAAAGCGGATGCAACATCAGCAGAAACGATTAGGATATTACCTTTACCGCGTCGAGTCTCGATAGAAACGGCGTTTGCATCGCGCTCAATTGCGAACATGAGACCCTTATAGCGTTCAACCGACCAACGACCATCTGAATCAGTTTGAAGATCAAATGTGCCAGGAGTAGACGCGAATTGAGCTCCAGGCTTAGCAATGGTATAAATCGTGCGAACAACTTCACGATTGATTTCACTGATAATTTCATTCGAAAGGATATTCGAAAGCTCGTTTTCGGCATCCAGGCCATGGATAGCGCGAAGGTCTTGAGCCAATTCAAGGCTGTAATCAGCGCGTAGTTGACGAGTCTTTGCTGTCACACTTGCTTTTTCGATGGTCATTGCCATCGAATTCCATACATTGGTCTCGCCGTCAGCCGTGGCTTCACCAGAACCAGTAGAATATGTAGCAGCAAAAGGATCTTCTCCTGTATGCGTGCCAGCACCCGAGAATCCAGTATCAGATTCATTGAATAGAGCTTCTGCCCCAGCAGCGTTGGTATAATGCGAGCGCAGAGCGAACACCAATCCAGTCGGGCCAGTCATAGGCTGAACGCCGCAGATATCATACGCAATCAGCTTAGGCGCCATACGGCGGACGAGACTGATTAGAACAGGATCCCAGTTCTGGACATTGCCAGTAGTAGTCTGGGCAACTTCAGCCAGGAACTTTTCTTGGTTCTCGAGCAGCTGTGCTGTAACTTTCTTTCTGTAAGGATCGTTGATCTTTTCGACCTTATCGCTCTCTAGCAGAGCTTCCCATTTTTCAAGCAGGACTTGACTCATATACTTCTCCTTTAATTCGGTAGGGTTTAACAAAATTTATTTATATCAAAGGTGACTCAGATATTGAGTCATCTTATCATTTTGAGGCACAGGCTTGCCCTTCTTAGGATCTTTAGACCCTACCTCATTCAATTTTTCAGACTTGGAGCTAGCGACGATTTCTTCAATCATCAATTCAACCCCACGCTTAAACTCATTCACTGATGCGAAGCTAACATTCTCAATGAGCTTCGACACCTTTTCGCGTTGCGTGTCAGCGAGATCTTTTGTCAGGTTCTCAAAAACAATAGCATACTGCTGCTCTTCGAGCTTCTTCTTAAGAGCAACGGATTCCTCAAACAACTTATTATACGCTTTCGTGCTCTCATCGAGTTTATTTTGAATTTTTGTTAGAGCAGACGATTCATCGAGCTTAAACAAGCCGTCTTCAAACGAACGCTTAACGCGGTCAAAAACCTTTTTCATTCGAACATATTCTTTATGCTCAACCAATGATTCTTTATTATCTTTAATGAACTGCTCAACCACATATACAGAATAGGCATCAACTTTATCAGCCATTTCATTCACAATATATTGACCATACTCATCAGCTTTAGCCTTAATCCTCTTAATTTGAAGATTGTGATCTCTCTTAGTAGACGCAATCTCTTCACGCAATGATTTAGTTCTAGCTTTGATTTCTCGCTCAATCATAAGTTTGAGCTTAATCAAAGTATCTTCAGAGAGATTGACTCCTGCAAGATGTCTTTTCAATTCTTTCGTGATGTTCATATCATCCCCTTAAACCTGTGACAGAATGTATTCGAAAATCTTTATAAGATTTTCTTCATTCAGTTTTTTCTTTCTAGCACTAGTATTTATAACTTTTTTAATTTCAACTTCACGCTCAACCAATTTACCATTTTCCCATGCCCATTCTTTATTTTCCATGATATTAGTTACAAGCGCATCTGGCGCAGATGGATCAGCAACTATATCAGCTGCCGTGACGAGATGAAAATCATCACAAACAACTTTAGCGCCATTTTTCTCCTGAAGACTGCCAAGCCCTCGACTGCTAACGCCTAGAGTGACGCCTTCATCCATCAAACTCTTCACTATCTTGCCGAAAGGAGTGTCCATAATTTTTGCTCGACCAACAATATTATCACCATCTTCTTTCAAGCTAATTATTTTGTGCGAGACACGGTCTAAATTGATGCTCGGATTCGTCGGATGGCCTAATTCGCCCAGAGCTCTATTTGTTTTCACATACTCATCAATATATCTTCTCGTCTCATTCTGCAGAACATCACGAGGGTAAATTCTGCCGTTCTTATTCTTAATATTACCTTGAAGAAAAACGCCTTCAATGTAATACTGCTTATTTTCTCCGACGCCTTCAGTTATAACTTGAACGTCGATATTGTCATTTAGTTCGACTAGTAGTTTCATTTCTAAACCTTAAAAATATCTAGGCTTACTTCTTTTTAACAACACGAGCTCTGAAAACATAGCCCTTGTCTTTCCTCTTCTTCATCAAAGACTCTCGAACTGCCTTTCGAATAATAGACAGCCTACCTTCAGTAATCTTTTCACACGATTTGGATTTTGAATTCCAAACAAATCCTTTCTCACATTTCATTTTTTCGCTTTCTTCATTTGCACTTTCCCCAATTTCTTGCTCATCATAGCCAAATTCAAATTGAACCAATTCAGGTTCAAGATAAACCGTGAATTCAAATGTCTGTTCATCGGTAGTGAAGTCGAGGTCAACCTCACCTTGTTCAGAATACTTATCCAAAGGAGATTTGCTTATAATTTCTGCTTCGTAACTATCTACATACTCGCATTCATCGAGCCAATCACTAAACCCCATGGCGCTTTGCTTGCCTCTCAATGTGACAATCAAAACTCCGTTATCATAAACAGAATCTCCGCCAAAACTCTTGGCAGCATTTTCGATTTTTGTCACAGCTTCAACTTCTTGGCTAGAGAAATCCTCAGCAAGACGTGTCATTCTTTGCTTGAACAGTTCTTTCAAACGCTTCGAAACAATCTTATGAAATCCTAGTGGATTATTTTGCATAAGACTATTAGAAACTTGTTTTACAAAATCTTTCTTTTCCACGTCATTTTCTCCTTATTGCCATTCTTTATTCTGTTTCTCAGGAAAGTTATCGTTTTCAGAATCTCCTAAGTCTTCAGAATCATCAGACTTTCTAAAATTTTCGGGTCTATCAGAATCAGGCGACTCCTGATCGGACGGAAACTCTTTATTAACCTGTTTAGCTTCTTCATCGCTGAATTTAAGCACATTCCTCAGAACCCAATCTTTCGTGAAGTACTTGCCTACGAAAGGATCAATCTGAGTTAAAGTGTTTATTCTATTATTTAGTATCTCGCTCTCTTTGTATTCAACAAAGTTATTATCTTCAGCATATTCCCATTGCAAACTACGACGAATTGCATCCCAGTCCTTCTCAGTGATAACATTCTTTAGAAGCAACTGCGTCTTAAGCAAATCCTCAAACAAGAACATAAATCTTTGACGCAAACGATCAATAAATTTCTTGAATCGATATTCGTCTCGATTTATTTCAGTGCCCTTACCAAAAGAAAATACAGGAGGGTCATCTTGGAATCGACTTACAGGCACATTCAAACTCTGATACAGCTTATTTCTAAAATATGTAACGTCATCAACTATACCAAGATTTTCTCCGCCAGGAAGAGTTGTAATTTCGGTGCCTCTTCCGCCGTCACGACGAGGAAGCCAGTAGTCCTCGATCATGCTTAGAATATTTTTTCTGTCAACTATGCTGCCTGTTCTGCTATCATAAACGAGCTTATTCTTAAAGCGATTCATCAAATCACGCATGTACTGCTCAGCTTTATTCTTAGGAAGACTACCAACGTCAACATAAATTACTCTTCTTTCGGGCGCTCTGCTCACGCGATAAACAATCAAACTATCTTCCATCAAACGCAAATTATTGAACGGGACAATAGCTTTGTAGAGATGACCCAGAACGGTATTTGAATTCTTATCGTAGATCCCACTATCAGAATAAGAAATTGCGTCGGGATTTATCTTCAATCCACGATTAATTTCTGCATATGACGCTTTTCCTATTCCGTCAGGTGTGTCAACGTATATGTAGTATTCAACAACATCAGCCGCGTTATAAATGCCATTGGCGTCAGGAATTGGCACTTCTCTTATTTTCTTGATCTTCAAAGGATCAATAGGGATGATTTTCTTAATCCCTTCTTTCGGCTTAGAAGTATCAATAACTTTATGCAAGAACATCTTACCATCAATATACCAATCCATGAACAAAGAAAGGCCACTATTATTGAAATCAATAATACTATATAAATTAACAAACTCTTCTACAATTTTACTTTTAACAGATTCGCTCAATTTAGAATCATTAGTGAACCCCAAATCAATAGCGCGACGTCCAGTCACGTCAAAAATAAAGATTTCATTTCTAATTTCTGTCAGAGCCAAATCAACATCAGGACTCATCGCAATGCGACGATATGTTCTAATTAATTCAGCCTCATTCTCAGGAACAGTGACGAGATCATAGTTATATAACATTACGCCTGCTGCATTGGCGCCAAGAACCTCCGAAGACGGATCAGATTCTATTTGGAATGCTTCAAGCTTACCAATCTTTTTGTTTTTTGTGATTGTGTAACCAAAAATATTCATCAACTATTCCTCAGAATAAATTTCGCGCTTAGAACTTAAAAGAGAGGAGATGCATCTCCTCTCTTTTATTTAATCAAGTGGTGGTTGCAGCAGACCAGTAATTAACTGCAAAAGTCACCTGGAATTCTTCAACTTGGTCATTCTGGTCGTAACCTAGTTGAATATCCCCAACTTGCGTCGGGAATATCCCCTCAACAGTATACTCCTTCAAGACTTGATTTTCACGACCAAGTTGACGAACTACTGCGTTAGCATAGTAATTTGATGGATTTTCCCATCCGCTTTCAGCGACATTGCGGTCATGACCTAGGATTCTATCAACCCATCGTTCAAATGTATCTCTGACGCTGAAATCAGAGTCGTTGATGATAGTAACGTTCCAGTCGTCAAAAGTTTTATCGCCTGCAACTTTCACTGCTCGGCCCATATATGGAACATCAACCGCGCCCATGTTGCTAGATGGAATTGAAGAGGCTTTGCATGTGTAACTAGCCTTCGTTGTAGCAAACGGATTCGCCACCAATGCAGGGAATGTTAGAATGACTTCATAGCGATTTGGACGAGCGCCACCGCCCTGAAAGTTCGCAATGAACGAATTTATACTTGGATCTGGCATATTCGACTCCTAATTAAACTGAACCGACAACTTCATTGAAATCAACGCCAGTGCGAACAGCAACAAAGTTGAGAGTGATGAAATTGATACTACGCGCTGGTTTAACGAAAATGCTAGCAACGAATTCGCCTCTATCAATAACATCGCTAGTATTATTCGTTTCATCGCATACAACCTTGAAATCATAAATCCCGCGGCGTCCTTTAACTTCACGCAAGAAAGGCTCAACCATGTTCTTAAATTGTGCTCGAGTGTACTGGTCATTGAACTCAAACAGCTGGTACTTGGCAGCTGTAGAAATTGACTTCTCAAGAACAATGAACAGACGACGGATATTGATATAGCTAAAAGCACTAGCTTTAGATTGAAGAGTTTTGTCGCCGTAGAGAACAGTGCCGTCACCAGTGAATGTCACGACAGGGTTAACATTGCTCTTATACAGCTCATCGCGCGACGCCTTATTCGGATTGAAAGCGAGGCTAACAACATTCTTGATTTTGCCGCGGTTGAAACCAGCAGGACTCCACCAGGGGTCATAGCTCTTGTCAGTTCCAGCGCAAAGACCTGCGATATCCCCATTCAAAGGAATCCAACGATACTTATCGGCAAAAACATCATACTGGAGCTTCCACCCGCTATCCATAACAGCATAGCTAGTACTTCTAGCAATAGCATTTCTCTTGGCAACAACATTAGTAGTTGAATCAGTTTGAGTGTGATTCAATACATCCTGCAAATCGGGGCTGAAGAATACAACGCAATCTTTTCTAACTTCGGCAATGTTGTCGATGACATGCTGAATAACAGCCGTGCTAGAAGAAGGGCCGCCAGCAGCTCCCAAGAAAAGAAGAGAAACGTCCACTTCTTCAGAATTGCGGAACATATCCCAACCTGTGGTAATTTGACCACTTGTCGGAGCAACACCATTCGATCCACCAGCCAAACTCTTACTGAACTGGCCGTTCAAACTAGCAAATTTTCGAGGCTGTCCGCTATCAGATAACGCTGTCTGAGCCCAATTATCAAAAGCAATATCGGAGACAACTGCAGTTGCTGTCGCGCCAGTCCCATCACCAGAAATAGTCACTGATGGAGCTGAAACATACCCAGCGCCAGGATTGGTGATTGTGATTCCTGTAATAGCTCCGCCAGTTATAACAGCAGTGCCTGTTGCAGTTGTGCCTCCAGCAGGAGCTGCGCTGAAAGTAACAGTGGCTGTAGTATAGCCAGAACCGCCATTTGTTACGTTGACAGCAGAAACATAATTATTTGCAACCAAATCAGAATCGGAAGGAGCTCCTAGATAATACACGTAATTGCTCTGATTATTAAGAACATTTCCGTAGAAAGCGGGGGCGCCATCCAACTGCTTAGCGTCGCTTGCTTTGCTCAAAAAAGCATATTTCTCGAGAATTGCCCCAGGAACGCCTGTAAACAACCCATCTTCATCAACAACAACGACGTGAACTTCATCATTCGATGCCCCGACGGCGGTTGCGAATTCACTCGTTCCAGGAGCGAAATCAAATTGGTCTTTGTAATCCCACGCGTTAAAAGTAGCAGAATCAGCAATGCTCACTTTCAAACTATTCCCAATCAATCCAGGACAGCGAGCTGCAAACTGAGCAGACGTATTTGTGCCGAAAATGATATGGAAATGATCGTCATTCTTAATCAAGAGGCCAAGGCCATCGGCGGTTGCATTTTTCGCAGAGGCTTCATCAACCACGCGAATAACATTTAGATTGCTTGTATAAGCCAGGAAGTTGCTCGCCGTATACCAATCAATATAGTTATCTTCAGTAGGCTTACCGAAAACACTAGCAAGCTCATTGACATTGTTGATAACCGTATACTTAAGCACTGGACCCCATACGAATTGACCCACAAATGCACCGCCGCTCATGCCGGCATTAGGCACGAAGTTAGTCAGGTCAATTTCTCTTGAGGCTACCCCTGGACTAAGTTGAGTTATAGATGACATATAAATCTCCTAGGGTTGTTTCTCTTTCACCAGAAAGTGTCAAATTTATTTATACAAAAAAGCATTCAAATCAACTCTTCCAAAGCGTAGGATCTTCGATCACGCCATCATTGTAATCAATCCCATCATCATAGAATCCGAAAATAAGATGATTGTTTTCTTCCATTTTCATATAATTGCTCTTTATAAGAGCTCGAACGTTAACATCAGTCAGTTCTTCGAAATACGGTTGAGTGGTGAACCAGCAAAACGAAACCAAAGTCATGACTATGTCATCTGTTTTGCCGTCCTCAGCTTGATATGTATGATGACGCTTAACAAATGTGCTAAGTTCTTGCACAGTCATGAAGTCAGTAACTACTAATGTGCCGCTTTCAATCATAGTTTTCAATGCACTACAACCAATCAACTTCGTTTTTTTAGTTTGCCTCAACCCAACAACTTCTCCGCTGATGCTTACCACATTCTCTCCGTCTTTTGCTTTTGACGTGAGCATATTCTCATACTCTAGGTCGAAGTAAAGACCGTCAGCAACAATTTTGCCGATACTATTCGACTCAACTATGCAATAAGCTTCATTATACATAGTCAAAATTTTATACGCCACATCAACGAGCATCAAAGGTGGTATGATATTGTTTCGGTAAACGGCGACTTGCTTGTAAGGCTGAATTGAAATGTCGAAAACATTGATTACGCTATAGTCTTTCCCAATCCCTTCAGAAACATCAATTGTCACTACATAACTCTTCCCTTCAACAGGCTCTTCATAAACATTGAATATAGTATCAGTTTTAATAGGATCGATGAATGTTAATTGCTGAAGTTTGTTGCCACTTATAAGTGTATCCGAGCTGCCAAAAAATTCCAGCTCATATTCTTGATCAAATTGTTTCTGAGAAATGTTTCTGAGCGTTTCTTCTTTCCATTTTTCATCTCTATGCGGATGGTAACGCCAAGAGTACTTCCTAGGAACAAAACTATTTCGACCAGCTTCAGCGTCAGCCCATAACTTGTAGAAAAGGTTCATGCCGTTAGGCGTAGATGTGATAAGAACCTTAGTCGTCTTACCTGAAGAAATGACAGGGTATGTTGAAGCAAAGAACTCGACGTCATTTTGAATGAACGCAAGCTCATCGAGATATATGATGTTCATCGATTGACCGCGAATGGAGCTTGAGCTTGTTGCGGCAGAAATGATTTTCGAACCATTACTCAATTCAATCGATTTCTTATTCCATTCTTGAACTCCTGGCTTTAAGAACCACGGCAGTTCTTCAAACATCTTCTTTATTCGATCGAGAATTTCTATAGCAGTGTCGCCTTTGTTAGCTAAAACCGCCATTCGCATATTTTTCTTGAAAATGGCCTCATACAGCAAGTAAGCAGCAACCGTTGTCGTTTTACCCATCTGTCGAGCAAGCAAACAAATCACATAACGATTATCTCGAAATGTGTTGACCATTTCCTCTTGAAAATCATACAATTCAAACGGAACTAGTCCATGATCAAGAGAAACGATCTTGACATAATTCTTGATGAAATATACAATATCACGTTTGCAACGGATATATTCTTCGACTTGTTCTTGCGTGAACGGGATGCTAACACCAGATTTCTTTAGTTTGATATTCCCGTTATAACATAGATCTGTCCTATCAATCTGAACATCAGAAACAGCGGCCATCGTGATCACGAAAATTGTTAAACACTTTCGTATTTATAAGTGACGCAAAAAAAAGGTTGACATCGCGGAGAGATGTCAATATAATATGAAGAAGATACAAACCAGTCGCGCGCACGCGCGTACGATCATCATGCTTAAGTGATACTCCCTCAAGTCACAAGCCTATTAGGGAGACCGCAAGTAAGCCTAAGGCAGCAGCTAAGCGATCAACGACCACGGTTATCAGTTGTTGACAGAAAGCGGTAGGTAAGTAGTGTAGTACTGGTTCTTGCTACTTATCTTGGCCCATACGGGCGACAAAGGTGCCGACAGCATTTGCTGGTAGATGCTCAAGACTGATCCGCAAAAGTCAAGAACATTGAGACGGCAGGATTCATCAGTAGGCATGCGTTCAAAACGAATGTCGATCATGAATCACAGGCGATGAATGCGTTGGTGCGCATTCGAGGTAACGGGAGCCAGAGAGATATGTAACTCTCCCCGTGGAATACTATGTATTAAATTAATTCTAGATAAAATTTAGCACAAATAAAAATCATGCGTGAGTTGAATTGACGAGTGAAGCGAGTCAATTCAACGAACGCAGCGACGAGTGAAGCGAGTCGCTAACTTGTAACATTAGCTAGTGTAGATAAGATCTAACGCTATTAAATCGCTTGAAATATCTAGATCTTTAAAAACATTTGACGCAAGGGTCTAGGTTCTTATTAGATCTAAAAACTTCCATCATCAATTACGTTGCTAACTTGAAGTAATTTTGCGAATAAATCATCAGTTGTACCAACGAATATCGCGTTATTATTTACGACACCTGATTGTTCTTGTGGACTATTGATTTTATTATTACCAGAACCTTGTTTCAAATTACGTTCAGATATTTCAAGCAGATCTTTATTTATATCAGCAATCGTTTTAATAAAAACCGATGTGCTTTCGTAAATCCTTGGACTTTCTGCTTCACGTGCTAATGATATTGCATTAGGTAGCAGTGACATCGCATGTTCTAGCACTTTTCTTAAGTTACTTCTCGCAAAGTCATAATCTTCACCTAGATTGTTTTTAATTTCTTGATATTTATCTGGCAAATCTATAACTTCATTCTTTACATATGGTGCTACATTTGTTGAAGCTTCAACATCATTTTCTACACCAGTAGCAGTTCCTAGCGCTTGTGAAATCTTATCCATCATTCGACCGTTCTATCCACAATTTCGTGCGGATCATTTTCGCTTGCAGTTCTAGGCACAACTTCACTTATCAAAGTCTCAAATTTATTGTTGATGTCAAGCTGCGTGAGATTTGTTATCGTTTCCTTGATGACATTTTGTTGCTTCACATCTCCGTATAGCCATCCTTTGAGTGTGAATCCTAGTGTCCACATGATAGTTCTTTTCGTGTCATAAGATCCTTCATATTGGATATCGAAGCTGACACTATTCAAAACGATAGGCACGTCAGTTTGAAGACTAAAATCATCTTTATCCTTTATCGTCACATTCAATTCAGGTGTGAAGAACGGAACTATTTGCTCGACAATTTTCAAGCTATCTTCAAATTTCTTAGTGGCAACATATAGATTGAATTGAAAATCATACGGAATTCTGCTGAACATGTACTTCTTTTCATCTATCGTTGGATCCTTAATTCTGCTCAAAGGATTGACGAATCTATTAGATGCAAAATTAAGACCGCTGATTTCAAATGCCATTCTTGGTAACTGAATTTCAATGTCGAGTTGGTCAAAGTCTGGCTTTTCAGTGAAATATGAAACGAATTTTTCTTTCGGCGCATAATGTATAGGGACTTTTATTTCGATCCCCTCATCGTTGATAAATCTGATGTCATCAAAGACAGTTCCAAAAGTGACAATCAAATTCTTGATTGTATTGTAATAAAATACTGGACGTGGCATTATAGGTCACCGAAAGGATTCTTTTCTGTGAAATCAATTAGAGTGCTCTTCTTAGTTTCAAGAGCACTGTTTATCGCCACCGAAAGATCGGCTGCGTTGTCGTTATTGTTCAGATTATCAATTGCGGAATTACCAGTATTGAATTTCTCATACGAGTATGTGAACAATTGACATTTCAATTCAAACACAAAGTATCTTCCTAATTGCCAAAAAGGCGATTCATGCTCAACGTACTTTATTTCAAAAAAGCTGTTCGTGAATGAGCCATAGCCTGAATTTTCAGTGTCACCTACGTAAATCAGATCACCTTCTCGAGGTCTGATTCTATTAGGGATGTTCAAGTCATTGAATCTCTTTCTGCTCATCATAAATGTAGCAGTGTCTGTCATCTGCAATCCGAATTTCGACATCAAGTCGCCTTCGCCGCCGTAACCAGTCACTTCTTGTAAATAAACTTCAATACTGAATGCAGAATTGAATCTCGATTGGTTAGGTTCGCCAAGAACTGGGTCAATTTCTAGATATTCTCTAGGAATATAAAAGACGTCTATCCCTGCATTCTTGATACTCTCAATCACTATGTCTTCATAGAAAGACTGTTCAGATTTATTTTTCAGGTGGTTGAAATATGGATTAGTTGCCATTTATCCCACCATGAAGTCAATCGGGAGCTGCCAAATATTTTGCAGATCATCCTCGAGTTTTTGAATCTCGGCGTTCGCGTCATCGAAAAGCTGTCTGCCATTCAGTGTTATGCCCGCTGGCAACTGGAACCCGTCGTACTTGAGCATATTCTGACCCCATTGACGCTTCATAAGCGCAGTTGCATATGCTTTCAGCCACATATCATTCCATACATCATCGAAATCATCAGGATCGAGAATCGCGTATGCTTCAATTACAATATTGTCTCCTACTTTCAATGTCGACCAGTCAGTATCCAAAAAAAGAAGATTGGAATGTTTGTTCCAACGAATCATCTTTTCGCGATTGAAGAACTCGTTTATAGTTTGAAGATACTGTTCAGTTATGACATAGCCGCTAATGCCGTCGCTCATAATTCTTCTTGCGTTCATGATCTCGGTCAAGAAGAACTGATACTCGAGATTAACACTACTTAGGCCATTTGCGTCAAGCGGAAGAACTTTAATGATTGTTATGATATTATCTGGTATAGTGATATACTTGTTCGCTATATCCTGAGCAGTCAAAGTAACTGTTAAGAAATTCCTTTGAGCTCCGTCGCCATGGAATTCCCAAAATTTTTGCAGCGCATCATCGATGCAATCGTCTACTTGCTCGTCGGCGACGTTGATTTCAATGACTGGCGCGCCAAGTTTTCTTAAGCAGTATTCAGCGAACTGTTGTCTTGAGTATATTATTGCCATACTTAGATCCTTGTATTCTTGTTTTTATTTATGGCAATGACAGGATTACATTCTCTCTGGTTTTATCAAATCTCTTATAATACTGTTATAGTTTTTTGTTGGATCATATGCCACCAGCGTATATGTTTTCGACATTTTCAAGTTCTCAAAATTATATTTCCCGTTTGCGTCACTCTTGGTTTCTGCGATCAATGCTCCGCTACTGTTATCATAGAGTCTCAGTTGGCATGCGATTGGCAATGTTGTTTCTGTAACAGTTCCATAAATTTTTCCAAATCCAGCAAAATCCTGAGGACCTGATGCTCTATTTCCGCTTACGACAATTGAGGATTTAGGAGACGATTGCGTTTCATCAGTTCTAGTTGTAATGAACTTTTGATTAAATGACGTAAATTGATACGGGTTGAGATTCGGATAAGGATCTGTATATGATAGTTTAAACTTCTGTCCAAACGGCTTCTGCTGTTGGTTGAAATTTGGGTAAGGGGCTGTATATGTTAGGGCATCGCCGATGCTTAGATTGATAGTATGGATTGATGTTCCGAAAGCACTAGGTGGCGTGAAATTGCTGGTATATCTGGCGTTTCCTATTGTGATGCGGACATCGTTTAAGTTTCCTTTAAGTGAAGCGAGTAGTCCTGTGATTTGCTGTCCTTCATCGTCTCTATAACACCCAATATAGCAATATCCTGATGAGTTTGTCATCAACGATTTTGTTCCGCATGAAACACTACCTGTTTGTATGCCGTTTCTGTACAATGATATTGTTGGCCCAAACCTAACTAAGGCTACATGATTCCAAACAGACGTGTCGAGCTGATCAGCATTCTCTCTTATCATATCATAACTACCATCAGTATATGTTATATATGCCCAGAAACATTTAGCGGTCTCATCGACAAAGAGAGCCCAGCCGTTTGGGTTACCCGCACTATGCCCATTTTCTCCCGCTGCTCCGCCAGCACCTATAGGCGTGATTCCTTGAGCAATATATACACTTCCTGCTCCGCCTGTCCCGCCGCCACCCCCAGCAACAATAATTCTATCAGAAAGCGCGTTTCCATTTAATCTAACATCTGTCGCGCCGCCGCCATTCCCGCCGCTTTCAGAACCGCTATTTTTGCCACTGCAAAGGCCGCCAGCGCCTCCGCCATTGTATCCATTTTGTCCGCCGACGTATATGTTTAGGACTGTATTTGCAGTGAGAAAAATATTCCCTGAACAATATCCGCCTTTCCCGCCATCAACTGGTGTGACAGCGGTTGATCCTTCACCCTGAGCTCCCCATACTTCAATCGTGTAATCATCGTCAGCTGGAACTGAGAAAGATTGTGGTGATCCAGTGTATGAAAAATTAGTTACTGTGTTATCGCTCGAACGCGTGATTCTAGCATAGCCGTCTCCTGGATTTCCTGTGGATATTGAACCGTCACTGAGAGCGAATGACTCGCTTCCTTTTTTAGAAATTGCATTTGAAAAACTGCTTGAAATGAAATTTGACCCACCTCCGCCACCACCTGAACAATATCCTCCATATATGCTTCCGCCAGCACACCCAGCGCCGCCGCCATAATACCCTCCTCCTCCGCCTCCGCCTCCGCCGCCAGCGCGCGATCCATGACCCGATCCCCCTTGACCGAGAGTTCCTGAATCTCCTGGGGTAGTTATAGCGCCCCCACTTGATTCGTCGCCTGAGCTCCCCCACCCCCCTATTCCCGCTACAAGAGCTCCTCCTCCTGCAACAGAATTTGCAGTGTTTCTAATAGTTGATGCTATACAGCGAAATCCTCCACTGCCCGCGTCAACTTTAACCCAAGCTTCTATACAGAAATCTGATGACCCAAAATTAAAAGCCGACGAATTATTAAAACCTAATCCGTCATTTCCATCGAAATAGACTGATCCTTGATATACGGATGAAGTTGTAAAAGTTAAACCAGGTGCGAATGAACACCCGCTATTATAATATTCTCTGTTGAGAACATATTTTGAGAAATTGATGAGTTTTAATGGCGTATCAAATAAAATCTCCAATGAGACATATGATTGAAGACTATCTTGAGATGGTGCGGCAAAAGAAATGCTCATGTTAATTCCTCAGATACTTCTCCAATTCGTATCTATTCTTATGAAATAGAATGTGCCTTGGTAAGAGCCATTAGCATGAGGTGCCACGAAAAATTTTCTCCCTGCGCTGTCTGTGAATATCGTATCTTCGTAGAAAACGGAATCTCCCCAGTAACAGGATTGAGCGGAAAAATAAAGTCCTGGCATATAGCCGCGAATCCCTTCAGTCTCTGAAATAATTGCGGTTGGATATGCGAAATGAATCCCTCCGCCTGTTATTATATTTCTTTTAGACAGTGTTGAATATCGACTCGCAATGCTATCGTTTGTTGTTGACGAGTTTGTAAGATATCCAAGAGGCGCGGAAAGAGTGAATCTTGCCTGTGAGTATGGAGTGTTGTCAGCTCTTCCTATCAGATGTTTTCCTTGATAATTTGCCCAAAAATAAAATTCATCTTGAATTGTACCATCATGTGCATTCCCGTAGTTAGAAGAAACTTGTCCGCGAGCGTGTTGAATTGCCAAATTATTGATATCATTTGTTTTATATGAAGGAAATTCCCCGAAGAAATAGCATGATCTGTATAATTGCTGACGATACTTATCATAGCATCCGTCGTGACAATAAAAAGTGCATCCTAGATAAAAAAATCTATCATCTCCAACAAGATGCCATGATAAATCTGTCCCAGAGCTAGAATTGCCGTAGTAGTAAGAATTGCAAAAATGATTCCAATATCCTCCTCCGCTCATTTGAATATCTGTCGGAAATGGATCTGTTCCGTTTGTCAAAGAGGTCATGCTCCTATAGCCTCGAACTCTGCTGAATGATGATGTGTCGTCAATATAGAGATAAGGGCGGTTGCCGCCTTTCGCGCGATAAACGGCTAAATTTGTTCCAGAATATTCTTTTGTCCATCCAAGTGGCGCAATCGCGCAAGTAATTGTTCCTGTTGCTGTACTATTCTCTAGATTCAGACCAGAAGCATCAAATCGCAAAGTGGTTGACGTCGGTATGTCTTTGATGATCCATTCTCTATTCAGTGCAGTCTGGTCTGCGCCTTGTATGAGTATTCTAGTTTCTGGTCTTTGATACCCGTGTGCAGCTGAAGTTGTTAAGGTTGCGATACCGTATGCGTCAATCGTCAAGGACGTTGCCGTAACTTGCCCAAATCCGTTAACCAAACATGCGTCTAGAATAGCTATTAGACCGCCTGCATTCATTGAAAGTTTAGGGGCATTTGTGTGAATTCGATAAAAAGGATTTCCGAAGAAGAATTTAACTGATGTGTCTTGTGGCATTACATCGTCCCTTTCAATGTGTGCATATCGCCGTCAATCTGAACAAGAAAATGCCCGTCAACAGTGTTTGCGCCTGATGTATACTTAGTGGCCATATACATGTATCTTACGCCATTGACATTTATGATGTTGTTTTGCTGATAGATTCCATTCAAGTATACTGGTGTGACAGCCATTCCTGGCAACTCTGCTCTGATGCTATTAGTTACGTCGTCCGTTAAAATTACGGGTTGACCAATTGGGATCTGATCGAGAAAAGGATTCAAGTTAAATAATCCTCTGCCTAAGCCAACACCGCCATTGGACCAATTTACGCAATCAGCGAAAGGTGGCGCCATTCTAAAACGGGTCGGTGCTTGCAGATTGCCCCAAGTCCCTGAAAAAGTTTGACGATAGTCATAGCCTTGAAGCCAAGAGCTGAAGGTAGATGTGTAGTTTATTTGGATCCAGTCACCAGGAGGAGAATTCTGACCGCCAGCTAGCACTGTGGCCGATGTGTCAGATTGATTGTAAACGTTGACATCTCCGAATACATAAACATTTCTTGAGCAATCGGTGTTGCATACAATATTCTGACCGCTGTAGTAATGGGTGCTCAGAAAGAAAAACCTATCTGTTCCAATGATTGTCCAGCCAATATCGGTTGTAGTGCCCCAAGACCCTGTATTGCCTGAATCAATTCGATGATACCACCTAGGCGGAGAACCCGACGCCGCTTGGTCGAAGCTCGGGAATGGGGAAATCAAATTACTTTCATTTGCCCCTTGTGCTCCCCAAGCGCCGCGGACTTTAGCGAATCCGTTTGTACTTTCGGAATCATCTAACCAAAGATAACGACGATTCCCGCCTTTCGTTCTATATACAGCTAAATTTGTCCCACTAAACTCTTTGGTCCAGCCTAGACTTGGAATTATCACAGTAATGTTGCTACTCGTCGTGACAGGCGTCCCAGCAGCTTGCGAATGCAATCCAGTCACGTCGATAACATATGTGTTTGCGTCTGGAATATCAATAATTTCAAACTCAGTATTGAATGCGGTGTTATCGCAGCCATCCACCTTTATTCGTGTTGTTAACGAGTAGCCATGGTTATTTTCAGTAATGACTGCTTTGTTAACGTCTGTTGGATGGATTGACATTGAAACTATCGCGCTGCCGAAGCCGTTGACAAGAACCGCGTCAAGAACTGTGATAAGGCTACCTGCGCTATTTGATAGCTTTGGCGCTTTATTTGCATTCATTGACCCCATTCCTGGAGTATGCCAGTAGTGTTTGATTAGAAAAGCTGTCATAGTTGTTGTGCCGTCCCGTCTATTGCATACCAATCTTCATCCACACTAATGAAATGGAATGCTATTCTGCCGTAATAGCTGCTCGCCCAGTTGCCGTAAACCCCCATAGCCATATATCTTCTATTTTTTGAATCATTCAGTAGCTGATTTTGCTTAATAAGAGCTTTTGTGTAATCAGTGGTCAGAAAATTCGTGGGTACAACATATAATCCAGGCGCAAATCCTCTGAGAACAGAATAAGCCATTCCTGAAGCGAATTCATTCCCTTCATAATCTTCGTATAGATAGCAAGGCCCCATGAAAATATAGCCACCTGATGCTGGATTTGGGCCTCGTGCAATACTTGGGCCATCGAATGAGCCTATTGGGTAATCCCAATCATTAATTTTAAACCCATATCCTGGCGGCATTAATGTCCAGTATTTGTTTCCAGTATTTTGTGTAAATCCACTAGCTAGAAAATTTCCTGTGATTGCTTTTTGAAAAATAAAGTGGCGGCCAGATTTTCTTCCATAATCATTATTATATGCCCATATGGGATCAAAACATTCTGCGCCTTTGATGATTACATTTTTCCTGTCATCAAGTTTGATACTTGGGAAATCTCCAAACATATATGGCGTTCTGTGAGGATCGGTATTGTTTCCGAACATATTTTGGATATAAAGATAGAAGAACCTATCGCACCCAATGATCGTCCATCCAATGTCAGTTGATGTTCCAGTTGGACCTTGATTACTCGGGTCTATGTAATGCATCCAACAGACAGCTTGATTTGCAGCAATAGATGATCCAGTTGAATTAGTAAATACGATTGAATTTTTTAAGCTGTCCCCATAGGCCATCCAGCTGTTGCTGCTAGCTTCGTTGATGCTGCCCATATATTCAAATGGCCTAACTTTTGAAGCTCCAGGCAATGCGCCATTAGTTCCGTTATCATCAATATACAGAAAATGCCCATTCCCAACTCGCGCGCGATAAACTGCGCGGTTTGTGTCACTGAATACTTTATCCCACCCTAGAGGCGGAACGTGTATATGCACATTGCCTGTTATGGTAGTATTCGCTAAACTCGCAGGTGCAGTGAAAGTAATGGTGTTTGCATCAGGAACCGATTCAACTTCCCATTCGCCGTTTATGTCTGCTTGTTCTGCGCCATATATTTCAAAACGAGCTGGGACATTATATCCGTGATTTGTTGCTGTTATGGTTGCTTTTCTATTAGCATCAACAACCAATGATGTTACAGTCTTGTCTCCGTAGCCGTTAACAAGAACAGCGTCGAGAAGAGAGATCAAACTCCCTGGGCTATTGGTCAGCTTAGGGTAATCGTTTTGGGTTGTTCCAAAAAAAGTTCCGCCGCCGTAGTAAAATTTGACAGGAAATTTTGCCATTCAATTACCATCCGTGTGAAGTTTGATTTGCTTTCAGTTCATTGATAGCTTCAACCAAATTATTTTTATCAGTTGTTTGAAGCAAAGTCAAGTTACCGATTTTGCTAAGCAATTCATTTACTGCATTAACTAAGTTGTCTTTTGCTGTAGTATTTAATGTTGAAAGAGAGCCGTCGCGTGAAATACTATTAGTATTGACCTCATTAATTGCATTAACTGTGCTGGTTTTGTCTGTAGTTGATAGATTGCTAAGATCGCCGACCTTTGTTGATGTGCTTGAAGCTAAAGAATCAACTTCATTGATTGCGTTTACTAGATTATCTTTAGCTGTGGTGTTTAATGCTGAAAGACTTCCGTCACGAGAAATGCTGTTAGTATTAACTTCGTTAATTGCATTCACGAGATTGTCTTTAGCTGTAGTATTCAGAGATGAGAGAGTTCCATCCCGAGAAATACTGTTGGTGTTGACTTCATTAATCGCATTTACTACGCTAGTTTTATCTGTAGTAGAGAGGCTAGTAAGATCACCAACCTTTGTTGATGTGCTTGAAGCTAGAGCGTCGACTTCATTAATTGCGTTTACTAGATTATCTTTTGCTGTGGTACTTAATGTTGAAAGAGAACCATCCCGAGAAATGCTATTGGTGTTAACTTCGTTAATAGCTGCAGTCAGAGAGGTTTTATCGCTAGTTGAGAGCGAAGATAATGTTCCTATTTCATTAGATAAAACCGAATTGAGATTATTTAAGCTAGAGACGAGTTCATTTATCGCGGAAACGACATTGCTTTTGCTAGTAGTTGTTAATGATGAAAGAGAACCGATATTTGCAACTAGCTCATTTGTTGCATCAACCAAACTACTCTTAACAAAAGTAGTTAGAGAACTTAAATTCCCGATGCTGTTATTGATATTTGATTCTGTGCTAACCAAATCTGAACTGATCTGATTAGTCGTCAATCTCCATGAATTAAACGTATCGCTAGGTAAAACTGTTCTTTGAGTTGCCATTAGATTTTCTCGCTCAGTAGTTTGATGATTTGGTCTAGTTTAGATTCTAAACTATCAACTCTCTTTTCGATTGACTCGAGTCTATTGCTCGTTTTTCTTCTCAACAAAGCTGCGCGGTAGTCTTTATCGTTTCTATTAACAATAAAACTGCCGTCTATACGAACATAGTCTCTGTTATCTTTTACGACTTCTTCTCTCATGTCACTGCCAATGCGCGGAAGTTCTTGAACAATGGAGGATTAGCAGGGTTCTTAGCTCTTCCGACAATTTTTACCTTAAATGAGCTGAATTCGTTGCTACCAAAAACAGTCGGCATCAAGTCCGCTATATTGAATTCAACTTCACGGAAGTCATCCAGGCTCGTGCTAATGAAATCTTTCCATACATTTTCAATTAGAATCCACGGCTTCGTATCGATGTCAACTCTCTCCCACGGATTGAGAACCTTCACGTATATATCAAAGTCGGAATCAACAGGCTTATATGCATCTACTAGAATTTTTGCGTCAAGTGCTGGGTTTTGAAGTGTAAGCGTGCGTGTCACATATTTGAATGCTTCGCTTCCGTTCATCGGGTCAGTTTCTGGAACCAGCTGATTGAGAGCGTTTGGCTCAACCGAATATGACGAAGGGTCAATAAATTCGACTCTGTTTGCAACACCTACCATATTGAAAGTGTCTAAATTAATGACGGGACTTACCAAGGGATTTTTTGTTTTGAAATTTCCAGTTATCTTTATACTCGAATCGCCTGCAAGCTTTCTTGTTTCATTCAAGCTGTTTGCGAATTTGTATGGCTGACCAACGAATGCGTCTTGTCCTAATGTAAATACTTTAGGATCGAGTCGAACGTAATCTTGCGATTCGAATAGGCCATTGCATTTGTGTCCAATGCCGCTCAAACTCCATGAATAATCTGTTCCATTTGACATAAAGCTTCCGCTGACGTTGAACATTTCGTAGCGCTGATTCGAGTTGATAATGACATTGCCACCAGCAAATCCAGTCGATGATGCGGGCGTATTAACTTCAACTATAAAGCTATCTGCGCTATCAACAGCGAGAATAGTCAATTCATCATTCAATTCATCAAGTGGTATTCCATTTATATCTATATTGAAATCTTGGTTTATTACCCCATTCACCACATTGCTAGGTCCTATTTTTATAGGTATTTGAGTGAAGTTAGTTATGAGGTACTCATCATTCAACTTAGGAGTTATGCTCTGAGCGCTAAAAGATTGTCCTGCTACAAAATGTCCTTTTATTTCTGACAGCTCACAATCGACGGTATTGTCTTGTTTAGTTTTAACTTCTTTTACTATTGCTGACCCTGTGGCAGAAACAATCGTTTGACCTTCGACTAACTGACCGCTAGTAGGCGAAACATTGAGCCATGTGAACTCGCCAATTTTGAAGTTCGTTTTATCGCCAACTGCTGCGCCGTGATTATTAGCATGTACTCGAACTTTTCGGCTTCCTTGCTGTGTTTCAAATGGATTGAAAACAATAGTTTCGTCTAGTAGTTTTGAATTCTTGAGACCAAGAGTCATTTCATCATATTTGAAGTATGCACAATACATGGCATATTTCAAATCCTCATCCTGACTCGCGGTCCAAGTTGAGTTGTTCTGAGATTTGAAAAGAGATCCGAGAGAAGGTTGCTTGTCAATTATGAATCCTGGTCTCGTGACATCTTCTTGGCCTAGAACAGAAATCCAAACTCTAGTATCAGGGGTGTTTCCGCCGACTATGAGCGCGTAGTCTTTCCCACCTTCGACAAAAATCGGATAGGGGAATGTTACACGAGTTGAGGCAACTCCAGAAGTATCTGCATTAATTTTATCCCAATTCAGTATAGTTTCTCCTAAGACAACTTCTCCTGGGTACCCATTCTCTGTGTTCTTTATCTGAACAAAAATGACATCAGATTCAGAAACTGAATGGAACCATAAATCAACTTCAGTTATAAAGCAATCAGCATCAATGTGGAATGTCTGTGCTAGCGGGTCGGCGCACCTAAACATTGAATACTGGATCGAAATCGGTAGCGGCTGCTGCGGAGGAAGAATGAAACCAGGATGCGGGTATACGGCTGGAGGCGGAGGAGGCGGAGGAGGCGGTGTCCGTTTCGTTACTTGTGTGGAATTTTGCCAATCTATTGCTGATGATGTTACGCTCCAATTTTGAGATCTTGCAGTGCTTACTGTTGTGTTTACGTTCTGAGTTGTTTCAGAAACCGCAGTGTCAACGAATGTCGGCGTTATGACATTCATTGTTGTTGATTGTTTGCTAATATCAACGCCTCCAGCCCAGTAAATTGCTTCTGCGCTTGTCATTAGCAAATCAGGGTCGCGGCTATCCTTAGGATCGTTAGTTAATCTGAATGTTTTCTGCCCATTGAAGAAACGACCGCTAGGGATTCTGAATACACCAGACACATTCCCGTCACTGTCAACAACCAAGCTGCTTCCGTATTCAGACCCGTTCGAAAGAGGTCTGCAATCGCTTGTGACATCGACGCCGTCAAAGAAAGCATAGAGTCTCGTATTGGGTTTCATTCCAGTGGCGTGAAACTCAACATTTATAGACCTCATATAAGGTATAATGTTGATATCGGTTACTCTGTCTCCTAAATCATACGCTCTTGTTCTCGTATCAAATGTAGTGCGAATGCCGTCACGTTTCAGAACTTGAGTTGTTGTTGTGACTGTAGTTGTCTGCGTCCCTCCAACTGTAGTTGTCGTTGTTCCTCCGATATTATGTACAGAATATCCGCCAATGCTGCCATTTGACCAACTTCCTGTGATGGATGAAGATGTCCAGTTTTTTGTAGACGACGAGGACCATGGCTCAGAGGTTGTGCGACTACTAATAGTCGTGTTCATCACGCCCCAGGCGCCCCATTCCGTTCCTAAGACTCCAGATTTTTGAGCTATCTTATTGATAGCGTCGATGCCAGTATCAACGCTGACAACCATATTAGGTTCACGATTAACGTCGCACCAGCTATCATTGTTTGGCGACAAGACCATTTTTCCTTTTTTCTCATATATTGAGTATGGGTTGACAGAAATATGTTTACTTGCATATGGCTGGCCGTTCAAAGTTACGCTATCGTAATCAATCAATGCTATCGTGCCTAGAACTCTGGCATTTTTAGTGACAGCTTCATCGAGATCAAATTTTGTATTGAACATAGTGTACGATGGGCGAAGTTCTGCTGCTTTTCTGTCGAGAGCTGCCCTGAACTCATTGCTGCCTAAATCAGCAGCTTGATAATTCATGAAGTTGTCGACAATGAATCCGTTTTTGAATCTATCAAATCCATTTGCGTCTTTAATAGACATATCGGCTGATTGTTTCTCTAAGAGAGAGAATACAGTCTGATACTCAATATTTGATATGCGCTCTTCTATCCGACCAATGTCGCGCATCGTATAGCGTTTATTCTCAATAAACTTTATTGTCACATCTTTTTTGATATCATACACGAAAGGCTTCATATTAACTTGGTAAATCGCCATTTCGTCTCCGCTTTCGATTCTTGGCGGAACAGGAGATTCGCTACTAATGCCTTTTTTCTGAAAAATGTCGCCATCTTTGTTAATGACGATCATGTCAATACGCGGGAGATAATATTCAATGTCCGCCTTATAGATGCCGTTAAATGAAGGCTGTTTTGCGTCGACTGGCGATGTGTCTAGAATTAGAGGGCGGAAATCAAATGATGTCCTCATGTCGTATGTTACGCCAGATGATGACTTATAGTAAGGGATATCCTCGTATCCGTATTCTGTGCTTGTATCGTCGATGATATTTCTGTAGCTGTCAACAATAAAGAAATCGCCTGGGCTGTGTTCGTAGTAAGTATAAGTCACTTCAAATCTATTGTTAGCGTCCCAACTAGGAGCGTTTGAATTTGCTGTAGCAACGATAGGCACATAAGCATCGTCGGTTTGCCCCGTTGTCCATGTAAAATAATTAGTGACATCTGTCTTATTGTTAGGCGAATTTGGATTGTAAGTAGTTATGCTTGTCAACTTGAATAGGTCTGATTTCGTCAGAGTTAATGCCCCTTGAATTAGATGCAACCCCGTGTCAACTTTATTAACCAGCGTTTTTGTCTTTTCAATTGCATTGCTGGTTATGACGCCATGGAATAGTATAAAAGTCTTTCCTGCATACGAAGGGGCATTGATTTGAATAGAACTCGGTGTTATCGTTAGATTTGATAGCGGGAGTTTCGTAAATGCGCCGTTGCTTCCAACTACGCCGCACAGAGTATACGTCGGATTAGCTGAATCAAAAACTTCATTTGTTCCTGCATTGAATGTATAGCTTCCTGATGAATCTAGAGTTGCGCTAAATTTCTGACGTCTCGTATAACTTATGCTGCTAACTGTTGGGTTGTCAGCGTCATGCAAGCTCTTGACATTAGAGCATCCAATATCCCAAATAAGAGCTGTTGAGTTACTATTGTAAATTTTGGGGTTATTTGTCAAATCATCATTTACAGTTGATGCTGCAAAATAAACTGCCCCTGTATAATGGAGACTCTTGACCATGTCATATGTCTTTGTTGGATTCATACTAATATTAGCGACATATAGACGATAACGATCGACGCCGCTTACAGTTGAATCATATTCAACATCATAAACTTTCATTTTTCCGATGATGGCTCCTGTAGGGAGATTTCCGCTTATAGCTCCATCATAAAGATCAACAGATTCATTAGTGAAAATTCCAGACCCTGATAACCCAATTGGAGCAAATGAGCTATTATTGTCAAGGGTTACAAGTACATAGTTTAGACTGCTGAATCTATTGAATTGATTGCGAAGCTTCTTCGTTTCTCTTGCCTTGTCAAGAAAAACCATTGACTCTGAAATTCGTTCTACTTGATAGCCTTTTACATACGCTTTCCCAGGGCTAACGATTCCAACCATCAAATTATCATTCCCACCTTCGTCGACGGTGAAATATCCGTTAGGGTCGTCAGCGCTCTTTTTAAGATGCTCAAAGAATTTTACTTGGAATGGTATTACAGTATAATTCCCACTTTGGTCGTAAGTTCTTTCGGCAAGCGTGTCCATGAGAGCAGCATAATCTGTTTTCGTTGTAACATATTGGGTAATGCCTTTAATGACTCGAGCAAGCGTTACGAAATTTTCTCCGTCTGAATAATTAGTTGAACGAACAGCAGGAATCAAACGAATTCTCGCTCGATCTGCACCGCTAGCAGAATAATTCGGATAACCTAGCGCATTATCATATAGACTAGGATCGTCGTCAGCTGTTACGATATCGAAAACTACGTCAAACCCGATAGTATAACTTTCTTTATCGGTTGAGTATTTTTCCGCTACTAAGATGTCGGGTCCAACATCGACGAAATATCCGCTAACATAGTAAGTGCTTTCAGGTATGCTCCATAGAGTCCCTTTTCCAGTAGGTGGCAAATTTGCAAGAGGATCATTGCTTCCTGCACACGTTGGGCAACGAACTTTACAGCTATATGTGACAATGCCGTTATTATCAACGATGTCGATTACTTCTCCATTCAAGAAAACATGCGTTTTTTGGTCAACTGCAGTTAGAGTGTAATTGACATATATTGTATTCGGGTCATTGCCTGTCATCGGGACAGATTTGACCAAAATCGCCTCGATTTGGCTAGTTCTTCCTCTAAGAACTTTTCCGTTTAGTCTATCGAGGTTCAGAGGAGAGTTGTCCCACGGGCTATTCGCTTCTAACGTAACATAAGGTGTATCGAGCTTCTTAGGGGCATTCCCGTTAATTAGAGCTCCGTGCTTGAAAACATGGTCAGCAAATCTTTCGAGCTGATGATGTTGTATGCTTTGAATTTGATTCAACTCGCGCGTTTGCACTGGCTTCGACGGCTTAAAAAGAATGCTAACAAAATTCTTGTTGCCGTCGAAATCATCGAAATAAGGTTGTTTGTTAACGTTTATTGACATAATTGACTGACTTTCTGAAATACTTTGATTTTATTTATTCTCAGAATACAATTGCAACTTTTATATGCTCTTCTTGCCCGTCTGTTCGAGTAACGCTCATAATATTGCTCAAGTAAATGATATACCCTTTCCCAGCAACAATTTTATTTAGAGTGCTAGAGTTATTTGTGAAATCAGGATGAGCTGGTCCTATGTAGTAAGGAGAGTATGCGAATCCAGAAGAATCCTCAATATCAGTTATGATACCTATTTGACGAAATGCGTTCGAAGCTCCGTTTGGGAAATAAGGGCTGTCGCTCTCGAGAGTTGCACTAATGATAGCTGTTGATGCTCCTAGTTCACATGTGATATTGCTACCATGCCCATTCATTGGCGCCAAAACTGCTTTCGCAACAGCTCCTGCGCTCCCAGGGATGATCCACACTTTAGCTGTTGTATAACCAGTGCCGCCATTTGTTATATTAACGGATTGAATAGATCCGTCAGCGGCAACTGTCGCTGTTGCTGTCGCGCCAGTCCCATCACCTGTGATTAAAGCGATGGCTCCGTTTGTATAGCCGCTGCCTGGATTGTTGACAGTGAATGTTTGGATTGCTCCAGTGGTGGGATCTATCGCCGAAACTGTTACAATTGCACCTGACCCACTAGAGCCGCTTTCTTCAACAACTGCATAAGTCTCAGAGTCGTACCCGCTTCCAGGATCAGTTAGCAAGACTTGATTAATTGTATTTGTTGGTGTTTTAGTTGCGAATGCATTCGCGTTGCTCCCTGCGCCTACAACAGTTACAACTGGAGAGGAAAAAGTCCCTGTTTGCAATAGAATTTTGAAAGTGCTAATACTCTTTACTTTTGCGGTTTGCTGTACATTCCATTGTTCAGAGCCATCGTCATATGATTTGTATTCAATAGGGATGAAATCGCTTGTTAAGAAATTAGCAGCATCTTGGCTGCTAACAGATCCCATGTACTTCCATGAGTATCCGTCAGAAAGGTTTATAATCGAAGTGCTAGTGCCAGTCGGTTTGCTTGTTGATGGCGAATTGTTATTATTGTTTAGACATTTGTAAATGTTGAGCTCATCGGTGACAACGAAAAATGGATTGGTATATGCTGTAGGATCGAAAGGATCTTTGTTACTGTCATACTGTGAGTATACAGCTCCACTTGTCCAGTTATTTCTAGCAACGCCCAATTTGATATTATCGCTCGAAATTCCTTTTAGTCCAATGATATCATTTAGTGTTGTGTAATCTTGCGCATCAGTTGTTACAGGAATTGGTGGGTTATTTTCATCTTGCCATGCGGTTTTCTTGCCAGTGAACAAATATAGATTGCCCTGGAAGCTATTATTGAATGGCATAGCTTCAACAAAGACCCAATTAACGCCGCCGTCGCTTTGAATGCCGCTAAGATGTGTTGGGGGATTCCCGCCTGTTATCCCTGAAGTTGTAGCTGCATACTTTGCTTTGTCGTAATAGACTACTTTTCCAGCAGTCACCGTCATACCTGAAGCCCATGCGTCTGGCTTTTTAGAGCGCAGGGAATTCAAAAAGCTGTTGCTTGTAAAACTACGAATATTTTGACTAAATTTTGCTGGCATAATGTCCCTCAGACCGTTGTGATAGAAATTTCAGGATCAATAGTTCTAGATTCAACTGTGTCATTCCGCACGTTGAATACATCTGTTGTCAATGAACCGAAATTGCTATTTTGATAAGTTAGATTCGGTGAAAATTTCAACATCTCTAGATTATTTATGCTGAAAATTGTGCTTTTCTTCGATTGGTCAATAAATGCCCAATCATATAGATAAGATTGAGGAGCCTGTGTATTTAGAGAAGGCAGTGTGAGATTCTTGATTATTATGATTTCGCTAAACCCTTCAATTTGCGGGAATGCGATTGATAATTCGTCCAGATAAACATTGTATCTCTTATAACCTACTGGGTGCAGCAAGTCATCTACTGCATCATTGAACCTTACAGACGCAACTTTGCTATGAACTTCATATGAGAAATTTTGGAAATAATCGCTATCATGTAGTATACAGTTAGTTTCTAGAAATCCATTAGTATTCTTATATGATGATGTGTCTCTGCTCACACAACCGCTTATGTCAACATCTATTTCTGCTCCTGTTCCAGTTGCGCTATTAACTACAGCTGTTGGATTTGGTATGTTATATTTCCAATATTGATCGATTATATCTGCTGTTTTTATTCCGCCGATATTTTCGCTATGAGCTGAAATAGAAGCGCCATGACCGCCTAACGACGTTATTGTTAAAATTGGTATCTTGACATAATCGTAGCCAGGACTCCATATTTTTACGTCTTGTATTTCGCCATTAGCTCCAACTTCACTGACAGTCGCGAAGAATCCCCATCCTTCTTCAACGAAACTGGTTTTTATTTGATCGCCTACAGTATAGCCTGACCCTGGGTTAATGATTGAGACGCTTGATATTCCGCCTCCATAGATGCTCTTTACTTTAGCAAATCCTTTTATCTCTGATCCTTGAACTGAAATAATATCTCCTGGATTATACAAAGTGCCAGAGTTCTTGATGTTTATTTTTGTGCATGCAAAAATTGTTTCAAGAACATAGTTTTCGCCATTAGATATTTCGACGGTTTCATTTGGTATGAAATCTAGGTTTGTTTCATTGACCATTATTTTCAAATACTGTTTGCTGTCATATATGAACGGAATTACTTTCTCTATTGAAAGCGATGTGCCGCTTCTCATACCTGTTACCGTTATGCTTAATGAGTCTCCTCCGACAATTTCATCAAACAAAGCAGTTCCGAGATTATTTGCGGATGTCAAAATCCAATGATCTATGCTGTAGTTAGCATCACTTAGAGTGAATAGTCGATTTCTTGGGTAATTTATGCTTACTTCTTCTCCAAATAAAACCCTGAAAAGGTATTTGAAACTATTTTCATTTCCTCTACTCAGATAGAAATCTCTTAGCGATGAAACTAATGCGCTTTTGCTAATAGTTAACGGGCGATCAAATATCCATCCTAGCTCAGATATGATATAGTCAATGTAAGGCTCGATTTGATTGTTTACTTCCTGGCCTTCTCTAAATTCTGTTAGGACGCGAACGAAATTTTCGTCTTCTTCCAGCCATTTGTAAAAATCGACTATTAATTTATGCGCAGCAGGATATTCCTCTGTTATAAAATTAGGAATTCTGCTTTCTATCTTAGGGTATAATGGATTACGCATAAGTTACATTCACATTGACATTGTTGAATATGATTATATTATTCAAATAAGTATCGATATCATTTAGAGCTGGATTTGCTGTGAACTCAATCAACCCTCTAGTTTTATTGTAATCGGTGTCGCTAATAATGTCGATGTCAAGTATAAATTTAACGATCCCGTTTTCATAATCAATTGTCCCGATCGGTTTATTAATCAGCTTATCTCCGTTGCTCATCACCCAAAGACTGCCGCTCCCGTCATCAGATATACTGCATTTGTTCATTCCGTAAGTAAACACTGAGCTCTTCAAACTTCCTTGAACAATCTTGTTTCCAAAAATAACTATATGTTCAGTTGATGCACGATATATGATTGTAACGTCTTTAGACATCGTTTTCGTGCTGTAAATTCTCGTTATTGATGGCTCGCTTTGACGAATATAGTCCAAGAAGTCAACTTCACTTAACCCTGCGTCAAACTTATCGAGTTTTTCTTTTCCATATGATACAGCCATATCATATACCAGACTTTCGATTTCACCTATGCTTTTATACGTGACTGATGAGTTATACTTTACAAATAGGTTTATATCCAATTTCAAATATTCTGGATCAACAATCTTTTGCTGAATTCCTACAACGCCATATTTCGTTAGTATCTGCTCAATTTCCTCTCGAGCGTAGCCGCTTAGAGTCAATCCGTACTTTGGTTTTATGCAAATAAAAACAGTTCCATATTCTCGTGTATAATTTTTTTCGCCACCCCACACATTTATGCTATCAATATTTCTAAACTCATTTAACAATATACTTCTATAATCACTTTCAGTTACAATTCTATTCTGACGACGGTAATGATTTGGTATATTGAATCTTAAATCATCTATGGTTTCTTCATCCATACCACCATTACTAACTTCTGTCACATTGGTTGAGAATATGGAAAAGAATGCAGTGGTATTTCTAGTGTATATGGACTGTGGCGGCTGAACATACGTCATGGTTTTGCATCCATTGCCAGATTCTCCTTTTGAGCTAAGGTAGCTGGCTTCAATCATATTTCCGTTTCCTAATTTAGCTCCAAATTGATCATTACCGAAAAATATTTCGTAGTAACCGTCTTCATTGGTGCTTATATAGAAAACTTTACTATCAGGTTGCAAATCAAAAAGATTGCTAGCTAACTTGAATTCTGTTTTTTCTGTGCTATTTGAATCATTATATACGTCTATTCGAAGTGTGTCAATATCAACTGTTGCGTCTTTTATGATAAATCGCTGATTGATTTCTGACGAATTTACTACGAATCTCCATTTTTTCATCACTCCTTCATAAACAGTGAATTCAGGAGAAGTATAGCGAACGAATCGAACATTATTAGGGCCATTATATTCTTCTCTATTGTAACATATAACATCGTCGATTACATAGAATGTTCTGCTATCATTATTTGTATTTGCACCTGAGAAATAGCTCCCTCGAGGGATTATGACGCTTTTTTTCTCAGGATCTTGCGAGATATCAGCGTCGCATGTCAGAATGACACGAGCTCTAGCGCTTCTTACACCTTTCGGGATATACCCATTCAACTTCGCTTTGCTAAGCAATGTTTCGCGCTGTGTTGCGCTATCAATGAAGCTCTCATTCAAAAGCATTTTCACGTAGTATCCAATGTAATGCGCATTGTAGGCGAAGATGTTAATAAGAGAACTTATTCCGCTAGCGTCAAAATTGTAATCTTTGTACGCTGCGTCTTGTTTAAGAAATTCGATGAAATTTGATTTTATTTCGTCGAAATCCAAACCATCTATGGGAAATGATTTCATTTACCTGACTCTCTGAATGTAGAAGCTAATGTTATCATTGATCAGCAAACTTTGGATTATGTACATTATGGTTATTACATAAGAAGTTTCATCTTGTGATAATTCAACATCTATTTCACTAATTTTAACCCTTGGCTCGAATGTCTTTATAAGCCATTCAATTTTAGAGCGGATGCTTGATTTGACTGGATTGCTCGGAAGATCGAAGAGATCTTCTCTTAAATGATTGTGGTGCATAGATGAGAATGGGACGTCCCATTTTTCCCAAGACATCAAATGAAGTAGTGCTCTTTTAACAGCATCGGCGTTCGTCTTTGGATAGATATCCCCTGTTAAAGGATGAGGAACTAAAGAAAGATCTAGGTCTTTATAAAGAATGATTTCTTCCATTATCCACCTATGATAACATTTTCAGACCCAGTCATTACTATGCTTCCGCATGAAACAGGGTCACCGATTCTTCCTGCGCCTAAACCATTTACAATTACTGTTGAGCTCCCTGAAGCGAGAGCTCCTGGGTGGCAGAGAAGGCAACAATGAGCAGCCCATGCGTCGCCGACTCTATGCTGAGGTCTGCCGTTAACTAAGACGTTTTCGCTCCCGCTTATACAAGGGCGAGGCGGAAAACATCCATGTCCTGTACAAATGTCGCCGAGTCTACATGCTGGCATTCCCATCTTTTTCTCCTTTATCTCATATTTATATGCATCCTCGAGGAGGAACTAAGCAATACTTCTGATTTGTTATATTTCTTACATATGTTCTAAGGCAATATATAGTTTTCTTTTTGATTGCGGGTTTACTTGGTTGTATATTTTTCTTATCGTCCGCGCAACAAAGAGACGTCGGCAACTCTTTATATTCTTTTGTGATTTTTTCAGTTGTGCATGGTTTGCACTCATCTTTTAAGCTCATATGCACGAATACTCCCCTGAGAAGATAATGAATTCCATAGGCAACGATTGATTTAACTTATTCACGTTCATAAGAAATTCATAATCAATATCAGACTTGTTTCTCCCGTCTAATAGAACGCTCTGACGCAATTGTATGCGTCCTTTATTGTCTCGCAAAGTGATTCTAACATTTTCGAGTCTAGTTAGCTTATCAGAATCTGCTTCTATTATTCTTTTCTTTATAAGAAGATTTATGAAAATTCTACTATTTATGAGCTTTTTCATAAGCTCTTTAGTTGGCGTGTCTATTTCTTTTTGGCTCTTCTGTGCTGTTTTCATATACCATGAAATCAGATTATCTGAAGAGACATCAATTCCGTTAGGTATCTTGATAGTCTGTGCGTCATTTCTCTCGTCATAATCTTTATCTGGTATTTGCAGCCCCGTGGCTAATGATGCGTCATCAGGCGATCCAGGATTGCATGGATCGCATAGAGCCTTCAATTCAATTATTTTTCTCTCTGCTGAAGGCGTCTTTATATCGCATTCTAAGCATTGACTCTCCAACACAATATCATTTTCAGGCTCAACTATAACATCATATGTTTTGCTAAATGGCAACTGTTTCTTAAAATTTTCTTTTTCAATATCCCAGTTGTTATAAACACGTATACAGAACCATCTTTCATCAATAGCTAATGGGAATCCAGGCAATGTGATTCTAACTTTGAAGCGCCATTGTCTTCCCCATGGATGCCACTCTCCTGTCGGATATTGTCCAAACCAATCTGCGCTAGGGCTCAAATTAGCGTTTTCATCGCAGCAGTCTAGATTAGGCAATGTGCCATAAAGTCTGCCAGTACTCAGAAGAGAGATTCCTGGCGGCAAGTTGCCATCAATCAAATCATAGAAAATTGGTCGAGTGCAAACTCTTTCGGGTCTTTTTTGTGTAACCGTAGTTATTACGGATGATCCTTCGCTGAAAACTGCTGATATTTTAGCCCATGACTCAAATCCTGAAAATATTCCAGTTATATACGCATCAATGGTTGAGAAATAATTTGTGACACACATAAAGAATGTGCCAGCCGTTAAGTCTTTTTGAAAATCTTGAAACATCTCTTCAATGAGAGTTGATCCTAGATCAATTAGAGACTTCGTGTTTTCATCATATGAAAAAATGTTAATTATCATTTTTATGCTGGTATTTGATCCTGACGGATATAGCTCAGTTGAAAATTTTACCGTATCTTGTTTAGATGTTTTGAAAACAAAAATGTGCTTGTTACCAGCCCCAATCGAAAAATTGGTCCTTGTATTCGGAAATATCTGATCGATATCATCAATCGATTTAGTTGTAAGTAAATTAGAAATTTCTTCGTAGCATGTTGCCATCAGAAACACCTTGCTTTTATATCATGTTGATACGGATACAGTTCAATCGGTACTGGTGTGAATTTTTCAGGTATTGGATCGCCATCAGCATTCATGTATATGTATTCATTTTCAAGGCAACCGTCATCGACGAATTCAACTTGAACGTCGAGCTCTAAAGAAACTGTTGCAATCTCGCCGCCAGCGCCTATCCAATCTGGCTCGTAGAACTTAACAAATACATTTGATCCGCCTGAAGGATTTAGACCTTTGAGGCTAACTGTAGTCGAAAGAGAAAAATCAAGTCTTTCGCCGCCCACCGCGTATAGCTCCCATCTATCGATAACGAAGTCAAAAAGCAGAGTCTCTCCTGAGTAATTTATATGTCTGGCGTTGCAAGTAATGCACAGAACTGTGCTGAATTTCTCGCCTGTATAAATTCGATCGACATAGCAGCTTTCATCAAGAACGTCCATGAGCTCAACTTGAATATTGTTTCCATTAGGGATGAAAAATCCCTTACATAGGCGATGAATGAATTTGCTCTCGAACGAAACAAGCGCAAACGATTCTGCACTTCTGAAATACATTTGCGGGTTATCATAATCATCTTGTGCGATATAAACGACATTGTCAAATGTTTTGAAATTTTCGCCGCTTATAAAATCAATCTGGAACCTGGGTCTGCAGCTTAGTTCTACATGGAATACTGTATGATCGCCGAAATGGACTTGGTCTGGATACTCAGCAAAGTCCATTTCGATTCTAAATTCTTGTGCCTTAAGAGCTCTAGGACCGCCGCAGCAAGAATCGACAGTAAGGTCAAAATATGTTTGGCTGTCAATATCAACTTGAACATATGTGTCATGCCAGAACACTACATAAAGATTATGATGCTGAATCGTTTTAAGCGCATCAATCGTGATCGTCTCGCCTGAGAGAGGCAACAATCTCCCTATACCTTCACTCGGCCTCGTCTCCAACGATGGGATTAAATTTTCGCCTGAAAGCGGCGCCAATTCGAAAACTACTTCCGTGTTAAGAGTCAGCAGTAGATTCTCACCTGATGGGAATCTGTAGTTTTCTAGAGAATCGAGATGGTCGATTGATACTGATTGTCCATCTTGTGTGTTAAAACTGCCGATCTGCTCGGATGTCTGTATAGATGCGGATGCATTATCGCCCGAGTTCGAATTAAAAAGGAGCGCGGTTGCTGGATATGTCGCTAAATCCCAGTAATATACTTCACCGCTGTAAGCGAATTCGCCTAGATTGGTGGAGTAGTTTATATACGGTACGGTAACAATTTCACCCGAATATCCGCTTGCGTCAAAATGAATTGGCGCAAAAAGCTGAATATCAAGAGAAATAGAATTTCCATCATATGCATCGAAATCAAGCAGATAAGAAGTGCTTAAATTTGATGATCCTGTTTCGCCGCTATAGGATATGAACGGCAAAGCATCGGTTGTACTGAGCGATGCGCTTAGAGTTTCTCCGCTAAAATCGTCGCTAGGCGACCCACTATTCTGAATGTAAGTTATGTCGAAACTTGCATTTTCGCCTGCAAAATAATCTAAGACGAAAAGGCGATACGTTACTAGATCGACGCTTTCGAGAATTTCTCCCGATCTGGCGCTGATTGCAGATAAATCGAATGAAGGGGATGTAGCAACATCTGCTAGAAGATTTTCGCCTCCGAGATTATCTAGAATAACCCTCGGGTCGGTTAGAATGTCTGAGTAATGACATTCACCTCCGAATGCGTCTGATGATATCAAGCCAGGTTCGCCGACTTCTAAATCGACAAGCGAGTTTTCTCCGCTTAAAGAGACGCCGTAGAACAACGCATACGTATAAACATTTGCGTCGAGAATTTCTCCATTGAATGCGGGTATTGTCCCCAAATCAATGGACGGATTAGTGTTGAATACGACAGTTAACTCTTCCCCACTTTGGATGTCTGGGGCTAAGAGAGTTGATTTCAACAAATCAGCATAATTATTTTCGCCTGCTATAAAGTTGGCGTCAATGTATGCCGAAGGTGGAATCGAAATAGTTACATCGAGAGATGCCCCCTCATTTGCAGACAAGTCGAAAGTAACGCTAATAACTAGATTGTCTACAATTTGTGCTTGACCATCTTGGCCGTTAAAATTGCCAAGAATAGCATAAGTGTTGACTTCGACGAATGAAGATTCGCCTGAATTAGCATCATATGAGCTGTCAAATGATAAATCAAACGATATAACTGAGCCTTCATTGAATCCGATGACGCCGAGATCGGGGCAAGGCGTATCTGGGAAATCGACGCTAACAAGACCCACAGGAGGGTTGTATTGACAGTTGAAGTCAATAGATATGTTAGCTGAAGGCGTGTAATTCTGTGATGCCATATCAGTTGGCTAGTTTTCCCTTAAATTCATGAGCAAAATAAAACCAGCACTGAGCTATAAGCATCATGTGCTGGTTTATATGAATTGACTTGATTCTTCTATTATGTTCTAATTCATAGCTACTTTTAGAAGGAGCGGCAATGTAATTATTTGAATAGCTTGCCATCTCCTTCTCATCTCCAGGCTCTCTACTCAGACAAGAATTGCAATATCATCATACTCGCTAGGCGTTATAGGTCCATAAGCTCTATAACGAACACTTCTGTCATTTTTATTAAACACTAGTAAGTCAATCTTGCTATTATTTAATAAATCTAACTCATAGTTACCTGTTTGACTGTCGCTTTCAATTTCTCTTATTAATTCGCCTGTATAATTCTTATAAACTCTAATCGTTGCTTGTGTCGGGACGCCTTGTAAAGTAACTTGCCCTCTAATTTTGAATATGATTGAGTAAGTATAATGCGCTTTTATTTGTTGCTCTTGCAAAGCATATCCGTATCGAGCAAATTTACACGCGTATCCATTGACGTATAGATCACCTGGTTTGCTTCCTAGCAAGTACATTACGCCTGAAACGTCTACACCATAAGAGGGGATATTGTCAAGTTCACCATGTAAAATGCTATCAATCCATAACCTCAATGTAGTACCTTCTCTTTGAACAACTATGTGATGCCATTTACCGTCATTGAATCTATAAGGTATATGATTCTCGTCTTGATCTAATGAGATTATATTGAAATTTTCGCTTTCTCTAAATTCGATTGCACCATTCTTGTAATTTCCATTCGCCCAATTTATAGAAATCTGAACACCTTGGAAGGGTGGTCTTTCTTGCTGCATCGCGAACAAAACGCCTCTGTCTGCTGATTGTGTATTGAACCAAAATTCGATGCTGTAGTCCCCGTTCGTCCCGAACCAAGGAATGGGATATCCAGTAGGTGAGTTATTTCTTCTGAAATATGCAATTGATTTTCCGATGAAGTAAGGTGATTTTGACCAAGGAATATTATCTGGCCCGACTAACCCTCTTTTTATAGTATGAATGTCGCCAATATATTCGCCTGGAGCTCCGCCCGCGCTATTATGAATTGTCCAGTCAACTAAACTATCGTCCTCGTCCATAGGGAAGTAGTCAACTGACCTGTCATTTACGATCATATTATCATATTGATAAATCTTTTTATAGTGATTCCCAACTTGATCCAATGTCAATGCTACGTCATAAACAGCAATTTGATCTAAATAAAGTGGAGATGTATTTCTGTCATTCCAAAAGCTAGTGGGTGCGCTTATTGTTCCGCCAATTTCCCAGGAGCTGGCAATATTCGTATTTGGGAATGTATCGAAGTATGTAGTTGTTGCTGTATGAACAAGCCTAGAATCAAAAAATATTTTTTCAGTTGCTTTATATGAGCCTTGATCTGACGGCTCAACCAACCAAATAACAACAACGTGAATATTTCTGCTCAACCAGCCACCACTACTAGCATTTATGCTTCGCGTCTGGCCACTGGGAAACCAGAACCTGAAATATTCAGTTGGTTCCCATGTTGATGCAAGATAGTAATCAATGTTTATAACACCATCTTTTTTTAGTATGGGGCGTGAAAATGAGTAATTATCATATCCGAGAGTTGCAGCATATGCGTCTTCTGGATCTTTTCGCAGCATGAATTCAACTGTAAAACTTCCATAATGAGGAAATTGAAATGTGCTCGTATGCGGAACTTCTAAGAATGCTTTAGCCCAACCTGAATCGGGACTAGATGGTTGATACCCATAGTAGCCAAAGCAAATGCTAGCTTGATCCGTCTGCTCTAGTTGAATCATGCTAGGCATGCCCATTCGATATCCGTGAGGACCCGAAGCGCTCTGAACATGCAATATCGCAGGATTCTGGTTGTCTATTTCATCGATGATTGTGAGGGGATTTGCTAGTAGCGTTCTGCTCCCCGAATCAACCATATCGCCGTCAAATGTCCAGAACGCTGCAGCCCCGTCTTTTATGACGGTTTGTTTATAACCAGCCATTTAGTCTTATGTTAGCAGGTCGCGCGCGTAATTCTTAGCTGTCCTGCTAGAATCTTCGGCGCGCCGTCGCCGTTGTTGACGACTTTTGCAGTTGTTAGATAAGCAACATACATCAAATTTCCGCCTGTTTGCGCGTCATAAAGACCTGCGCCTTGGATGGTTCCCCAGTTCGCTGTAGGCACTTGAAAAGTCAAATCCGAGATGTTGCTATACTCTTGGTTTGAACCGCTTGGTCCTTGCCACCCGTTAGCAGCCTGGATTTCGATTCGTCCATAGTTTGTGCCTGAAGTCGAAACTTCAACGCCCCCTGTCCCATCCAGGCTCGGGACGGTTGTGAAAAGAGCCACCCACAAAGAAGAAGGAGGCGTCCATGATGTATTTTTGAGCAGGTAGTTCATCTGTTTGTTGTAAAGATAATTACTTGTTGTTGCGCTTGGCATAAATGTGCCTCCTTATTTGGTTGCGATGAAATATTTATGGTGTTCAGTTCAGCAATATCAAACTTGCTGTCCTCTTTTCAGTTCCGCTTGTGTCGGATGTCTGGTCTCCGCCAACTTCGATATTCCAATCTCCATCAACAGTGAGTTTGTAATCGCCATGAATAGTTTCTTTACAATCTCCGTTTATTTCAATATCGGAATCCCCATTTATCAAAACACTGCTATTTCCAACAATATTGACTTTGCAATCTCCTTTTATGAGCAAGTAATCGTCGCCCATTACGACTTCATACTGATCTTTTACTACTTTGTGAACAACTGTGCCGTCGGGATGAACTTCTTCGAAAGTGCCTTTTCTATGATATCTATGGATGCGCTCGGCGCCTTCAGTATCATCAAATTCTTCGATATGACCACTTTCGCTTTCTCGGACATGATTATAGGGGTATTTTGCAGCATAAGGCGTTTCTGGCTCTTTCCATGTTCCGCCAAATGCAACATCGGCAGTTTCAACTGAGTCTTTTTTCTGTTGAACAATGGTTTCAGAAATATTCTCATTTCTTGCGAGCCTATTAGTATCTTGCTCGCCTTTAGGATACTTAGGATACTTGCCATTAGGGTCTTTGAACCCATCCCCGTTTAATTGATTTTCTTGCGGCTTGCCTCCGAGCGTTCCAATCACGATTGGATGTTGCGCAAAATGACCATCAGCAAAGAATCCTACGACTGTTGTCCCTTCTACGATTCCTGTTGGGCTAAAACCAATGCCGCTCATAGCTGAGCTTATGATAGGCTGCATAGGCATAGCCCAAAAAAGGTCGTCTTTCGGCATCTTGCCTGTGTCTGCGGTGTGGTACCCATAGATTCTAACCCGAAGTCTGCCTAGTTTTTCGGGGTCTTTTCTATCCTCTACTACTCCGATCCACCAAACAAATTCACCGAAGCTAAAAGCATTATTCTTTAATTGACGATTATTCATTACATCTTCACTTCATGGCGTTTTTTGATAAGCTCGTAATTTATAAAGTAAGCGTGCTTACCGAAATAATGACTTATTGCGATTACCAAATATTTACCTTTGAACTGTTTATCGAGTTCTTCGTCTTGGTAATCTTGCTGAGAAGGTAAGTCTATATCGATAGTATGACCCAGAGCTCTCCATCCCTTAACACCTCCTGGCAACTGGATGATCAGCTTATCTTGCTCTAATTTCATAAGGCTACTTTTACGACTGCCAGACCAATTTTTTGCGCTATCAAATACAGTTTCACCGTCATCGGTCAATCCTGGGTGTTTTGGCAAAAATGAAACATTAGAATTCTCTTGTTCGAACATATCACTTTCCCATGGTTTCTTTGCAGCATCTTCGCTCACATCATCGCCGAATTTGAATTTCTCTTCAGTCCATGTCTTATCTATGAAGTTGAATTGAACAAGTTTGCTAGCATATAACCCACTACTAATATTGCTCATGGCGTCATAATGCTCAAAATGGTAATTAGTTATGCACAGATTGTAATCTTCTTCTAGATTACCCGCGTCATCTCGCTTGTGGTTCGGTCTCATTATGAATCTGAACATAGAATCTTCATTATATAACTTTTCTATGCTCTTCATAGTATATTTTCCGTCGTCTTGCATGAAAAACATCATATCAGCTGCGCCATTCGATATTGCGACCTTGCAAAGTTGATGTGCCGCAGTAAATGGGCTAAGATTGCTTATTATAATGCTAACTTGATTATCAGCAGCATCTGTGTCAACTGATCCGCCTATATACTCGCTTATCATTGAACTGCAAATTTGATCTGGACTCTTATTCTTATAGCTTTGCTGAACGCGAGTCCCTTGATTCTTCATGAAATCTTCTGAAACGCAGCTTATGGTATAAGTCTGATGCATCGCATTCACGAATTGTTTGTTGCCAATATTGAATACTATGAAATTGAATGTTTTTTCATCATCAGTCTCGCTTTTCATGTCTGTTTTGACTGAAACGGAAACTTCGCTCCCAGGTTTTATAGGCAAATTCATCATCATGTTATTTGTGTCATTCAAGTCAATTGAAGCTGTCCATGTGGGACTGAAAATGTCTTGGAAAACTGTAACGCTAACAACTGATTCGCTTATGTCATTGCCGTCAATTTTGACTTCAAATTTTGCTAAGTCTCCTGGTATTGAGCTTTTTTCATTTATCATTGTTTACTCTCAAGCATGCGTTGATAGTCATCTGCGAATCGAGAAATCGCTTTAGGGGTTATAACAGTGATTTGTCTTCGCTGCTCATTCATGTCGATTTCATATTGATAGTTCGTTACTGGCATTATTTCGCTCGGAAATGAACTAGTTCCCACTAACAATCTTAGATTTTTATCATCAACATCATCGCATATTCTGTTATTGGCGGTATCATAAAAGTGATGGATTCCTGTTAAACCGTCTGCGTACTTCGCTTCAACGAAATTCTCTAGTGTTGTACTATCCATCAGCCATTCAGTCATAGGATCTACGATATTATTTACTAAGAGAATTGTCCAGTAATATTTCGGCGTTTTGTAGATATTTTCTGAAACGCTTTCAGGCAATTCTCCATCTTGGACTGTGTATTTTTGGAATACAAAAGAGTCATCAATTTTTGTTCTTTTCAGCATAAAAGCTGTCGATATGTTTACGACGCGGCTATTCTGACCGTCCAGAGAGTAATCTATTCTTGGGAAGTACTTGAAAAAAGCCATCAGTATCCCTCCTCAACATCATCTCGCAAGACGATTTCGATTTCAGTGAATCTCAAGTTCAGGGAAATCTCTGCTGGGAATCCGTCGCGCGTCATGCTCCACATGCCAGACCCTGTGTAGTCTGTATCGATCCCAACAAGAACGCATCGTTTGAATTTATTGAGCCATTTATTAGGTTTCCCCTCGAATTGGTACTCAATCGTAAATTCGTTTGGATAGCCTAAGATTGCTTCATTGGCTCCGCCTTTTCCTGGCGGGAGTGAAGCCTTTCTGAGAGATTTAATCATGTCGTAAATCGTTTGCGTGTCCGCTTGACTGTGCGGATATAGCTTGAAAGAGAACTCAAAAGTTCTGAAATCAACTCCACGAAATATCATCGTCAAGTAGGGGTTCGGAATCTTCTGGGCTGCTGCGCCCATAAGCGTCTCAGCTGAAGCTCCACTTCCTAGCATTTGCCCCAAAGTGCTAGCTAAATTGAAGCCTCCTCTCCATATAGCAGCGTCGCCCAATTGACGCAATCCATCCATTGCGCCTTCTTTCCCGTGCAACATCTGTGTGCCAATCCCTGCTATAACGCCTAGTTTCTCAGCATCCCAGCTAACCGTATTCGGGTTAACCAGTCTTTCTGGCATATATAGAGTGTATGTGTTAGCGGGCTTAGATGATTTTCTATCTTGGCGCTCCCATTCACTGAATTGAATGCAAGCCTGGAAAACATCATCGCCTACATTTGCTGGGTATTTGTAGTTTGCCATGATTGTGATAAATATCTGTATAATTTCACATGATATTTATGAGGCGAGAGGAAATTTCCATTGGCGCATAATTACTATCAAGGCAGATACGCCGTACTTCATCCAGAAAAATACGTCGGTGATTATAAAGATGTAGTGTTCAGAAGCCTATGGGAAAGAAAATTCATGGTTTGGTGTGACACAAATCCGAGTGTTCTGAAATGGGGCAGCGAAATATATCCGATTCAATACTATAGTGAAGTTGATAAGAGAGTTCGTCGATACTTCATTGATTTCTTCGTCCAAATCAAGAAAGCTGATGGATCAATACAGAATTTAGCAATAGAAATAAAACCTTATTCGCAAACTCAAGCGCCTATTCGAGGCAGAAAGAAAGAAAAGACTTATATACAAGAGTGTTTGACATATCAAATCAATCAAGATAAATGGAAAGCTGCTCGCGAATGGGCTAAGAAGAACGGATTTGAGTTCATCATTTTAACAGAATACGAATTGGGATTAGCTAAACGAAATGAAAAAGGAAACGATAGAAGATAAGGTTAATAAGAGCGGCGGGAATGGAAAAAAACTTGCCAACAATAGTCTCAAATGGTTCTATAACCAGATAAAGAGCTCTGCGAACGCATTCCCTGAAAATACTTTCAACCCTATCAGAGACCCATTTATCGGCGGAATGTTTCATTTCATCTACGATCCAAAATTGAAAGACACATTGCCTTACTGGGACAAATTCCCTCTTGCTATACCTATTGATTTGTATAATGACGGATTTTTGGCATTAAATCTTCACTATCTGCCGCCTCAACTCAGAGCAAAGATAATGGATGCTTTGCTGAAACTAAAAGAAGAAAGCACCACTAATGGCGCATATATGAGAGTTAGTTACAAAATTCTAAAAGGAACTGTAAAGCAAAAACTTTTCCAACCTTGTTTGAAGAGATACTTGACAAATCATATAAAGAGCAAGATTATCAAAGTAAGCTATGAGAGCTGGGAAAATGTCGCGTTTCTTCCGACGCAACAATTCCAGAAAGCTTCGGCAAATGTTGTTTGGAGGAATGCAAGATGAGCAGAGACTATAGCTTAAAATCCTTCATTTCGAGATTCAACAAGGGGTTTGCTAGACCTAGCCGTTATCGCGTTGAATTTTCATTGCCTCAAGGCTTCAATGCTTCCCCTGATCTCCCTGGCGTCAATAGCGATAGCGCTGCGTCAAATATAAAGTCACAAGAGGCGAATCTGAACAGGAATGGGAATATAAATGTAATGTGCCATAGCTGTTCTCTTCCTCAAAGAACGCTTCTGACATACGATCATAAGCAACTCGCTGCGCCTTACAGAGTTCCTTATTCTCAAAGCTATGACCCTGTCACATTCAGTTTCTATGCTGACACTGATTATTCAACAAGAGAGTATTTTGATATATGGCAGAATGCTGCGATAAACATCGGGAGCAATACTGTCAACTACTATAATGAATTCACTAGCGATGTTCGAATAACTACGATTGACATCGAAGGGAACGATGCATATTTCGTTGACTTATACGAAGCTTACCCGATAAACATCGGCGTTGTTGATTTGAGTTACAGCACAATGAATGCTGTACAAACCGTGACTGTTACTCTTAGTTACAAGTACTGGGCTTCGAGCGGGAATGACACTGCAGTGAGCAGAACCGCATGACAGTCGAATACGATAACCCTTGGCTTTTCAATGGCGAGCCTTTTCTCGATTGCGGCGACTATGCTGGGTTCGTTTACGAGCTAGTCGACAAGGTCAACGGAAAACGCTACATAGGCAAGAAGTTCTTCTGGAGTAAGCGAAAGGTCAAAGGAAAGGCTCGACGCGTGACAGTCGAAAGCGATTGGCGCAAGTACTATAGCTCATGTGACGAGATCAAGCGATTGGTCAAAGAGCATGGCGGAGACAGATTCGAACGTCGCATACTGAGCTTGCATAAGCTAGATCGCGACGTGAACTACATGGAAGTTAAGCTTCAGTATATGCTGGGCGTGCTTGAGAAAGTCGACGAGAACGGCGAGATGCTCTACTATAACGGGAATATATCAGGCAAGCACCATTGTCATCTCGTTCGAGGCATAGAAGAAAGATCAGCAATAGCAAAGCCCTCGTAAAGAGGGCTTTCTTTTTGGTGGGCCAGGCAGGACTCGAACCTGCAACCAACCGATTATGAGTCGGACGCTCTGACCTTTAAGCTACTGGCCCGTTGATTAAATCCAATCTAGCGCATATCGAACACGCTCATCAAGCGAGGTCATCTCTTCGGGGATGACGATGAATTTTCCGTCTCCTAGGTACTTATGTCCGAAAGCAAGAATGTTGTTGCTGATCGCCAGTTGGTAAGGATAGCTCATGAACGTTTTGCCGCTCTTGCCGTCGTCATCCCTTACGTGGATTCCTGGCTGAACGAGAAAGATCTTCGAAAAATTTTTCTCGCACGATTCGATGACTTGCTCGATCAAAGATCTCGTTTTGGCGGTCCATAGATCACTGCACGTACTATCCAAATTAGCAAATAGATACCCAAGAATGTCAAGAGGAGTCCTGTCCACGACATAGGCTTTTTCTTTGATGTTTCCATATTGACCATCCAGGTAATGGGCCAAGTGTGATTGAATTTCGAGGCGTTCGGCAAAAGTGAAGCTGTCTGATGGGCTTGAGCGAATTGCTTTCCAAATCGGCGCTTCGCTAACTTTAGTCGGATAGAATTTGATCTTCAGAGAATCTGCGATATCTTTTGCCAGTGTAGTTTTACCAGTTCGATGTGCACCTGTGAATCCGATTCGCATATTTATACCTCAAAGCAGTGGATTTTAGTAGTGACACACGCGGACCATGTAACCGCGTTTCTGGATTTGTGGATGATCATTACTTTCATGGATGACCCCTCTCCTTCGTTGTTCATGTGGATATTATAGGCAAGATTTTCGCCGCTACAAACCGTTTCAAAATACCCCTACACGATGTATGCCCATGTGAGCTTCGCCCCTTTGATGGTCTTCCGCCTTCCGTTCGGGACATATTGGACGTCGTCTTCGATGATGACCGAGCTCTCCTTCAGCTTGTGCTTCATCGCCATTCTGTTGATCTCTCGAACCTTCTTCATAACGTTGCTCCATGTGCTCACATACGTCCTTATGACCAGCTTGCTCTCTTTCATAAAAACCTCTTCCAATCGAGTGGCATGTTGCAATTGCTAGGTGCTCCTTTGAACATAGGGGCAATCTGTTCGTCATTATACCCAGCGAGCCCACATCCGATTTTCGTAACCCAGAATTTCATCTCGGGATTCGATCTAGCGAAATCTGAAAAACGAGTGACCGATTTCGAGATCTCTTCAAGAGGGAGTGTCATGATCTCTTCGTCCTTCGTCGGGATCGCATACGATCTGCCGACTAGCCCTTCCCCAATGCCATACTTAGCGCCAAAGAGCCGTAAAGCAACTTTAGCAGCCCCCGCACCATGTATGCCAGCAAGATTACTGCCGAAGACAAAAATGCTCTCATCAAGAGGCGTCGTGCCATCTTTGTGATAATCGTATCCCATTTCATTTCCGATTTAGATCGTTTGTAGTGGCGGCGGGTTTGATTCCATCAATGATAATTCTTTTCAAAACATCATGCTTGAAATCGAGCATCTTCTTCTTATTTTTGCGCATATCCTCTTCATCGACGAATTCGGAGTCGCAAAAATCGCATGTTTTATAGTGCAAGGTCAGATTCTCTTTGAACCCCATGTAGTCTGCTTCGAACTGATCTTCGCAGTCGATTACGTAGCCCTCACCACAAACTTTGCATTTGATCAGATTCACGATACCGCCTCGAGTTCTTTGAACGATTTCATGAGTTCGTTGAAGTGTTCGAGCTGTCTCTCGATCACAAGAGACCCGACGCTATCGTTGCGCTTGGCGTCTCGTTTAACTGCCTCTTCGTAATCGACGCGAAAAATCTTGTACTCAACTTCAAATCCGATACTTTCGAGCCACTCGCGCATTTCTTTGATGCGGTTGAGATTGAGGTTAGTATCGGAAATGATGATAGTTTTTACTCGCTGACTTTTAGCTGCGCGCTCGATCATTTCGCGCTGAGTCAATGTGACTTTAGGTTCCCATTTCCATTCGCTCCATGTGAACGGTTTGCCAGTTTCCATGGTGTAAAGGCACTTGCGAATATAGTCGCGATTGATTTCTTGAGTGCCTTCGTTTTTGGCGCAGTATTCTGCAGCCCAAGTGGACTTACCGCTGGCGCTTATGCCGATAGTCAAGATTGCTTTTTTCATGATGATTACTTCAGACGATGAACAATGCGCTTGAAAGAAGAAGGCTTTGTGACTTTTTTTGGTTGGTTAGGAAAAATGACTTTTCGAACTGGTTCACATCCGAGAGAAAAGCAGTCGCCGAAGAGGGTGCGACCGAGGAAAGAATCGGGCTTGATGTCCTCTTTTCCGACTGTTTTCAGCACGCCGTCGATCTCGACCGTGTCGCCGATTTCGATGTTGTTGATATGAGTAAGGACAACTTTGTAGCTCATGATATTTGCTTTCCACTGTTTCCGTTACTGATGAGTTTATTATAGACTATTTTCAGCCGCTGTCAACCGACCTTACCGCTAGTAAGGTTATTTTTTGATGTTGCGAGCTTCGTGCGCGCGTGCGACGCGTCAATCAGAGCGACAAGCTCATGTCAAACGCCTAGAATCTTGTCGATGACGCCGTTAGCTAGAGCTTCGTCAGCATCCATGTACCAGTCCGTTTTCGTCTTGTAATTCTCTTCCAGCTTCGCCAGACTGATCTTTGTGCGCTTCACGGTCATTTCCATGAGTCGTTTCTGCAGGCGTTGTGCCTCAGCAATTTCTTCTTCCATGTCTTTCAGCTTTCCCCAAACCACGCTACCGACTTGATGGAACATCAACGTCGAGTTTCGCATGGCGAACCGTTTATGTCCATGGATCGCCATCATGAATCCACACGACATAGCTGTGCCAGTGACGATGGTATGAATCGGCGTCTTTGAGTTATCCATGATGGAAAGGAGACCGAAGCATTGATATACGGAACCGCCGTAGCTGTCAATATAGATTTTGATCGGTGCAGGATTATAGCTTAAGTCATATACTGGGTACAACTTACGCAGGTATTCGTCATTCTTGTTGATCGTGACGATTGATTGTGAGAGCTCAGCAATGCTAGATTGATCGACTTGCTTGGTGAAAAACAAATCGCGTGCCTTCGGCAAGGGTAAAGTAGCATCATCTGGTGAAATATGGTGGTGCCCCTCATATCTAATCTTTTCAAACATTTTTATCCCTTTCTTCATTTTCAGAAACATTATTTTGTTTTTGTTTCAAGATCGCTTTCTCTACTGCCTTTTGAACATAAGGATGTTCATCATTTTTAAGGATGTCAAGGCCATATTCTTGCTCAGCAACAGCAGCGCGAACATAAGGTGACGGGTCGTGTACCAGCTTTTCGAGCCCATATTCTTGCTCAGCAACAGCAGCGCGAACATAAGGTGACGGGTCGTGTACCAGCTTTTCGAGCCCATATTCTTGCTCAGCAACAACTTCTCGAACGATATGGCTTGGATCGTTAACCAAGATATCAAGCCTATAACCCAGTTCGGCAACCTTTGAACGCACAACGGGGTGTGGATCGTTAATCAGCTTTTCAAGGTAGTCTCCATTATTAGCGACTTCAGTTCGAACCGCATGATCAGGGTCATTGACCAGAATTTCGGGCGCATACCCAAGTTGTGCCAAAATGCGGCGAACATCAAGGTCTTCGCTGCGAGCATACTCGTTGATGGTCTCATCAGTTTCAGGCATACCTGAAAATGCGGACATGATCTCGTCGTATTCTTCAGCTGTCAGCTTTTTGTTTTTCACGAGGTCGTGAATATCCTCGTAAAAGTAGAATTTGTTATCAATAACAATGTCGCAATAGACGATGATGACTTTTTTGCCTTTGCTGGTGAAGAAGACTTTCACTCTAACTCTCCTCAACGAATGAGTTCGATTGCACAAACGATCAGATCCATCTGTGTTTGCGTCTTGATCATTTCATCTTCATTCCTTTTCGCGCTTTTCTTGGTTTTCGTCATCTTTGCAAATGATTTTCCAATCATAGGCGGAGGAGCATTTTTTCATAACCTGGTCGTTGATAATTGACAGAATGAAATTGCCAACGATTTTCTCGATATCATCGGGTGTCACGGTAGATGGCTGATCGCCATCGACAATATTGAAAAAGTAATGAAGCAAACTTTCTTTTTCATCATCGAAATGCATGTCGGAGATTGTGAACATCACTCCAGACCATTCGCCCTCTTCGATTCGAAATACGATCGGGTTATCGATTTTGATTACCGAAATGTCAGGGATTGTGATTGTTTCATTTCCGCTTTGAAATGTCTTCATAATCTCTCCTTTCAAAATGAACGAATCTTAAGTATCCAAGTACGTTAAGAGATGGATTTCGGCGCCTGGATAGAGCGCTTCAATCTGCTTGTAAAGCACTTTGCCTTGCTCAGTCAAATCGTTGAATGTGCACTTCCAGTACTCGCCATCTTTAGCGCCAGACCATCCAGTAGTGCCGAAGACGATCGCAGCTAAGTAATCACGAGAAGTGTATTTCTCGATGCTCGAGCTTTCAATAAACCCGTCGAATATATGAGGAAAGTGATTTGAAATCCATGCATCGTCTTCGTCATAAGAGCAAGAATTCTTAGCATTCGAAGGTTTATCGTCGCCGACAAGAACTTCATTGCTAATGTCGTAAACCTGTGCGCCGCAGCACATGACGAACTTGTCGTAAAACTCTTCGTCGCCGAAAACAACGAGCTTCACGACCATGCCGCCTTCATTAGTGCTGGTCCACGCAGGATCATTTACAGGGAAGTTAACCCATCCAGAAGTAGCATTCGTGCGTCGCTTCATCTCATTCCCTTTCGAGTTCGTCTCAGTGGATTTGCTTAGATGCCACTTCTTCTAGCATTTTCAATGCATCTTCGAAGTCAACATTTTCCATCAACATGGTTTCTTGATTCCCAACGTCGATGGTATAGCGATAGTTGCCCCATGACCAAAGCACCACATAACCTTTGCGAGCGATAAAGACAGGAGCTAGCATATAATAATTACCTCAGCAGTCCATTTAGTGCTTACAAGTTCAACTCAATCAACGATGCAAAATTTGAATCCGCGATATTGCATCTCGGACGCGAAACTGATGGATCGAGCTTCGCTCTTGAAAACGCGTTCGTCGATAACCAAGGAACCAACCATGATGTGCTCCTTGTTTCCGTTGCTGTCAGGAATATTATAGCAGGCTATGCTGCCGATGTCAATAACCCTGCATCGAGCAGGGTTTCTAACGGCGAGCAAGTCTAGCTTGTCATTATCCCTTCATTGAAACGATGCAAGCAGCGCGAGCAATATCACGAGCTCTGAATCGAGCATTCTTGCGAACATCCTTAGGCTGAATTTCTCGCAGCCACTTGTGCCAATCCTTGGACTTGGTTACCTTCTTGCCAACTTCATCGAGTTTCTTCGAGACTTCGCCGAAAGGGAGACGAGTTTGGTTGCTGATCTCGCCAGCAATCTGATTGACAGTCGTCCCGTCGGCAGAAACACGAAACCCGCCATTACGAGCTGCTTCTTCTGCCAGAACAAAGAACTGCTGAACAACAGTGTCTAACTTATTCATCGTCTCTCCTTTCGCGCAATCATTCTCATCGGATATCTATGCTGTCATTTCTCGCGCATTATCAAACTCGTCTCTTTCGAGTGTTATAGACAAGTAATTGCAAAACTCAATTGCTTTGTCGAGTGTGTCAAATGCAATTTTGTCTTCAGTCCATTCTTCGTTTAGATAAGGAAGGACCATTATGCACTCTTTATAGCTGTCTGAAGATGCTCCAACAGTGGTTTTGTACCACAGAGCCGAATCGGCTTTTCTGTGCTTGAAGATATACAGACGTATGCACGGGTCTTTTCCAAGACTTTCAGCAAACGCGTCAATGTCATCAATTTTGCCATCAATTTTCATCATATTCTCGTCAGCGCCACTCATCGTCATCAATTAAGATTTCAAACTCATTTTCAATTAGCCAATCCCTGAGATTGTCAAAAAGCTGCTTCGCTTCTTTGTAAGTTTTCACGGTGTCGACGCACTCAACGCCTTCGTCATGTTTTTTGACCAGATATACCAAGAAAATATCGCCGTCGTCTGGCGTTTTGGATATCTCAAATAGTCCGCTCTCGGAATCGTAATAGAGCGGAACAATCCCAGCTCTGAAGTAATCGCTTGGATTGAATTCGTTAATCTTTGCCAAGAATTTGTTGTTTTCCACAATTAACTCCTTTCATGAGAAAGAGTTGCGCCTTTCAGAAACAATCCGATTGTTTCGTCAGTCGTTTATTGAAAGAAGCCAGGAATCCCATCAAGTACGACACAACAACATCAGACGGAACAATTGTATTGATAGTGCTTTCCGAGCCCTCTTGGTAGAAATTGATGACTTGGAATTCGGGCTCGATAGTAGCAACATACAATTCATGGTACATTGCTACTTCTTTGTTTTTTCGTCTGAAGAAAATTCCATTGCTCTTTTTTCTAGCAACAAGGTAATCTTTAATCAGCCATCTTACAGTCGATTTAGAATTTACCTCGTCGAGCAATTCAGAGATAACAGGATTCTCTGATTTGGTGCATGCTAGTATTTCGCTTTCAGCAAAATGAGTGACGATTGGCATACAACTTTCCGTTAGAGCTCAAAAGTCTCTTTAGTCAGATCCCAATCTTCTTCGCTGAGCCAGTCGTTAAGATCATCCACTAATTGGCGAGCCTCTTCATAAGAAGCCGTGGTGTAGATGTGTTCGAATCCGCTGCCATCGACTTTGATCAGGCAGACCTTAAATTGCTCGCCTTGATCTTCTGACGCGAGAACAATCTCGCCATCGACAGATTTGATCGAGATTACACTTGCCTTTGTGTAATCATAACGATCGAGCTTGTCAACAATCGATAAGAATTCGTGCTTGGTCATTGGTCGTCTCTCTTTCAGATTACTACGCTTTCGTCATAGATGATGTTGTTAAGCTTCTCGGCGAGGTCACGAGCAGCATCATACGTATCGAAAATCTCGACCCATTCGATGCTGCACTCTTCGTTGTTCTTACAAGTTACATTAGGAAGGAGGGCTTCGAATTTTTGTCATTCATCATGATTGAGGTGGGAGTTGAGACTTATGATTATTGGCGCTTGCTCGAGCGCTTGAAAGCTCGTTTGCTGTTTCGCTTGGTTTACGCTTGCCAGGAGATTTCTCAGTGATTTCGATTTCGACGATATTGAAAATGTCTTTGCCCTCTTTAGCATTCAGAATGTTTGCTAGACGAGAAGCGTCGGCTCGGCGAAAGTACAAGCGAGCATATTGGAAAAGAGGAGTGTGGTTAACATTTTCCCGATAGATTGCGGAAACGTACTGACCTCGGCTAGTGTTTCGGATTGCGAAAAGTTTCATGATGTGTTCTCCGTTGTGGTTGAAAAAGAAGAGCAAAATCGCTCTTCAAAGACGATGGTAATGATGCGTTCGTTGGCTGCGAGCTTGATAGTTTAAGGCATAATGATGCCTCAATGGTTTCAATGCTAGCGGGTATTCTATAGCAGATTTCTGAGGGGGTCAAGTGACCATGCAACTTCTAAGGTTACTTGACCTGTATTAGACCTTGCCGATTTGGCTGCGAATCTTATCGATATAGCGCTGACGCTTTTCAGCAGGAAGGTCTGCAATCAGATCCGCAGCAAGCATTTCGAGGTAGCCTGCGACTCGAGAAAAAGACTTATTGTTCTCAAACGAAGTGTTGACCAGCTTAACCAGCTCGTTGCGAGCTTTCTCATACGCGTTGCTCATAATATAACTCCAGTCATTTAGATTTCATTGCAGAAACGCCCCAGGCTGCGATTGCAAACCCTATGACGGAAACCAAGACGGTCGCAGCCAAAGGCGCAGAAGGGTCGGCATCGATGGTGCCGACGGCGCCCATGACGATCAGCAGCCCGACAATTATCCGAACCATGCCTTGCATGATGTTACTTTCTTCCGTTGCTGTTGACTATATTATAGCAGGGTCAGTCAAGCTGTCAACCGACCCTACTAGCAGTAGGGTCTTTCAGTGCGTCAGATGTAGTCGACTTGACTGCGGATTGCGTTGATGTAGACTTGTTGCTGGTCTGCTGGAAGGTGAGCAATCAGCTCAGCGGCGAGCCCTCGGAGGAAGAGGGTTGCTGGGATATAGGACTGGTTCTTGTCAACCGATCCGTCAATCAGTTTGGTGAGCTCCTCACGGACTTGCGAGTACGACATCTTTTCCACGTTGCTCATCATGTAACTCCTGTTTTCGTTGCTGATGGGTTTATTATAGAGCCAGATGACGCTGATGTCAACCGACCCTACTGCTAGTAGGGTCTTTCGACGCGCCGACGACCTCGCGTCAGATGTTGCCAGTTTGCTTGCGTAGCGTGTTGATGTAGAATTGTTGTTCGTATGAAGGGAGTTGCTCGATCAAGTCTGCTGCGCGCTTTAGAAGAAAGTCGATGACGGTGTATTGGAGCTGATACTCATCCAATAAAAGTAAGATATTGATGATAGCATATAGCTTTTTTCTGATCAGCGAATTCTTCAGCTCTTCATCGTTATTCATCATATCCTAGCCTAAGTTCAAGCTGAAATTTTTGAGAGGGCTGCTTGCACCTCAGATTTCGCTTTGCGAATGCCTTCCTCGTACCCTTGTTGGTACACATCGGAAAGAGCCATATATGCGAGACTAGCAGAACGGAAGGCAGGGAAACGAATCGAGTAAGACGAAGTCCCGATTTCGTAAGTGGCAAGACCCGATTCGTCCTCGACAGTTCCATCCCATTTGAATTTGACTGCATTGTTCATGATTTTTTCATTTATTGAAACGAGATTGAGAAGCTTCAATTTTGAGTTGTTTCAGAGAACCAAACGGATGCAACAAGACTAACAAAACCGAAGCACTGTGCTAGATTTAGAGGATCGCTGCACTTGGTGACTTCCTCGAGGAACTCGTTTGAGTTTCCAGTGAAATCGTTGAACTCGAAGATCGGACCGCCCTCAACATCAAATGCATAGATTGTTAAGCCGTTGCTGCCTATGCAAGACAAGACCATTACAGGGTTACTAGAACGTGCAACGCGACCATTGAAGACGCATTTCTGACCGAAAGTAGAATCAATCCCGAACTTGCAATGATTGTCAAATTGGCACTGATGCCCGAAGCTGCACAATGCGCTGAATCGACACCATTGACCAAAAACGCATTCGTCCGCAAATTCGCACAAGTCACCAAATTGATTCGATGTGCTGAATCGGCATTGCTCGCCGAAGATGCACTCTCTGCCGGATACGCACTTCGATCCGAATACGCACGCTTCGCCGAACTTTGAAAATTCACTAAACGAGCACTCGCCGCCAAACACGCAGTCGTGGTCAAAGACACATCCGTCGGCGAATACGCACCAATTGCCGAACTTGGAATTTGCGCGGAAAATGCAGCCAGAGCCGAACTCGCAGCAAACAGAGAAGATGCAGTTCTTCCCAAACTCGCAATATTCGCCGAACACAGATTGTTCGGCGAAAACGCATCCATCAGCGAATACGTTTCTTCTATCGAATGTGACGATTTCAGAATAATCGCCAGACGGACACTGACGATATCCGTTGACGATGGGGAGTGAGTTGAACTCTGCTTGAGTGAAAACGTGCATGATACTACCTTTCCAATGTTCCGTTGCTTATTGGGTATATTATAGCAGGTTCTGGCAAGATGTCAAGCACCCCCACACACAACATAGGGTCTCTGCAGCACTGCACTTCCTTCACAGACCTTCCTCGAACATCTGCTGGTACAGCTTCCTAGTGAGATTGCTGGCCTCAACCCAATCGCGTGTGTGAATCGCTTCGTTGATCTGATAGATCAGAGGACGAAACTCGCCAAAAACATCTTCGACAATCTTTCGACGCGCCGATCGTATGGCATCCGTAAAGACGTTTGCGTGTGTGCTCGACTGTTCGGCGAACGTCTTATTCACCATGGTCGAAGTTCCGAAACGCGCCTCTATTCGATACTCGTAAGCAGTGCTACTTGACACATTCGAAATAGAATCCTCAACTGTCATAGTTGACAGAGGCGGCACATCAGTAAAGCACCGTCCAGTTTCGGATACAGAAAGATTTTTCGCAAGATTACTCATGGTATTAGACCTCATCCTTTTCAGAGCACCATGCAGCCGCCACTATATCGGCGAATGCCAAGTACTGAGTGCAGTTTATTTCATTGTGTTCTCTGTTAGCAAAATCACGAAATGCTTTAAGATCGCCCATGAAAAGTTCAGCTTCTATCCAGGGACCACCTTCGGTGTTAAAAGCATTCATGGTTCCGTTAGCATATCCTGCGCCTTTCAAAGTCAAAATTGGATACCCTTGCTTTGCACGATGACCGCTGAAAATGCACCCTTCATGAAAAATGCACCAACCAAAATCACATCGCGGTCCAAAGCTGCATTCTTTGCCAAACATACAATTCGTTCCGAAGTAACAATGCTCATCAAAGACACATTGTTCTTTGAAGTCACACCATACACCAAAGATGCAACGATATCCGAATATGCATCCCTTTTCGAAATCACAAAAATTTCCGAATTCGCACCTGTTATCGAATTTACTTCCTGCGCCAAAGCAGCTCCTAGCCGCGAAAGAACATTGTCCTTTGAACTCGCGGATTGCTGAATAGTCACCGGAAGGGCATTGACGAATTTCATCCACAATTGGCAATGCGTCAAATTCATCTTGAGTGTATGCTTTCATGATGTTGGGCTGATTCAAGGTTAGACAGTTAAGCTACTAACACATAGCGTGCTATTGGTGCAGTTTGTACAGTACAGTTAGCGCATGAGAATGTGCTAGTACAGTTAACGCAATTTGTACAATCGGCACAGTATGAGCATTGAATGCAATTGGCACAGTTATCACAATTGATACAATCGATGCAATCAATGCAATTGGTGCATTCGGCCTCATCGAGCAGCCGAGAGAATGAGATTGTCAACTTCCTGGTCGAGCGCATCTCCTGAATAGAAGTCGAGGACTCCATATTCGTCAGCCACGAATTCGAGTCGACTGATATTGCCATCGCGCAGGAATTGGTAGCGAGCGGCGTCTTCTACAGTCTTGTAATCGAGTTCTATGATATTGACTTCCAATGTTCATGTTACTGATGGGGTTATTATAGCAGGATTTGATGAGCTGTCAAGCACCCCTACGCATCATAGGGTCTTTCGATGACGTGTCATTCTCTGAGCTGATTCACCAGACCTTCGACACCGACGCTATGCTCTAGCTCTTGAACAGATGTGTCGAACATAATCATATGTTTGTGGCTAGGCCAGCGTTGTATGATTCAGGGTGCAGCCGACGAAACACTTCGAAGAGCGAATGTGAAATAGGCACAGCAGCGACATCGTCAAATTTCGCCTCTCTCATTAGACGAGACAAGACTTTCGGCTCGACTTTCGGCAGACTCAACTCAGCATCAAATACGATCGCGTTCATGTTCGTGTGCACTTTCAATGACTTCGATGCTCGACGCGATGTTTCGTTGAATTGTTATGTACTCCGTCATCAAGTTAGCAATCCAAGGCGAGGCGAGCTGGGCTGCTTTCTTGGCGACAGCGGCACGGTCACGGTAATGGTCGAGCTTGAACTTCTCATACATCCGCGAAGAGTAATCGGCGATGCGCAAGCATTCGGTATAGTCCTTGTTGATCGTGCTGATTATCCTGAACAGACCCCTCGCGATTTCCTTAGGCGTGCGACGATAGTAGCCTTCAGGAGTTTTGATGGGAACGCGCTTCCCATCCACAAACCCATACTTCTTGATCGCATCGCAATCGATGATGTGAACGGGATCTGCGCATCCTACCTTGTAGTTCCTATCAGACTTTTGATGAACATCGATGCCAGGGAATATACGTGCAACCCAGTTCGTCGCCTCATCAAGATCAGACGCATGGATGTTGAAGGAATACATGTTCTTGGACACCAGACTCCACGTCTCGGGGCCATAGGGCTGATAAATCATGATGCGGAACGTTTTCGGGTTCATATCTTCACTTGAATCATATTCACGGTGGTTCCACCTGCAGGATTCGAACCTACAACCTGTCGCTTATAAGGCAACTGCTCTACCAATTGAGCTAAGGTGGCGTATATGGTGCCACTTGTCCGACTCGAACGGACGACCTACCGCTTACAAGGCGGTTGCTCTACCAACTGAGCTAAAGTGGCAACGTGTGACAGCTAATCAGTTCACAGCTTGATATTTATTCGGCGCAGCCAATGTAATTGACGAGGTTCTCGCGATTGTCGCAGTCGTCGCAGGCTTCGCAGTACTTGCAAGCGTCGCATTCGAAGCAACCGTCGCACCCGACGCAGTTGAAACAGTTGGCGCAGTACTTGCAAGCGTCGCATTCGAAGCAACCGTCGCACCCGACACAGTCGAGGCAATTAGCGCAATTGCTGCAGTTGGAACACGACGCGCAGTCGGTGCAGTTGATACAATTGACGCAATCGGTGCAGTTGATACAGTTGAGGCAATCGACGCATCCAGCATCGTCGAGAGCCTTGCGACGAGCATCGGCTTCGGCTTGGCTGACATCACTCCAAGAGCTATTGCCTTTCGGCGACACTTCAGAAAAATAACGCATGATAATTCCTTCAACTTAGTACACGAGACGAACAGCCCCGCCATCGTCGATGTAAGCACCGACCTTCTCGATGATCTCTTCAAGACGCTCCTTCAGAGGGAAGGTCTTACGAGTGCCGATGATCTTGTACTGACGATTGTAGATCGGCTCGTCGAACTCGACAGTATCGGCTTGCATCTCAAGCGCTGCGACATACGCTTCGAGAGGATCATCAGCACTGACAATCTCCTTCTCGACCTCGTAGTCATCAATAGCAGGCAAGACGCTGAACAGCTCGACGACTTGCTTCTCAGTCTTCTTCTTGCCATTCTTGGCCTTGGCGATGATCTTGCGTTCAGCGATGATCTCGAAGTCGAACATTTTTGCCACCTTTCCTTTTTCCGTTGCTTTTTGGGTATATTATAAGGCAGCCAGCGAAGATGTCAAGCAACCCTGCAACCAGTAGGGTCTTTGGCTCGAGCCCCAGGAAAATCTCGGCTGCCTAGGAAACCGAAAAACGCCATCAAAATCAACGGGTTACAAAAAGATGGAGAGTTCTAGACATGGGGCAACTACCTACCTATTACGACAGGAAAATTTCCTCGTTTTCCCCATGCTACCCCGTTGATTTTATTGGTGAGAAAATCACCGTTTTCGGCGATTTTCGAGAAACACCTTTTTCTTCTTTTCCAGGCTCAGATCACTTCGTAAGCGCGATAGACCTTGTACGAGCCACCTTTGGACGCGTTCTTGCTTGCCTTATTCAGATTGTCGATAAGGCTTTTGATGTTCTTCGGATTCTGGTTGATCTTCTTGTTGCCTTTCTCATGCTCGTAAGAAGCACCAACCAGCAGAGTGTAGCTGAAGTAGTTGACAGCCTCTTCGATGCTCATCGGCTCTGTCTCGTAGGTGCGACCAGAGCGAGGATTGTAGTGAGAGATCACGTAACGCATGATGAAGATTCCTTTTCCGATTCTGATGAGTTTATTATAACTCAATCCGCTGCAGATGTCAAGCAACCCTACAAGGCGTAGGGATATTCTCGTTCAGGCAGTCACGGCTGCTTGCTTCTGCCTTGCAACTCGACGGACGTGCTTGTCAGTATCGAGAGCAAGAGTCTCGATACCGTAGCCTTGCTCGGCGACAGCAATGCGGACTTCAGGGCGAGGATCGTTAATCAGCTTATCGAGACCATAGCCTTGTTTGGCGACAGCAATGCGGACGCCAGGCACAGGATCCTTGACGAGAGTGTCGAGCCCGTAGCCATGTTTGGCGACCTCTTCGCGGATCATGCTGTACTCATCGTGGAGAAGAATGTCCAATGCATGACCGCTCTTCGCAATGGCATAGCGAACAGTGAAGTCCTCGTCAGTTGCAAATACGCGGATTTCTTCCTCAGTTGACTTGCCAGTGCAAGATCTAAGGATCTTCTCGATGACGCTAGGAGGCAAGCCTTTCTCTTGCAGTTTGTGAATTTCGTCGATGCTGTAGCGTGTGATGCCGTAGAAGACAGAGTCGTCGATGACGACGACCGTCTTGCAAGCGATGTCTCGAAAAACCTTCATGATGTAGTTCCTTTCCGTTGCTTGTTGGGTATATTATAGCAGGGGTTGTCAGGCTGTCAAGCAACCCTGCAAGCAGTAGGGTCTATGGCAACCATCAGTTGAACAAGCTTTCGAGGAATTCGAATTCAAGGAACATTTCATTCATCGCACGCTCCACATCAGCATCAGTCTTGATGACACGGTTGCCAAGGCGTTCGGCATTCTTGCGGATGAAGTCTGCATACTGCTAGTCGAGCAAGCCGTTGACGAACCGATTCATAACTTCCTTATGAGACATGATGTTAAACATGATATTGATCCTTCTCAATGTTTCGTTGCTTGTTGACTATATTATAGCAGGTTCTTGGAAGATGTCAAGTGACCCTATAAAGCGTATGGTTACTTAAGCAGCATTATCGATGATGCACCCGACGCCAAAGCCGCAAGCTTCGCCGAAGTGATTGTCCTTGCCAACGCGACTCTTTCGGCCAAAGATACAGCGAGTGCCAAAGCGATTGTGAGAACCGAAATAGCATTCTGCGCCAAACTTCGTCCCTGCGGCGAATGTATGATGATCGCCAAAGATGCAATAGTCAGCGAAAGTGCAGCAATCGAAGTTCTTCACTTGTGTGTAATCGCCAGTAGGGCACTGACGAGCGCCATCGATCACGCGCAGAGCATTGAACTCATCTTGTGTGTAAACTTTCATATTGTCCTTTCGAGGTTGTGTAGAAGAAGCATAATATAGCATCAGATGTCAAGCAACCTTACAAGCAACATGGGCACTTGATGACAACTAGCGAGGAATGCCGCGATGGCGATTGAAGCAATGATAGTGATGATGAGACCGATAACGAAATGTTCAGTCTCGCCTAAAGCAATGCGAGACAAGATGCTGTAGATTATCAAGCGCGCACCATACACGCATGTGACGATAACTAAAGACAAGCCGAACACGCATATGACGATTGAAGCAATGAGAGGCGAAGCGAAGAAGAGCAGTGCGATAAAGACGATCGCAATGCCAGCGTAAATGCAATCGTCGCACTTCATACGTGCACCCATCAAATCAAAGCAGGAATGAACAATGCTAGCATAACAGCAACAATAATGACAATCTCCCATATAGCATGCGTCTTCACCAGCTCCTCAATTTCATGCAACTGAAGCGCCTCTCCACGCTTGCTCTTGACTACCTGACCACTCTCATACGCCATGTCAATCGCATCTTCGAATGAATCAGTATAGAAGACGCCATTCATCAACTTGACCTTGAACAAAGAACCAAAGCTGAAGCAATTAGACTCGATGAGAACATAGCCATCATCGCGCTTGACCACGGTATCGAAATTCGGCAAGCTGTAATAGTCAATGCCAATCAGGTTCGACGTCATGATAGTCACACCCCGAGCATCTTGTCCAAGTATTCCATGTCCCGAGCCCAATCATTGCAGCCATAGCTGTAGTCAGCAGGATAGCATGACTCGAATGCGGCGACCCCAGTCAATACAGCCCTGACATACGTAGCCAAATCCTCGACATCGGCTTGGCTCTTGACTTCAATTGGCATGCAAATGTCGACGACGCGAGCATGTGACATCTGCTTGACAGTCATGCTAGGACGAATTATAATATCAGATTTGAGTAGCATTTCTTTTTTAAGCTGACGCCACTCATCATTCCATTCCTTTACTGAGCTTGAAAATGAAGGCGCCAGCCGCCGCGCAATGACTCGCTTGCGCTTGCCATTGCCCACTTTCTTATAGATTGGCGTCGACTTTTCAAACGAATCATACTTCGGCGGCGGACGCCGCTTGACCATTTCGTCATATGCCACGTCCGCAACTGCATCGCGATAGCGCATGCGCGGATGCGTCCAGTTGACGATGACCAGTTGCGACCCTAGCGGGAAGTAGACGTCGTCCCACCAGCTCAGCGCTTTTTCGCCGTCTTCATAACTGTGCGGCACATAATTTCCGCGCTTCGTCAGCCGATGCGTCGCTTTCCACTGCTTCACAAACCGTTTCGCCGTTTCTACATTCTTTTCGAATTGCTTGTTCTTCATTCCCTCACCTCATTGCTTTTTTGGCATTTTACATCACAAAATTTTCATCGCAGTTTTTGTGACACAGGCTCATAATATAGCATGATGCTCGTTGCTTGTCAAGTCTTTCTTATCAGTAGCTCAGTTCTTTCATTGCGCCTTTGCTTAGTCCTTCGCTGATATAGATTCGTTTCACGTGCCCTCGTAGTAGTGTGCCGATGTTCTGTTCTACGAACCAGTCGGTGATGTTTTCGATTGTTGTTTCTTTGTCGAGGATTCTGATCTTATTGTATGCTTTGTAGTATGTTGCTTTCCATACGCCTCTTTCGGTTGCGTATTGGATTTGTACTTTTTCGTCGTCGTTCGTTACTACGTTGTCTTTGAAGATCAGGATGGCGCCTGTCAGGTCTTGCACGGCGTTGAATACGTCTTCGATTGTTTTCTTGCAGTCGGAGCAGCTTGGGCTGAAGAATTGGTCATGCTCGATTTCTAGCCATGATAGGTGACCATGACTATGATTCTGGCAGCCCCAGCTACTTGAGTTCTTTAGTCCGTGCACATACGTGAACTTGAACATGGTGCTCGGATTCCTCACGAACATTTGCGTTGTCAGATCACATTCGACTGCGATGTTTGCTTTCGGCTGCTGGTCACTTAACGCTTTCCACACATGCCGCTGAATCGCTACTTGCGTTGTTTCTTGCAGCGAGCCGATGAAGTTGTTGTCGAAGATCTTGACTGCGTTCACTGGCATCTCCAATTCACATGCGGGTGTCCTGATCTTGATCTGCTCATTCTTTATATCCCATTCGCACTTGCTATAGTTCGGAATGATCCATAGCTTATGATCAAATCCCGTCTCTCGGTCATCAATTGCACCTTTGATCTGTTTTTTCACTGTCGAGAAGTCGACCACGACTTGCTCATGCTCATCTACTTCACCACTCACGAGAAAATTCGGATGATAACTGCCACCCACCACTTGACCATTATCATTGATATACGCATGATCGACGCATGTCAAGTAATTCAAAAACATCGTGCTTCTCTTGCTCATTTCTTCCTTTCCTTTCTTTTGCTTTTTACATTATAAAATGCACTTTTATAATGTAAAATGTCCTTTACAGCAGCTCGTCTAGACTATTGGCTTCTTCTTTGTCAAAACGAATTTCGACAAACCTGGGCAAGAATAGACTCCACTCGCCATTGTCATCCTGAATCTTCATATTATACTTGACCGCTACGATCTTGTCAAGCATCATCTCTTTGGTGTACTCTTCTCGTTGAGCATCAGAAAATCCAGTCCCTACACTCACTGTAAGCAACCCATCTTCTGTGCTGAGCACTAGGTTGCCTAACCGATCTTTATTCTTACCTGTGCCATATTCCCATCCAATCACTCGAAGATCAGCTTCATTCTCGGCCTTGAACTTACACATATCCTTGACCCGCTTCGGCTGCCACACGGATTGGATGTTCTTAAGAATGATGCCTTCTTGTCCTTCCATTAGAGCTTCCTTGAACCATTCTTCCGCTTCCTTCATATTCGAGACGATTCGATTCTCGATTAGACGGAACTTAGGCGCAAATACGCCATTCAGCTCAAACGAGGTTTCCAATTTCTTAAACCGTTTCTCATACGGAATGGTCGATGTGGTATCGACAATGTCCCATGCGGTGAAGGTAATTGATTCTGCTTCTTTTTCTGTAATGGTGCCTTTGATGGCTTTGTTGATGATGCCATTGCTAATTTGCCTCGGCATATACGTCATGTCGGGATTGACGCAAACGAGCTCTCCGTCCCAGGTTTCTCCCTTCTGCATGAGAGCTCTTGCCGATTTGTCAAGCGCACCCTTGTGGTCAATCAACTTACCGTTTCGTGAGAATGCGTGAGCGAACTCCCCGTCAAAAAGGATATGACACCGAACACCATCCATTTTGATCTGCGCATAAGCAGGGAAAACGATCCTCGACTTATCCGTGTCAGCCAGCATGACATCGAATGTTGGAACTAGGTTATGCCAAATCTTGTTTACAGTCGCGACATTCACGCCGCATTTCAGATCTCGGTCGATGACACGAAAGATCACTTCAGCATCATTTTCGGTGCACGAATCGAGAACACTGCAAAGGTAATCCCTCGCTTCATTCCCCGTCGCAATGCGCGAGGATAGCTTATCCAATGCAATCAGCGCTTCATCCAAACTGATAGTTCCAGCGCAGATGGGCTTGTAGGTGATATTCTTAATATAGTAGTTCACATAAGGATTGAGAGCTGCTCGAAACACTCGACTGAGCAACTCGTTGTTGTATTCTCGTTTGAGAATACTCTCCTTATAGATTCGGCTGTTATCAGCCGCCAATTCTTCGAGGATTGCAAGAATGCTCATAATTTAGCTAGCCTTTCCGATAGAACGATACTCAATTGTCTTGTGCTTAATCAATGCTACATTGATTGCCATCTGCATCGAATCTGTCAAGCCGAAGTCCGTGTAAACAACAACAAGTTCAGCTGCAGAAATCCAACTCATGTGAGCTATGAGAATCAGATCTTTTTCAGATTGCAATCTGTCATTGAGAATGGAAGCATAGAACATCTGCGCATTGAAAGGCGCTTCCATCCGCTTCAAGCTGTCTTCCGTGCACTTTTTCGAGTACAGCGCATACTTCTCCCTCATTTCAGGATCTTCCGTCCCATAAGGACTCTCCACAACAACATGTTTGCGAGGGCTCTTCAACACCGACGGGATTAGCTGCGGTTGAGCCTTCAATAACGCAGGAGTCGCTGCATCGTTTGGCACCCCAGGCTTACGAGGCGCAAACGTGATGTCGGACGGTTTCCCACCTGTAACGAACTTAGGGGTCAGTATGGCTGGAATTTTAGATGTCATTCTGATGCAACCTTTAAGATGATGAGATTCTCGTTGAAACGACCGCCGCTTTCGATTTTGCTCTCGACAGTTGTAAGGGCTTTGAAGGCATTGTTAATTGCACGCATGGTGATACCAGAAGCAAATTGAGCAAAGAACGCTTCAGGTTTACGAATCGTCTTACAGACACTCTTCTCGGGGTCATAGTTCTTCAGAGTTGTGCCTGAAAACATGAACCCTTGGGCGCTATTCGAAACATATAGACGAAGTTTGCGCGTTTGGGTATCGTATGCATACATCTTGCGAGCGCCGATGACACTCGTAACAGGGACTGATTTGATTCCTAACGCCTTCTCTTCTTTCTTAAAGCGAACGCCCTTAACCATTGCAATAGGGTTGATTTTCTTAGGCGCAATGGTGACAGTTTTATTCTGCTCGAGAGCTTTAAGCATGTTCATGCCTTGTTCTCGGCATTTGCGCAATAGAGGACGCAACACTCGAATCGTGTCAGGGGAATAGTATTCTTCGCTTTCCGTCATTTCTGCAATGGTTCGGTCGCAATACTCAACCATTTTCTTCACATCGTCTTTCTTGTCGTTCAGAGAAAGGGGTGGCGGCTCTTTCCCTTCAATTGCAGAATCGATGACCTCGTTCAGGCTCTGCAAGCAAGGGTTAGGCTTAACATTAGGCAACGCAGTCTTTTGCTTGACCTGAACAGCCGATTCCGCTCGCTTCTTGGGTTTCAATTTCGAAAGGTCTTGAAAAGACCTTTCAATCTTCTCCATCTCCTCTTTCGAAAATGAGAACCCCCGCTCCATCATTCTGCAAAGAAAGCCAAGGTTCGTGAAATCAGAATCCTTTAAGCCAGACGGTATGCTGAGCATATTGGGCTTATTTTTCTTGACCCAATCGAGCGCCCATTTCTTGCTTTCCGCATAGTCGTAGTTGCTGGAATAGAAGTTGAGTCCCTTAATCAAACCAATTCGATCAGACGTCAAAGGGTTGAAAACAGGTTCTTTGATACTTCCAGATACATTCATAACGACACCTCTCGGACAAACATGCCATAATTATAGCAAAACAGCCAGCCATGTCAACCATCGAGCGAAAAATTTTTCGCATGCTTGCTCCTTCGCTTGAAGCTGCCTTTGCCTTTGCGTGAGACAACGACGCGCATCCGATACTTAGGATGTCTCAGGTCCTTAGCAATTTTGTTTGCTTTCATACCTCGACCACCTTGCATTTATAATCAGCAGATTTCGAATATCCTTTGGGGTTGCAAACAACTTTGCAATTTCCTACTTCATATTCACATGCATCATGCGTATGACCATGAGCCCATAATACAATATTCTCTTCATCGAGAATGAGATTGCTCAAGTCGCTGGCAAACAACCCGCTCCCGTGATAATCTCCTTTATACATCGAGTTGATGCTCAAGAAAGTAGGGGCATGATGTGTTGCAACAATCACTTTCTTGTCTTGATTGCTCCTGGCAATCGTCTGGATGTAATTGACCGTTTCATTATGCCATTCGATGCAATCTTCAGGAATCATAAGCCGATCGCCAACACGAATATGTCGATAATCATTCAAGCGACTCTTCGCACCATGTATAGTGAAAGGATCGAGCTTATTGTAATTTGTCCATAGCGTTCCTCCAACCAAAATGATTTTATCATGTAAAATGAACGATTTGTTATTCAGAATCCGAATGTTATCGAACTCATCTTCGAGATGAAGCATCTCTCTGACGCTATTCTGAATTTCATTCAAATAGAATTCATGGTTACCTAAGACAATGAAAACTTTTTCAAAATCTTCAGAGATTCGCCTGAAAACGTAGCTGAAATAGCTCAAATTTCTGCTTTCAACAGTATCGCCTGCCAAGATCAGAATGTCGGCATTTTCTGGATTTCCGAAGAAATTTTCATGCAGACCCGAAAACTCCAGATGAAGATCGCTCGCAATTGCTACTTTCAATCGTTTCCTCTATGGTTGATTACCCCTCGAATATTGCAACCGAGATACCAAAGCGACAAGAGAAAAATTCCCCAGTCACCAGTCTTAAGAGTTGCATAGAGCCAAAATGGTTCGCTCAAAGCGGCTACCAAGAATCCGATAAATTTCGTTTTTCGATTCGAACTGCTGATGCAGTACGCAGAAACCGCACCCATCAGCAAAATCACACCGTTGACTGCGTCGAGCAGGGTCATGACAATCTCTTTCTTCTATGTCATTATTATAGCATGACCCTACTCGCATGTCAACCGTTTTTTTGAGCCCAGATCTCTTCCCACGATCCAGTTAGCGCGCCCTTGGCGTAGTCCACCACCCGTTGCTCAAAGAAGTTTGTGTGGGTTGCGCCGAGCATACCGTCGACCCAAGGCATAGGGTTCTTCTTGACCTTGAATATGCCTTTCATGCCGAGGGAAATCAAACGTCGGTCAGCAATGTAACGAATATACTTCTTGACATCAGCCGACGGCAAGCCCTCCATCTCGTTGACGCCATATGCCAAGTCGATAAACTTGTCTTCCAAGTCAACCATCTTCTCGGCAATGGAGTAGATTTGTGCCTTGAGATCATCAGTCCAAATATCTTTATTCTCCTTGATGAACTCACGGAACAGTTTAGTCATCGACTCGCAATGCAGCGATTCATCAGCGATGCTCCATGCAATGATTTGTCCCATGCCTTTCATCTTCCCGAATCGTGCAAAGTTGAGCAGCATGATAAAGGACGAGAACAATTGCATACCTTCGGTGAAAGCAGAGAATACAGCAATCTGCTGTGCAATCGTCCCTTTATCTTGTCTGCCGTACTCAGAAACGAATTCATGCTTGTCTTTCATCTCCTGATACTGCAAGAATTCGTTATACGTCGTTTCAGGTAAACCCAGCGTTTCAATCAGATACGAGTATGCGGCGATGTGAACCGCTTCACGAGCAGCAAAACTGCTCAACATCATTCTAATTTCAGGCTGAGGAAATGCAGGCAGATAGTTTCTAACATATGCACCCGAAACATCAATATCGCCTTGCGTGAAAAAGCGAAGGATGTGCGTCAAAAATGTCTTTTCATCGGCTGTCAGCTTGTTCTTCCAGTCGCTCACATCATCAATCATAGGAACTTCTGTCCATAGCCAATGCATCTGCTCACTTGCCATGAACGCTTCAAAAGCCCATGGATAAGTGAAAGGTTTATAGTAGTTGCGTTCATCAGTTAGTTTGAGTTTCTTTTTTGCCATATCGTTCATCCTTCACAAGCGATGCATTCGTTTCCTTCAGCGAGAGATGCCATATCAATTTCATCTTCAATTCTCTTGCGCTCTACACTTTGCCCAACTCTGTCAGCCTTTCGCAATTTCGTGCTTCGGCAGTAGTACAGAGATTTCAGACCCTTCTTCCATGCCATGAAATGGACTGCATGGAGGTACTTTATGTTAACATCTGGTAAAAGGAATAGGTTTACACTTTGCGCCTGATCCACGTAAGCCTGACGGTCGGCAGCATGCTCAATAATCCATCGTTGGTCAATCTCAAAAGCAGTCTTGTAAACCCATTTCGTATTTTCGTCCATCCAATCCAGGTGTTGTACAGACCCATCATTTGCGATGATGCTAGCCCAAGTATCTTCATACCACCCTTCGCCGTGTTTAGCGGATTCTTTTTTGATGATCTCATCCAAGAAACGATTCTTTGTCAAGTAAGCGCCAGAACTAGTATCCTGGCGATATGCGTTTGCTGCATAAGGCTCGATACTAGGAGATGTATTTCCCATAATGATACTCGAAGAAGCATTAGGCGCGATTGCCATGACATGAGTCAATCGTTTCATGACGCCTGCATCTGCTGCATCAGGGCACGGCCCTCGTTTTTCCGCCAAAGCAACATTGGCCTCGTCTAGCTGAGTTCGAATATTAGAAAAAATCTGAATGTTAAGGCTCTTTGCCAAAACGCTTTCGAATGCGATGTTTTTCTTTTGAAGAAGAGCATGAAATCCGAGTGCACCGACGCCTACGCTTCGCTCTCTCATAGCGCTGTATCTCGCTCTTTCAATAGTTTCTGGCGCATTTTCAATAAAGTATGTTAGAACATTGTCGAGCATTTCAAGGATGTCTGGCAGGAATTGCTTATTATCTTTCCAATCGTCCCAGTACTCGAGGTTAACTGAACTGAGGCAGCAAACAGCAGTTCTTTCTGGAGAAGTCACGAGAGAGATTTCAGAGCAAAGATTGCTGCCATGAATTTTCAGCCCTTTCGCTTTCTGATAGTCAGGCAATGCTCGGTTAGCTGTATCATTGAACCATAGGTAAGGCTCGCCAGTCTGCATTCTGATTTCGAGAATCCTTTGCCAGAGCTCGCGCGCCGAAACAGTTTCAACGACCTTTCCGTTATTAGGCTGGATCAGCTCCCATGTATCATCAGCATTAGGATCGAGCATGCAGCGCTCAATTAGCTCCATGAACTTGTCGGAAATACTAATGGCATGGTTGAGGTTCAAAGTGCGCATATTTTGATCGCCCGTCGGTTTGCGCATCTCAATGAACTGGATAATGTCTGGATGGTCAATCGGCAAGTAAGCGGCAAAGCTGCCACGACGAGTGGTCCCTTGTTTATATGCCAGCGACGCGGCGTCATATACTTTCAGATGCGGCATGACGCCTACCGATTTTTCATCACATCCGCGAATCGCAACGTGGATTCCGACACCGCCGCCTATCATACTAAGCCAGCAGGTTTCGCTTAAGTTATTAACTAGTCCATCAGCAGTATCTTCCAGGTAGTTCAAGAAACATGAAATAGGCATTCCTTTAGCATTTCGACCGAATGAAAGGATAGGGGTTGAGTAACTAAGCCAGTGTTTGCTTGAGTACTCATATAGGCGCTGCGCATGTTCAGCATCGGATGCAAATTGCGCACTAACATATGCAAATCTTTCTTGAGGACTTGATTCATCTGATCTCATATAAGAATCTTTCAGACGTCTTAAGCCTAATTCATCAAAAAACGAATCCCGCGAAAGATCCATCAAAATTCCTGTATGATGTTTAACCTTTTTTGTAATCTCCATATGTTCCTCTCAACCTACATATTTCTCAACTAACATTTGCATATCTCGAAGAAAGTCAATTCCTTCATTACTTCGATAATCCTCTTTGTAAACAACTCGCTTAAATCCAGCGCCATATATCATTCTTGCACAATTTAGACAGGGTTGATGTGTACAAAATATTTCACATCCTTCTAGGGCTATTCCTTTTTTACTGCTGTACAGAATGATATTTTCTTCGGCGTGCATAACTGAAGGCAAAGTAACCAAGGAATAAGAATTTCCTTGGTCATCTATATATGGGAACCTTTTCTCGATGTCCTCGGTAGAATCTGAAACTGACGGATATACCCTTTTTTCACATTCATTCGGCTTACCTTCAGGTGTGCCATTGAATCCGCATAATATAACCCGTTTATCGCGAACTGCAACTGCCCCAACTTTCATTTTGTTCGCATGACTCATCTCGGCCATGCGAATTGCGATATCCATGAACAAAGAATCCCAGCGATTCATTCAAGCCCCATTTTTTCCTTGAATTCTTTCAATTCCTTGACGCTCATCCCATATGAGGCTGCCAATGCTTTCTCGTCTTGGTGGCGGATCTTCATCCTCAGCCAATTCGAATTGTCAAATAGGTCTGTTAGCAAATTCATCTCCATCTTCGACATTGCCGTCCCATTTAGCCAGTAATCCTCGAACGCCTCGCACGTAATAGGCAAGTGAGGTTTAACCAACTTATACATTGCATCAGCATACAAAACAATCTCGTGCTGAGCATGCTTGGGATCATTCCGCAATCGAACATAATTGAAGAAGTTTTTCAAATCAATCTTCCAATACAACTCAGTATAATTCGCCACTGGCAACTGAATACGAGCTAGTTCCCTCGCTAGCCCACTTTCGATAGATTTTTGGTAGTTCGTGTAAGCAACATCATAGCTTTCTTTCATTCGATTTGCCAGTGTTATGGCAATATCATCGCCCAGGCAGTCAGCCGACGCTTGCTTATTATCGGGATGCTGACCTTGGAACCTATCAAGGTCAGGCATATACATCTCGTCCGTCATGATACTATATCGACCAGAATACTCATTGAGACTAGCTGTTCGATGTCTAACATGCTGCCGCATGACGAAAATGGGCATTTTCAGATGGAACTTGAGCTCCACCATTTCGAGTGGCGATGTGTGCTGCTTACGAACAAGATAGCGAATAAGGCCGCGCATATCATTAACTGATCGAGTGCCAGCGCCATAACTAGTGCGAGCAGCATCGTCGATCGCTTTGTCATCTCCCATGATATCAATTAGACCGACGAAGCCGTAGTCGAGAACGGGAATATAGCGAGAGTCGTAAGCAATTTCAGATTGATGCGTCATAGTATTCTCCTTTGAAAGGACACAATTATAGTATAGAACGGCAAAGCTGTCAAAAAGTTAAGGGGTCTTGTAGACCCCCTTTTCATTTGATTTTCATATAGAATCATTCATTGTTGCGGATAAAAAGATTCTAGATAAGCAACGCGTTTTTCTAGATCTCTTATTTTCTCTTCTTTTTCTTTCAGCTGCGCAGATAACTGAAATATTTCTGAATCTTTTCTTGATAAGGCAACATCTTTTTCTTCTAGTTTTTTCTGTAAAATTTCGATTTCAGATTCGATGTGCTCAACCTTTTTAAGTCTGTTTTCAAGATCTCTAATAATTTCCCATAAATGTTGATTTTCATTGCGAGCTTCATCTAGAGATTTCTTGTAAGTTTCTAGTTGTTCTTTTAATTGATTATAAAGAGTAATTTCGGCTTCATTTTTCTTTAAGGCTGCATTTTTATCGCTGCTGAACTTTCTTATGGTCTGTATTATAGGCCATGCCACGCTAGCAATAGCTGCAATGATTGTGCCAAATACAACCATTGTCTGGTGAGAGTCTAGAGTAATGACGTATGAAGAATTCGTCAAATTAGGGTCCATTTTCTTATCGGCTTAGAAATAAGGAGGAGGAGGAGGAGAAAGATTGTGTATCATGGTTGACTATTCGTATTTATCATCAATCAATTTTGAGCATCAGCTTCCCAAGGGAAAACAATCCACCTCTTATCAGTTCTACCGTCAAAACGTTGACCGTATACGATGCTGTACATTTCGTCAACATGCTGTTCGTAAGCGATATTTTTCAATAGAACAGCGTAAGTAACTACCACATCCTTGTGAGGCGCTCTAACCTTTCGTATCGCTTCACTAATTTCTTTCAAACACTTTCCACTATCTAGAAGATCGTCAACAATTAGAATTCTTTCATACGTCTGGGCAATTTCTTGCAAAGTACTCTCATCTTTGCAATTTCCGTCTCGAGTTTGCCATCGAATAGGACGAACATTCGAAACCCCGATCATGTTCGCAATGATGGTTCCTGGGCACAAACCACCGCGAGAAATTGGAACCACGACATCATATTTTCCTCTCAGCTGCTGCACGATATCGTTGCACAACAGTTCAATTTCTAACCATTTGAGTTTCACTACATTAGCCATCTTTTCCATTGTTCAATCCCCTTTGGTTTCATTCAATTTGTCTTGACGAGCCCGTAGTTGCATAATCATAGAATCAATCACTGCATTCTGATACTCCTTAGCTTCTTCATATGTATTAAAAACATGGTGACCTTCTAGAAGAACACGGCCAGACCTAAGCTCCACCCAATTTCGCTCCAAATCGTGCTCATAGCATTGCACTTTCACGATTAGAGGCGATCTTCGATCAATGATGTTCTGCTTAGATACAGGCATATACATTGTCTTGAGCACTTTCATATTCGTTCCTCATGAAACCAGTCATAGAACAATTTCCCGATTTTTCAAATGGTTATCAATTTCTTCCCAACTCCAAGGCGCTAAATCATTTCTAGTATCGACGCCGACGTCCATCATTCGTCCTCTTTCTATGCCAATGCGCTTTCCGTGGACGTGTCCGTAAAGATGATATGCGCCATTTTGCATATCATTCCACTTTTTTAGAGGGTGATGGCAAAGAGTAATAGAGATCCCGTTGATTTCTATTTCATGTATATCTTCGTAAATCTCTTCCCATTCATCGACGAATGATTTGAATTTGAGATGTCTTTTGTCGTGATTACCTTTGACGAGAATCTTTTTGCCATTTAGAAGATTGATAACTTCTACCAAATAGCTCGTCTTCCCAAATCCAACATCTCCTAGGTGATACACAATGTCATCCTCTTTTACGCGAGAATTCCATGCTTCTACCATGAATCCAGTCATCTGAATTTCATCTGAGAACTGTCCGCGAGTTGCGGGACAATACTTGATGATATTTCTATGGAAAAAGTGAGTATCACTAGTGAACCAGATTTGAGATGTTCTCATGTCATTGTTCTTGGTACCCCTGGAGGGATTCGAACCCACACCACAAGGATTTTAAGTCCTTTGCCTCTGCCAATTGGGCTACAGGGGCATTTGATATTATTGGCGCGCCCAGGAGGATTCAAACCTCCGACCCATGGATTAGAAATCCATTGCTCTCTTCGCTGAGCTATGGGCGCGTATTTTTATTCATAAAAATGAAGTTTGTTGCTCTTTCCATCAGAGCATCGCTCTCCTCCGCTGAGCTATGGGCGCTTATTTGTTGGTCGGTGTGGTGAGATTCGAACTCACGACCTTATGGTCCCAAACCATACGAGACTACCTGACTGCTCTACACACCGATTGAAAATCATTTATGGTCGCTGAAATATGGCACAGCGTATCCTTTGTCAACCATTAGTTGATTGATGCTCCCTAGACCTTGAAGATATACAATAGCAAAGTATCTGCCATATTCCTTAAGTGTCTGAATTTCTACCGTTTTCCCCTCAATGTGAGATTTCAAATACTCGCGAACTTTATCGGCTACTTCTTTTTCTTTTGGGTCTGATGAAGATTTCTCTGGGACGCTGATGCCATATAGGCGCAATCGCGTTTTCTTTCTGATACCGAACCCAAGATCGATATCAACGTCGATCGTATCGCCATCAACAACATTTATCACTTTCGCAGTAAAATTATAAACAGATTCAATTTCCACGCTCATCAATTTTCTCCTTATTCGCAGCACCTTTCTTCGCCATTTTCTTAGCTCGACGTT